GAGAGAACGTGCGATGATACTGACGAGACAGGTTCATCCATTCAATATCATTTAACTGAACACCCATAGCAAACAAGCCACTGGGATCATGTGCATATTCAGCTATGTACATGCCAGACGATTCAACAATACTCAGACAACCACCACGCTCTTGAGTCCAAGGAGTGATGTGGTCAATGTTGACCTGTTCTGTTTGTCGAAGTGGCTTTAAAGACATGGTGCTTTCTCGCGAATTGAGACCTTGATCTGATCAACTTTCTTCTTGTGTGACCAAGCTGCATCGTACCCTGATACCATGAGTGGTCCAATCTTGTCTAACGTTACATCCGGAAGCCAACGCAATTCTGTATACGTAAAGGCAATCACAGGAAAAATGCCACCAAACATCTTTTGCAGATGCCCTTCGCGATATGTACCTTCTGCTAGTCCGTCCTTACATTGATTGTACAGTTCGAAAGGGATGTCGATGGGCGGCATCTTCGTGTGTTTTCCGTAGATCTTATACTGATTCAGGTGCAGTACGCCTTTGGGTATTTTACAGTGTACTAACATTTGATTTCCTCAAGGTAAATCAAAAACTCTTCTACTGTTTTGGTGCCTTTGCGAGAATTGCAAGACTGACATGCTACACATAGGTTGTCAATGCTACTATCGCCACCGCGACTAACAGGATGACGATGATCTAATGATGGTTGTTCAGTAGATCCACAGTATTGACACTCACCATTATCACGCTCAAAAATATACTTCAAGTCAGCAGCGTCTACAAGTCGTTGACCACGCTTACGAAGATTTTTCAACATCGCTTTGTATGGATTAGCTAATCTCCATGTTTTGTTATTTTCAGCTTGTGGCTTGCGTTTTCTTGAAACGGCAGTGTTGATTCTTGTACGAGTTCTGTATTCAGTATCGGTCTTAAAACGTTCTACTCTACGTGCATTAATTTCGTCGCTACGTTTAGCACGATCAACACGACGTTGGTCGCGGTGTTTGTTGCGAAACTCAACGTCATCTTTGTTTCTGCAATACCATGCTTTTGTTTTACAATTACCAGAACAATATTTAGCTCTAGAGTTGTTGGCCGTAAAACCAACCGAGCAAAAGTGACAAGTGAAATTATGCATTAGTATATTAATTTTCCGTAATTTCCAGTTTGTCTGTTCAAATATGCTTTGATGGCCGCTTCAAGCTCTTCGTTACGTCGCTTAACATCAAACTTGTGTAGGTCAGCCCTGACATTAAGACGACTAGGAGAAATACTAACAGTAACCCCATCACTATTCTTAACCGAGATACCATCTTGTGAAGCAGACGCCACTAACTGAGCATATGGACCAGAGTTAGAAGTAGCAGCCAAACGCTTCAATGCTGATAACTCGCTAGTGATAATGATGTATTCTATTTGCAAGATAATCAAGTCCACAAGCTCATCATTACATGGCGTAATCGTACCAGCCTCCGTATCAGCAACGATAGGAGAGACCTTAATTCTAGGCCCACCAAAGCCCCCAGGGATTCCCTTGGGTCTCTGAGTGGGCGATAGCCCTAGACGGTGGTTTAGTCTGCGTACGGCTTTCTTTAGATTTCTCGCTAGAAAGTCGTCATTAAAAACATTGCCGTCAGGATCACCGATGTCTAGTCGTACAGCTTCGTAGATATCACTAGTCTTATCTTCAGGACTAACGAACCCAATGGATACATTGATGTCTTGCACGCAGAACGGTTCCGTTGCGGTTGCAAGAGTGTTATTTAGCGTGATAATGGTCCAATCAACCCTCCAGGATCCTAACTGGAAACCTGCGGGGATCGTACCTGATCCAACATACTGCCCGAACGCCGGGTTAAGTGCGACTCCGCTCACTGCTGAAGCGTTCGCTGCATCGAATAGCTCAAATCCGACGTACTGCCCACTGACCGATGCACCGTTGGCTGATAAAAAGATATCAAGAGCCGACGCTGCTTGTCCAATAGTTAAGACTTTTGTTTCACCAGCCATTTCAATACCTCTTAATTAACGTCTGTTGACACTAGATAATACACTAAGAAAAGAGGGCGGTGGGATTGCTCCCACCGCCCCCTTTAAGTCATACTGAGACGAACTCTTAGAATTCGCCAATCAGAATGCGACGAGGATCAAGAACGGCGAAGCCGTGCTCCATCCAGCCGAAGATACCAGCACGCTGCTCACGGTAGAGAGCGGGGTCTTCGTACGTCTGAAGCTCTTCACGAATCGGCATCACGAAGCTGTCCGTAGTGGACAGGTCCAAGCCAATGCAGAACTCCTTCAAAGTAACAGAGTTGACGGTCTGGTGAGAACGAGCAAGAGTAGTTTCGAGGAACTCTTCGTACTCTTGGCCTTCACCAAATTCAGTCATCTCGTGCAGAACGATACCGTAGATCTGGGCAAGCCCGTATTCACGGCTGACGAAGATCTCACGACGAGTAAACTCGTCAATCTCGTCAACATCCCAAGCACGAATGTCTTCCATCGCCTCAAGCGACAGGTAAACGTCGGTCAAACGACCGGAGTTACCATTGCCACCAGCACCACGGGTCATCGCAGTCTTCATGCGACTAATCAGTTCTTTGGTGAACTGACCAGCAGCCGCAGTCGGAGTAAGCGTAGAACCAGTGAACGGAGCAGCACCACCCGCAGTCACGACCAGACCACGACCGTCAGCGGCACCGAGAACGGTACGCCAACCATCAGAGTTGATCTTACGGACAAAGCCAGCCTCGTACACACGGATCGCACGCATGATAACGTCGAATCGTGCTTCTTTAGCATACTTCAAAGACCAGTCAATGGAGTTACCGATGTTAAACGTCGGCACCCACAACTCGTCGCCTTCAACGTGACGTTCCGGCACGCGACCCTGCTTGGGCAGAGTGAAGGCGATGAATTCATCTTCTTCACCCGGCTTCACGAAGTCGAGAGGGTAGTTAGCTTGAGCCCCAGGTGCAAGCACCTGCTTCTCAAAAATACCACCAAGGTTGTCACGATCAAACACGCCCTGACGAAGCGGCATGTTCAGTTCACCAGCAAATGCTTTTTGAGCACGCTCGCGGACACTAGTGTCCGGACTTGCGGTTGCTCTCAGAGCTTCAATTGCTTCCTGCGGATAACGTTGAAAATTCATATTCAATTCCTCCTTATAGTTCCACGCGGATCTTGAGGAATCCGTCAGCGGTAATGGCTGCGAGGCACTTACCAACTTGCGGACGTAGAGCAGCGATTTGCTGACGACTTACGTTTCCGCTGTCAGCAAGATAAAGCGTATCACCGGGTGCGTAGGTTCCTACAGATGCACCATCGGCGGTAGCGGTCTCAACGAAGTCCGTTAGGAATTCGCCTTCAGTTGCAATGCCAACAACGCTTCCTTGCGGAACAACGTTACGCTGACGGTACTCAGGGTGGTTGTAGTAGTTTAGAGCTTCTACATCATCCATAAGCAAACCGGCAGGGTTTGACAGGGCACCAGAAACAGCGGTAGCATCAGCATACTCGCATAGACCAGCAACACCGGGTACATAAGATAGGATACCACCACGTTCGGCTACGCCAGAAACAGTGCAGTCAATGTTCGTTTGGAACGTTTGACGCGATTCTTTTAGACTCATTTTTGGCCTCCTTTACGAAATGGGATCGAAACCCGGCTTTTCAGTCGGAGCTTCTTCTTCTTCTTCAGTACCAGTCACAGCTTCCGCAAGAGTACGGAAGGGATTAGCACTGACACCATCATCACTAGCTTGGGATCCGGCAAGGGAAACGCCGTTCACTTCTTGAGCATCCTCAAGAATCTGAGCGGGGTCGTTGTCGGCAGAGCCAGCAATCTTATGACGCGGTGTACTTAGACCTGGGGAAGCGGGGGTAACGCCACTGTTGACGCCATCTCCACCCACAGGATTAATCAAATGCGGCTCGTACGGGGGAGTGTCAGGCGAAGCCATTCCACTCTCAACACGACGTTGAGCCAACAGAGCTTCAAACGGGTTACCCGCCTTAGCTTCTTTTTCTTCTTTAGCTTCCTTGCCTTTCTTCATGAAAGGAGGTAGCTTCTTTTCTTTCTTGTCTTCAGCAGCAGTAGCCATCTCGATGACCATAAGCTCCTTCTCGTCACGCCAAGCTTGATAACCTTCGTCATCTAGGCTTGCAGCACGAGAGACCATAACGTCAACAGTTTCAGCCGAGAAGTTGTCGCCTAGCAGGCTACGAACTTCTTGCTCACGCACAACAGCTTCCGCCTGTGCTAGTTGAGTTTCTAGTTCGTCAGCACGAGCCGCACGAGCCATTAGGTTAGCAGCCGACTTACCAAGCCACGCGAGCTTAGCAGTAAAAGCAGCAGCACCATCACTCGCAGCATCGATAGCAGCGATTTCGGCAGGAGTACTTCCAGTTGCACCAGCAGCAGTGTGCTCTTGAACAAGACTATCAACGGCTTCGCCGTATTCGGTCATTTGTGTTTCAAGGGCCTCTACTTCGGCAACCTTAGCTTCCTTAGCTTCGGTTAGTTCAGTGACCTGAGCTTGGAGTTCTTCACTCGCTTGCTCAGCTTCAGCGGCACGGGCTTGCAGGGCTTCCTGCTCACGCACCTTAGCAGCGGCTTTTTCTCTCGCATCGAGAGAGTCATTGACCGCAGCCGTAATTTCCTCGGGGCTTGCACCCGGAGTACTAGCTTGAGTATTCATAACAGTTACCTCCGTTAGATCCTCTACTTGGGATTCCAACACCTTTTTAAGTAATTTCTCAATTTGCAGCTCTACATCCTGTTCTGCAATAGAATTCATCGGTTCCGCAATTTCAATTGTGGAACGTTTGTTTGCAGGACGATCTACAAAGCCGCAGCCCCCAAAGGTGATGGACCTTAGGACGCGACCAATTCGCATATCTTGATCAGATTCAGGATCGCGATATACCCCAGCACCACTATTAGCACGTAAATGCTTATCGAGGTAACTGGTGCTCTGGGTTCTGCTAACGGTCTTGGCTAAAGCACCATTATCTCGATCAAACAAGCCATAGCTATAGTCGTCAAACCAAGCTTCCATAGAAACAAAAAGAGAGTCATTACTGGCTCTGGCGGCAATTTCTGCTGCCCTATCTTCATGAATCAAACTGAAGATAGCTGCTTCTACATAGAGATCGAAATCACAATCCGGAGGTGTCTCATCATTGATATCAAGGATACCACCTTCCGTGTCGCGAGCTTGTACGGTGTACATTACACCTACAATATCTGTGTCTTTGTGCTGCCAATTGAATGGCTTTAGGACGGGCGTATGACGTGCAGCCCAGGCTTCTTCGCGAGTAAAGATATCATCGTTATCATTTACTCCAACACCATCACCAGCCGATACAAGGCAGGATCGAACATACAAAAGGTCCATCTGCGGCTTAAGATCAAAACCATAGCGATCCTGTAGGGATGCAGCTACAGCCTTGAACTCATTCGAGTTAGGCTTTAGTATCTCAGCTTTCGCTGTTAATGTTGTGCGGTATTTCATGCCTATCGGATTAATAAACTAAATGGCGAAACTACTGACCAGAATTCTCTGGCTTAACGGTGTCGTCAGTAGACTTTTCCGTCTCAGCGGCGGCTCTCAGGAGTGCTTCCTTGAAAGCATTAGCCTGTAAACCACGATTTCGATCCATGTTTCTCTTGCCGGGATCTATCAGCGATTCAACGCGATCTTCACGATTAGTCATTACTCTCCACCTTCCGTGTACTCAGTAACGTCAGAATCCGTATGGATACCGCCATCAGTTTCAGTGACTTCTTGGATAATGGTGCGTGCAACACCAGCGGGGATCGTTACCGTGCTACGTGTTTTACCACCAGGAGCACTCGGCGTACCAGTCGCGTCTCCAGAGACGTGCGTAATGGTCACCTTCTCGTCTACGCCATCGCCAGTAACATCAATAGCACGATCCGTGTAACGTGACATATGAGCACCGTTACCACGAATCTGGATGACGTTAATATTGTTGGAGTAACCAGCGTTTAGATTTGTAGGCATTACTGCTCTCCCTTCTTATTCATGCGAGCCAGAAGTTCTTTACGACGATCTTCCGCAGCGTTAGCAGTGGCAGTTGCACCACGCGACATAAGCTCACGAAGGATGTCTTCTTGAAGGTACGTACTTAGCTGATCAAACTCTTCTGATTTCAAGCCAGTCTTCATTAGGCGTTGCCCAACCTTCTTGGCAGATTCCATGTGCTCTAGCTGCTTATCAAGCATTTCCATTAAGCGACCAGCAATAGCTTGGCGAGTATCCTCGTCTTCTAGGGCTTGTTCCACGTCAGCACTCGTTAGGGTCGGGCGGGACACCTGAGGAACTTTGCTCTTAACAATGTCATTAGGGTCATCAATGGACTTCTGACTTGTCTTGGCTGGGGTCTCACCGTCAGACAATGCAACGGCCATTTCCGCAGACACCCTCACATTGAGATCAATGCCAGGATGAATCTTGTTGATACCAGCGTATACTTCTTGGCGAAGCTCTGCCAGGGTACCATTATACCAAGAAGGAATTTCACTCAACTGCATAACACGGGCCATACTCGATTGAGCTTGGGTCTGCGTAAATACAGGGAAGTGTTCCTTCTTGTCCAATAGTCTATCGGACGCATGACCAGCAATGCCGCCAGTACGTAGACTGTCTGCAACACTCAGGGTTTCAGAATGCACGTCAACCTTGCGAGGTGCTGCATCAGGAGCCCCACCAACACTGTCTGGTGTAAACCCTTCATTGAGAGCTTTGGCAAAGTTATCGAACGCTTTGTTGTAATTCATTTTTGATGACCCTTTATGCTTGAAAAACTCAACCTGCTTTAATCTTTTTTCCGCACCTTCACGAGTGTTGGAACACCCTAAGTTCTTACCATCTTTAGAAAAGACGCAAAACTTATTGCCAACCTTGCGGATTATAGCATTGGCTTTGTACATAAATTAAGATTCCTCACTAGAAGAATACTCTAAAACTAGAAAGATAATAGATCTGGTTTTTCAGCAACATGTTCTAAAATAGCCTGTTGGGTCCAGGCCGACACCATGAACTGTCTACGCATCTCTCGTGTAGGAGCCTTGCCATAAGTTGTACTGTACTCGGCTACCTTGTCTGTGTAGGAACCGAAAACATCAGCTTTAACGCTCTCACAAGCATCAGAACGCAACATGTGAATGATAAACTCATCCCGCACGTCCTCTTCTTTCTCGGGAGGCGGCATGTGACTGAACACGTTATAGATTAACCATTCAAGACGTTCGCGTTCAGCGGCACGTAAATTCTTAACATGCTTAAGATTTGGATTTTCTTTCGCTTTAGAAGATAAGACCTTATCACTGATAAACGACTCAAGGTGATCAAGCATTGCACGCCCACGACGCTGCAAGACTTCCTGCATGGCCAACAGATCGGCAAGCCCCTGACCTTTCGGTCCACGAGCATTATCCTGCTTGCCAGTAGGACCAGTCCCAGTGTTTACAGGACGACCACCGGGTCCACCAGCAGGCTTTTTAGCTGCGGGCTTCTTAGCACCCGGAGGACCAGCAGCACCCGGAGCAGGCTTAGGATCTTTAACGAACGGACCCTTCGGCTCGAAGATATCCTTTTCCTTATACTTAGTCTTTTCTTCCTTCATCTTGGAAGCTTCAATCTCAGCAGTAGTACCACCTTCCTCAAGCAGAGTGTCAGCAGAAAGAATACCACGATCATACATACCCATAAGGAATGTCTGTTGTGCCTTTTCGTCTTTCAGGCTCGTACGACCAAAACGAACCGTTGGCAACTTCTTGAAGCCCATTGCGTCAGCAATAATCTTCAGTTCGTTCATCAACCAAGTATGTACCTTATTACGGTACGACTCCAAACGCTCAAGCACTGTAGCAACAGCGATGTACGAGTTAGAGAAGTTTCCACCTTTACCACCAACCAACACTTCGGGGATACCGAGTGCCGTCAGGATATCCTTGTCAGCGGAATCGTGCTTGTCTGTATTGAAAATGTTAGCTACGTCAGCCTGAACAACCTCAGTCTCGATTGCCTCGTTCCACAAAATGTTAAGGGTTTGGCCGGGTTGCTGCAACATGTCAGCAAGACGTTCAAAGTGTTCGTCCTCGGCTGGCATTCCCTTCTCGATATTACCTAGCTTGAAAAGGAAAATAGAGTTGATGACGGACTGACAAGCCTTCATCTCCATATTGCGTAAACAGTCCTTAAAGCTCAAAGCACGCAACGCAGGATAGCAGAAGGGCACCGCCCAGTCGAACCAGTCCCACTTGCCGGGGGCCTGGATTACAGACAGTTCTTCTGTGGTTAGCTTTACTTCGGCTGAATAGCCAGCACCCGGTCCAGAGTATTTCTTGATACGTCCCAGGAATTCCTTGGGAAGATTCATCTCTGTCGTTCCAAGCTCTTGGTTATAGCTACTGTACAAGCCCATGCCGCGAGCGATGTCAAGTGTGTCTCGCTTATCAATGGCCATGATCCAATAGCTGTCTCCGCGTAACTTGCGTCCGCGAAGTTCCATCTGTAGAGGATTCAGGAACGTATAGCCCCACGGAATCTTCTTAGACGGGTTCTCAGGCATCTGCTCGTCTTGGGGAGATTTGGGGGCAGCAGTTGACTTGTTGTTCTTTGTGTCGTCGGATAGGTGGATTTCGCTTTTGCTTAAAAACCAATCAATGAATCCAGCTTCACGTCCTTCGATTGTGGTGTCTTTAGAGTTACCACGAACGACCAACATGTCGTTGATCTTCTCGGTGGCTTTAGCACTCTTCATCGCTCGTTTTTCTTGGTTGGTCAACTCAGCCCAACGACGATGTACGTGTACGTTACCTGACACGAAAAGGTTTAGGAACATACTGTGGACGCGATCACGAAGATCTACCTTAGTGGCCCACGACTTATAAAAGTTACGGACACTCTCGTCCGGATGATCGATCTCGATGCCTTCGGTTGCGAAGTCAGAGTACAGATCAATGATATTGCGTACGACGCCATACCCAAGGTACGCCATCATGCAGGACGCGATTAACTGATGGTTAAAAGCTGAGTTTGAAGAGAACCTACGTAAATAGGTGAATCCACCAGCACCACCACCGCTATGGACGCCAGAGAACATTCTCCCGTTACCATTTAGTAATCCACTTCCAAAGTAATTGCCGCCACCTTGACCTTGCCAAGATGAGCCAGTTCCCATCATTCCTTGAAAACCGTCGTCTCCACCACCTAGACCGCCTCCACCACCGCCATAACGTCTTTCGATGCTGTCGCCTAAGTTACCGTACTCATAGGCTTTAGTGCGATCCATACCGTTAGCACGCGAAGCTGCTGCCATCATGGTGTCCGCAGAAGCGGTACGTGAAATGGCATCTTCTCGTGTCTTTTTGGCGGCGTTAGTGCGTTGCTTAGTCATGTGTGTTGTCCGATATTATTGTAATATGATTGACTATCTCAGAGTACACTAATACCCTACAGACCCCTTACGACGTGCTCCACGATTTGTGTAACTACCGCCACTTCTTGCAGGTTGACCAGGACTACGACCAATACCACCGGATACTTTATGTCCAGTACCACCATCAATTTTGGCCGCGTAATTAGCCAACATCAAGGCTGACCACCTATCTCGGCGTCTCATATCCAGCCCCTCGGGCTGTTCTGCTAGTTTGGGTAATTCGAAACTTTCTGTGCCTTTTGGTGTCACGGTACGCATGATCGCACACGTCTCATTGATACACTCATCAATTTGCTGAGTTACACCAAAGAACCTCTGGGTCTTCTTGCCCGTCTCAGCGGCGATAGCGTCGGCCTCCCACTCATCCATACCCCACAGGTCTCGTTGCAGGGCGGTCTTCTCACCTTCCGTAATACTGTCCTTCGTAAAGTGACGCATGTACTGATCATAAATTCTATGAGGATCAACACGATTGTCTGGAAATAAGATATGACATTGCTGGATGTTAGCTTCTACACCGTGTGCAGCTTGCGAGATCCATGACGCAGTGAAATCAACCATTTCAAGAATTCTCTTACCAGGAGCAGACATGCCTGTCTTGTCTCCAGTAAACTTCTCCATCTGCTCGGGGATAACCCAAATGAAATCGTGGGGCTCAACACCGTCAACTTTCTTACAGAGCCATTCTCGGATCTCTTCTCCACCACCGCCCTTATCCATAGCGATGTAGGAGACGTTGAAACGCTTTACAATTTCACGGATCTTTTGTGCTGACACACTGAATTGGGTACGATCCCAGGCTTCACAGTAAACGAACTCACGACCACGATCTGTACACTTGAAAACGACAACACCCAGGTTGTCATTGAAACGAGCAGGGTCAACGCCCATAACATAAGTTACTCTGGGATCACCATACAACTCAATGTTTACAGGAATATCTTCCGGCGGTCTCGGTGTCGCTCTATCAATCCAAGATCTCTTGATGAACCCATCGGTGTCATCTGGGAACTGCGACATGTACTCCATTGCAAAGCGATGGGCAGGATACGTAGCCTTCGCCTTTCGGATAATGTCCTCTTCCATGAAGCCTTCTGGCAACGCGGTATGAGGTAGCTGGAATACAGAGTAGTGCTTCCACGACTCTTCTGCATGCTGAACATCGTCCTCGCTAATTTCTACTAGCTTACCAGTAGACTGTAGTTGTCTTTCCTCAAGTGCGTGCTTTAGCTTAGTAGGGTCTCCCTTAGATCTTAGGAACGCCATATAGACAGACCATCTCTTATAGAAATGATTGTGCTTATAGCTGGGCGTACCCGAGATTACAACTTGGTTACCAAACCCCTGCGTGTTCTCGATAGACTGAATCAGTCCTTCATCAGCACCAATGGCTTCAAGCCTTGCGATAAATCGTTTTTGAGCAGCACGTTCAGCGGGGTTAGCGTGAACAGCGGTGAACGGCTCGATCACGATATCAAAGATGTCTTCAGGGATAGATCCAAATTCATCAGCGATAAGAACGGTAGCACGAAGACCACGAATCTTTTCGCCGTCACCAATCGGGATGGCCTGAATAGTAGATAGTCCAACACGAAGAGTAGCAGCGTCAGACCCGTACTTAGGTCCACCGCCACCAGCCAAAGCCTCTTTGATCAGGGGGCTTGATTCGTACAGTTGTTCAATATACTTGAACACAAGCTTGGCTTGACGGAAACCGGAACCAACGATAACGATCTTTGAACCAGGAACAAGGATAGCCCTAATGAGCGAGTACAACGCAAGCATGAAAGTCTTACCAGCACCACGAGTCGCTAGGATCATTGGGAACTTATTGTTCCACAACATATCTAACATGACTTGCTGGAAGGACTCTAGCTTAAGTGGCTTACCCTGTTGGTTATTAAAGCACTTCTCTACGAACCACGCTAGATTGAATGAAGCAAAATGATAGACACTCTCGAAAGGCCCTGTCTCTCTCAGGATACTTTCAAGATCTTCTGTCGTCCAAGATTGCTTCCATGGAGAACCACGAAGCCTTTTAACATCAGTCCCCTTCAATTAGCTTTCCCTTTTGGTGAAGTTCATAAGCATGCAGTAGAATACCACGAGCCATAGCCTGTGCTCGCATGCCGCCAAAGATGATATGCACGTCATGTTCTAACAGTAGTTTAGTCAGGTTGGAAGTCACTACAGCCACGGGCATCTTTGGGCTCCGTCTGTTGATTTTCTTCTTGTTGACATAATACTTGTTAGGGTTCATGACATCCTCACATGACTCCTCTACTACAACAATCTTAAACCTGTGGTCCTTAAGTCTTTCAAACTCTGCTGCAATTCGCTTCTTATCTTTCGTGAAGTTCATGTACAGTTCGTCTACGGTTGCCTTACGCTCGATAGTAATGATGTGCTCCATTCCTTGAATAGAGTAATCACCACCATCTAGCTTCTGATAGATGACATCAGCGAATGCATCATCCCCTTCAAAACACCAGGGCTGCTTTTCTCTTGTGTCAACAATGAGAATCGGCTTCTCTTTGACCATTCTTACTCTTCTAGATCCTCAGTTTCCTTGGGAAGACTACGGAACGCACTACGACGTTCTTTAGGCTTCGGAGTTTCAAGATCTGGCAAGACCTTAGCGATGTTTTTCTCTACAGCAATATGCAAATCAATCATGATTCGTCCATCGCTAAGTTCGTATTGTCTGTGTCGGCCAGATGCAAACGAACCTTGAACAGTCGCCTGTACTCCGTCAACAATTACTCTTGTTCCATTCTTAATCATAATTACTACTCCTTTTAATTTGCCTGTGTTTGTACCCGTCCCTGATGCCAGTACACGGGAATACCAATGTGAGCGATAGAGCAACCAAGTTCAGCTACGCGAGCCTGATACTCCGTCTCACCGTGTCTGGGATCAGAACCAACCTCTGGTTCAGGATACGCCCCACAGGCACGGTATACGTTTTTCCTCATGATAACTGGATTGTTGTTAAATCCATTAGGGAAGTCTGACTTCAAAAAGACGTGACCGCTTTCTGTAGTCTCTTTTGTGACAACAACACCAGCACGTTCCAAGACGTGATCATGACAAGACCAGGGGTTATAGATCGGCTTACCAGTGCCATGATTCTCGTGAGGATCAAGCGGGTCTCTCAACTGAATGACTCCAATCTCTGGAAAGTCAGTAAAGATATCCTTGGCGTACTGGAAGTAGTTAACTTCGCGAGTTGCCTCCCAGTCATTTTCATGTATCATGCAGTATTCGCCACGGGATAAGGCCCAACCTTGATTAAGCCCCTCGTTGATCCCATAGTTTCTTTGACGAACAACTACCTTTCTTTCTAGGTTCAAGCCCTGAAAGAATTCGTATGTTGCTTCACAGCAACCGTTCTCTATAAAGATCCATTCGATCTCACCTTCGTAATGACGAACGCAATCCAGTGTGGACAAAACAGCTTTACGAGTAATCTCCGGACGACCGTGTGCTAGCACTATAATAGACGTAAGTCCAGGCTCAAAGAAAACATCTCGGTTCTCTTTGTAGCACGGGCTTCCGTAATCCCAACGCTGGCCTTTGTGATGTCGTTCGCTACTTGTCATCTAGCTTACATCCAATGTCGTTTCCACGAAGCATGTAAAGTCGTTCTTCTTCGTTAAGCTCAAGACCAGAGAACTTATTGAAAATCACACGATCTCCAACCTTTAGATCAGTTACTTCAATCAAATGACCATGTTCGCTCATACGTCCAGGGCCAATGGCAAGCACTTCACCGGGCATACGATCTTCTCGCACGTCTCTAGGAAGGAAAATACCACCCCTGCTTTCCTCTGGTGATTCTTCCATTTGGATAATCACGAAATCATGTCGAGGGATATACTTCATACAAATACGGTCTCCTTAACAGCAGTAATACACGCCTCGATAACATCACAACGCTGAACTTGAGAATGCTCAGCCATAACCTTGTTGAATCCATTCAGAGCAATTCGCTCACGTTCTTCATCATGACTGGCGTAGTAACGAATCTTCTCGATGGCATCTTTGGCATTGTCGTAATACACGATATCTTCACCATCGACAAACATCTCTGACAGACCAGTCTCCTCTGGGAGCCTGTCTGTCAGAACCATTTTACCACAAGCCATGCCTTCGAAAATACGACGAGTCACTTCCTTGAACTGCGAACACTGGAATACCATCTTCCCCATGTTCAGTCTTACGGCATGATCCTCACCGTAGAAGTATCGTTCGTTATTGAAGGAATCCCCAAGGGCCTTCTTTATCTCCTCCGTCAGACCGCCGCCGCGAGAACCACAAGTGGTTACGCAATCGAATTCGACATTAACGTCGGGACGAGGATAGAAAATTGCTGTATCAGCAAAGTGGGTCCAGTAGACAGCATTTGCACCAAACGAGTTATATCGTTCAACACATTGACGGTCTGGAGACAACACAACGTGGACCCTTGGGGCTTTCGAAAGATGTTGACGATGAGACTGAGGTTCATCACCGGCCTCACTCAACATTACAACACCAGGGAAGAACTGCTTATCAAACTGTAGAGCATCCCACGGACCATAATCCATGCACATGACGGCATCTGGCCTGAAGATCTCCAGTCTGATGTCTTCCATAAGACTATTGATTCCCTGGTTGGAATAACGACGCATCTTGTTAGGTGGCAATCTACCCTCGTCGTGGTATAGATTGTATTGACGAACTTCATGTCCGCGAGCATTTAGTTCGTTACGAACTCCTTGAGGTGTACTCCATGTCTCGCCAAACTTCTCCCAACTCGCATATAGCATTGCAATCTTCATACCTGCACCCCACTCATATATCTAATGACTCCATCAAGCCATTCCTGTCTACCATTTGTAGGAAGTGCAGCATTACACTTTCTACATAAAATACCAAAATCGCAAGAACGCCAAGTCACTTGATGTTGCTCAATACAAGGATGAGTACGACAAAATGCCGATGGACTCCCCTTAATGGTTTCGTCACCGCAACGATGATCAAAAACCACAGTAGGTAAATCATCATCTCTATGATACGACAAAGACGAACTACACACTTGACATGAAGGATCCATGCCATATTCTAGCTCAAAGAACTGAGACCAATCTTCCATGTACCTTGCTCGTGTCGTGTATGTCATTTCTGTTGTCTGATATCTCTTTGTGTGCTTCTTCACGCACACCTTACAACGAGATCGTAAACCGCCCGGTTTTGTATTGGCTTTAGTAAATGCATCAGCCTCTTTAACTTGCTTGCATTTAGAACAACGTTTAGTATTCATCGAAGACCCCATGTATATGTCCTAACTCCAATAGTCTCTGTAGCTCTGCGTCTTTTAGTTTTGACAAGCGTTCAATCTCGTCAGCAACCTCAGACTGAGCGTTCTTGTTGGATAGCGTTTCGGCCAAGTCAACAAGTGTTTGTTTTTGAGACCTAACATCTTTCAGTCGATCTCGACGTGCCATCTTCAGTTGTTCCATACCTTTTTGGTATAGCTTCATGTGGGCATCATACTCCTTTTGGTACTTGTCATCCACATGGCGGCGGAACTTAATGTCGCCTTCTTGAATCTCGCCAGCTAAGCTTTGGTCGCGTAGTTTTTCTTCGACCTCTTTGCGGTTCAACGCTTGGATGGCGAGAACAAACTCTAGAACAGCAGCAAAGACCGCTTGTTCTTCAACCTCGGTCAAAGTATCGGTAGACTTAATGATATCAAGATACTCACCGATGAACAGGCTCTTTTCTTCGTTGTCGAAGTTCTTGAATACCATCTTGAACCTCGGACTCCCCTGAAGTCGTGTGTCAATGAAACGGAAGCGTTCTTCTCGTGTCATTTCATCCAACGTCTTCACTTCACGCACAGGCACGTTTTCTTCCTTGAGAATCTTGGCTACGGTACGATGAGCATAATCAGAACTCCAGTTCTCGGGGTACTCATCTTTCATCACGCGAGCAACCTCAGCGTTACTCTTACCGTCTACAGACAGTTCGTGTACGCGGATACGTTCTTCTTCAGGAAAGATCTTAGGCATCGTTGATTACTCCAGTTGCAATATCACGAATCTGCTTTTTGACACGAGCAGGAATCTTTTCTCCCATTAGCATCTTTTCATAATACTGAATCAAGTTACCCGGTAACGCATTACGAATACTCTGATCTAACACGATAGCATCTAGCCCCTCTTCGTGTTGGTAATCAGTAATGTCAAACTCAAGAGAGTTCGGTTGTCGAATCGCTGCCTTAGTAGCCATGTTTCTTTTATACTGCACGATCTTGTCGCAATCGACCTCATCAATCGTACATGTCTTTTTTACCTTGTCCCAAAGAGGACACCTAACACAAGGAGGGTTGTTAGGAACCCAGATACCTCTACGCTTGTTGTACAAAAAGTTTCGTACACACGTTTGAAGGTACTTGTACGGCGAGGGACCGATTCGCGTTGAGTCATACGACTGCAATACACGAATACACTCCATCCTAATTTCCTGGGCAATGTCCTCAAAGTCCATTCCAGGAATCGGATATCTCCGTCCCTCTTTGTAAACCAACGCCTCAATGACATCGGCTACTTCAGCATAGGAGGGGGTGCTATTAGCCGCTATACCGCTCGCCATCATTACTTGGTGTCTTTCTTATCCTTCTTGTCTTCGATCTTGGCTTCTTCAGTTTTAACTTCAGGAGCTTTTTCAGTAGCCTTAGCAATTACCTTCTTCTCTTCAGCTTTGGATCCCGGCAATACCTCTTTCAGTTTCTTGAAAAAAGGAGAAGCCTTTGCGGCACCGCTGATCTTCTCTGCGGGCACATCACCTGTGGCTTTCTGAGGAGTACGGACAACGGGGTCTGAGCCGCGACGATGCGAAGCTACATGACCCCCGGTGTTAAAAGTTGACGCACCAATATCTTGGCCGTTTTTGCGATCTCTCGCACGTTTAGATCTCTGGTTCATTTTGATTCTCCAATTAGAACGGCACTAGTTTGATGTGGACACACGCCACCGTTACGATGTTTACCCAGGTTGCAATTCATGCATAAAACCTGAAAACCATCGGGAAAGTTACGAGCTTTCAACCAATCGTACAAACGAGTGCCGCCACCGTTGATACGTTTGCGATGATCTGCTCCATCATTATTGATATGATCTATACTTAAAAACTTAGGTTCAGTTTCACTACAGCACGCACAGATGTAACCACCGTACGCTTCGAAAACATCATCTTTAGTTTGACTTCTTGTTAACCGTCTGTTGGCTTGACAGCATAATTTACAATAGCTGTATCTGCCAGAACGCATATTTGCGGCCTTGTAGAATTCATCGAGAGATTTAATCTCACCACATTTAGCACACGACTTCATTCGCGTCCTTCTTGTGCGTCACAAAATCGATCTACGAGATCATGCATGGCGTCTCGCAGACCGGAGCCATCTTGGCTCACAAGGAAAAAACCGGGTTGTTCGCGAACAATTTTGCAAATCTCCGACCCGGAGTGTTCTGCTTTCGCCATCGTATTTGGACCTACTCCAATCATCTTAAAATGGACCATGATCAGATTATCCGGTAACTTGTCCGGATAGTCTTTAAAGTCTTGCTCAGAGCTGATTGTTGTTTCCATCAGAAAGTGGTTGACAAAGTGGTCATTTCATGTCATAATAACTCATACTGAGTTGGGCAGACAGAGGCGAAGCGATACGGAGCCACGTACGACTCCAGGCCGTAAGATGAACGGCCACTATGTACATAGTACACACAAAAGATGTTTTTTCTTATTTTCTAGCTTTTTAGTAAACTTTTGTTAGGGTATTTTTTAAGAGTGATGCTTACCGCAGTCGTTTAGACGACAGCTCTTTAAAACCTAATGGGGGTTTCAATGAAACTACGAACATTCATCCTAGCGGGCTCGTTAGGTCTTGTAGCTTGTATGGCAGCTAGACCGGCGAATAACACGGGTCTAGCTGTCGTAGCTAACGAACCGACTGATAAGGCTGAGCCCATCAGTCTCTCTGTAGTTGAGGATAAATTTTATGTTAACATAGAGTTTATCGTATTTCAACAAGAGATCGATCAGTACCCCGAAACATGGAAGCATTTTCAAGCGGCACTTGACGAATGGAGACAGCACATCCCGGTTAGGTGGGTCGTCCTGGTTGAAGATCATGCTTTACCGTTCTCTATCAGTGGAAGGATGGACTCTATTGAGGTCCACATGATAGATTTGCAATCCGACCCTTATAACTTACCCAACAACTTATTGGGGATGTGGTTGTCTGATGGTGGTAAGATTCTGTTGGATGCAGACTTTCTTGAAAACGACGCTCGGGCTTACTCGGTTTGTCTACACGAGCTTGGTCATATGCTTGGCGTACCTCACATCATCAGCTTTGATGAGCTAGGATACACTGGATATGTAGTCCTGCCTCCAGAGCAGGACGCCACGAATTTCGTGATGTACCCCAGTTCTGTTAGCAATAATCCTCAGAAGCAGTTATCTCCTATCGAGATCGGCTTGGCTTACCACAACCTGTTGCACTACTGGACACGTCCTGACGTGAACCACAAGACTGAAGATTGCCGTTTTTCGGTTGACAAGTAGCACCAATAGGCGTATAATGTCTGTATGACAAAAGTACGATACAGCAGCGAGGTTCTCGTCAAAAACGGGAAGATTCGTAAATCAACGCCTATTGGTGTAGATGGTGCTAGTCCCGATCAGTTGTGCGTGATCAATGGCTTGAAGTCCATTATGAATGCTTTCCTGAGGTCTAGGATCAATCAGAGGCCAGAACTGGAAAACGCCACGATCCTGGTAAAGTGCAAGCAAACCGAAACGGCCAACGCCTTGAGTATTGATTTCAAGGTGCAGGGCGTGACACATCATGCAAGAAGTCCAGAAGTTACTGAGTAACCCTCTCATCAGGTATGGGCTCAGAGCAGCCGCACCTGAGGTAGCGGTTGGTATCGAACTCATCATGGGTACTGTTGGTGCCATCATGGGATCGAAGAAACGTGTTCCGTATGCGAAGCATCTGTTAGCACTTACGACGGTCATTGACAAAAGACTTGCAGAGGTACTAGAGGTGCTTGCTACGACAAAATCTAAGCATCGTCGTCGCGAGTACGAAGTACGAGCACATGAACTGCTTGGTATTCTCAATGAATGGGAAAAAATCACTTGACTTCTGCCAGAATGACAGTATACTACACCCAATGAACAGATTCTACGTTTACACCATCAAGGATGATGACCCCTTCAGTCGAGATTGTCTGTATGTCAAGGAAAGCTCGATTGAAGATTTTGCACTCGCTGAGTTCGAACCAAGCTCTATGATATTCAGCGGCGTTCTCATTGAAGCAGACAACCCCCATCACGCACACGAAATTTACAACCTATCTGGAGACGGTCAAATTCTATGGGTAGACGAACCCAAGGTGACCGTAAAAAAGCGGCAAGCGTTTGAAGCCAGAGGCAGACTCATGAAGTCTAAGCTGAAGGGCTTACTGGAAACCTTGAATGACGCCGAAAAGGCCGCGAGTCGTTTGGTCATTAATGCTTTGATCAAGGGTATTGACATGCATCTTGATAAAGTCAACAAAGACATATCACACATGGCACGTTTGGTACGACAACTCTCAAAAGAGCCTCCAGGTATGAAGGTCGAAGAAGTTTACCGTCGAATCAAGAAAAAGTACATTGAACAACTCAAAGAATTTCAGTACAGAGACGAGTCCGGACCAAGTGGCCCGACACCTTGGTAAGTAGGCTATCCAGCGAGACCTAGGTAGCCTCCGAAGCTTTGCCTCACAGGCAGCACATAATCATCCCACGTTAGACGAAGAAGAATTTTTTGAGTTGGTTGCAATCAACTATCTCAAAGGAATACGCACCGAAGTAAGTAAGATCTTCGGACCCGCAAAGGCCACACGACTACTGGATCCATTCAATGGCAAGTCAAGAGAGTCTTGATAGAGCGTACATGAAGTGTGCTTACGCTATGGCTGAGCTATCGCACGCTAAACGCAAACAGGTTGGGGCTATTGTAGTATCGCCCAATTCTGGCATCATCGCAGAAGGGTTCAACGGTACGCCTCCTGGGTTTGATAACCGTTGTGAGACACAGGTTGTGTTGTGTGATCATAAAAACATTTTCCGTGACGAGAGGAACCAGAGATACGTTTGTGGAGATTGTAAAGAGTTCGGAAGCGACTCTGACATAAAAGCACCAAGAAAGTCATACGAATTAGTCACTAAGCCCGAAGTGATTCACGCTGAACTGAATGCTCTTGCTAAGGTTGCGTGTTCCACAAACAGTTCCATCGGAGCCACAATCTACGTAACGCTTTCACCGTGTTTTGACTGCTCTGTTCTGCTGATCCCCACAAAGATTAGCAGGATCGTTTATGCAGAACAGTATAGAACAACCGATGGTCTAGAACTTTTGAGAAAGGCAGGAATCCAGGTAGATAAACTCGATGGTTAAAATTGCAGTAACAGGACACAGACCTCACAAACTCGGTGGCTATAATGCCACCGACAACTTTAAGGCGATTCGTCGTCACATGCGAGACTTTCTAGAGCAAGCTCCTGATGGTGAGTTGTGCCTGATCTCCGGAGGAGCATTGGGCATCGATCAATTCTGGATGGAGGTAGGGCTACATATGGACCTACCTGTAATCGCCATGTTACCGTTTGAAGGATACGACGCCAAGTGGCCTGACTTTTCGCGGCAAAAACACAAGAAGCTACTTGACAGGTGCGAAGAAGTTGTGTATGCTTGTGAGTCTGGATACGAGCCCTGGAAGTTGCAGAAGCGTAACGAGCTTATGGTAGACAACTGTGATGTTCTAACGGCGTATTGGGATGGCACATCCGGCGGAACAATGAACTGCCTAGATTACGCTGGTGATCGTAGCAAGATCATCAACATATTTCAACTACAAGATATCATCAATGTCAAGGAAAAATCCAGACAATAGACCGCTGCGTATTGTACGCGGCGACAAGAAGATTGACGAGGCTGAGTATCAACGTATGCTTATCCAGTTGGCTGTAGCACAGTCAAACCTAGTAAAAGCAAAGATGGACTCGGCCATGCCGCACTTCATTGCAATCGTCAAAGAGATCGAACAATACTACGACTTCACGTTTGAGGTTAGTGATGGCACGCAAAAAGTTTAGAATCAAGAAGAAGCCTGTTGCTCCCAAGAAGGCAAACTACCGAGGGCGTAGTCGTTCTAAGGAGATCATGGGGTCTTACGATAGCGACAAGATCGGTACGTTTATCGCAAACCTCTTGAAGCACCAGGAAGACTATCCAGATGCTACCGTGGAAATGGATCTTGACTATGGAGGCTGTTATTACGAATCAGATACTCCGTCAGCTTGTCTTAAACTGAATTACGTAGAATGTGCGGACATTGCATATAACGCGGCGGTTGCCAGACACAAACAAGAAAACGAAAAGTACAAGGCTTGGTTTAAGGAAAACGAAGCAGCTATAAAACAAGAATTAGAATTGCGTACGACCGAAGAGAAGGAACGTGTTCTCAAGAAAGCCACGCGACTAGAGAAGGAAGCTGCGAAGCTCAGGAAAAATGTCTGATAAACCCAAAAATCTGATCTGCGAAATGGTCTTTGGTAGTCACCTGTACGGTACTGCCACCGAGAAGTCCGATAGAGACTTTAAGGGGATCTTTCTGCCCACTGCCGAAGAGATCCTTTTGGGACGCATCCCAAAAACAGCGAACTCTTCCACGAAGGATGACTCCAGGAAAAACGAAGCTGATGAGCTAGACTGCGAGTACTATAGTCTACAGCACTTCTTGCGTCTGGCGACACAAGGGCAGACCGTAGCGATTGACATGCTCTTCGCTCCTGACAACCTTGTTGTCAGGTCGAAGGAGTTTGGCTGGGTGTGGGATCGCATTCAGGAGAACCGTTCAAAGCTCGTGAGCAAGAAGATGGATGCATTCGTAGGCTATGCACGTACGCAGGCTGCGAAGTACTCCCTAAAAGGCGAGCGACTAAACAAGCTGCGTAAGTTCTACAGCATCCTAACGGATAAGGCTGAGCCTTTTGACAGAATGGAACGTGTTTGGGATCAGCTACCCAAGGATGATGAGCGTGCCAACCCCCAGGGGATTCGCGAGCTACAGATCGGCGGCAAATGGTTCGGTGAGACCACGATGTGCTCTCACGTAGCAGAAACTATTCAGGCTTCGATTAACAGGTATGGTATTCGTGCCAACTCTGCGGCTAACGCCGAAGGTGTTGACTGGAAAGCTTTGAGCCACGCTGTGCGAGTCTCAAAAGAGCTAATTGAACTACTGTCATTCCGCGAAGTGCAGTTTCCTCTCACAGACGCTCCGCTCCTGCTTGATATCAAGCAGGGCAGGCTTCCGTTCGAGGAGGTCCAGAATATCCTTGATCGCGATCTAGCGTTTATCGAATTTCAAGCTGAGCAGTCTCTACTCCCCGACAAGGTAGATTCCAAATTTTGGGATCGTGAGCTTGTCGGAATTATGATGGAGTATCTCGCGAGCGAGGTAAACAACTATTACGACAAATGAGTAAAGTATTCGCCATATCCGATCTACACTTCGGACACCAAAATATCATACGTTTCTGCAATCGCCCCTTTCGCGATAGCGAAACGATGGATACGTACCTCATCGACCGCTGGAACGCTGTCGTCGGAGACGATGACGTGACAAAGGTCGTTGGTGACTTCGCTATGGGGCCTCCTGCGACGGATGGCTTCATAGCTGGAAAACTAGGTCTTTTGAATGGAGAAATCCATATTGTTCCTGGAAACCACGACCAGCCGGTGTCCAAGTATGGTCAGAGTGGCATCGTAAAAATCGTTGAAGATTTTAACCTTGAAAATAAGGTCAAGGTGATGCCCGATCTACATTCGTTCGAAGTCGTAACGGTGTTCACCTGTACGGGCACTACCACACGGAATTCAAGGATGTAGACATGCTGCGTGCCCGTAGGGGGCGTTTTTATGAAGTAGGAGTAGATATCTACGGCGGTCCCGTGGAGCTTACGGGCGACCTACGATACCTTAACAAGCCTAACGGCTGGAAGCTTTAAAATGAAAGTTCTATATGTGTTGATGCTCGCGTTAATTACTATGTCCTGCGGTTGCAAGGACGAGGCAGTAGAGAAGCCTCGCGAGAAGCTGTACTCCTGTGGTACAATCATAGAGAGTGTTCTCACGGGAGAAGAAGGTATGGTTGTCGCGTGGTATCATGATCCGTACGATAGGAATGTCTTTGGTGGTGCATACGATGTACGCTTTAAAAACAAAACGAAGGTCAAGATGCAGGGCCGGTATTAGTAACAGGGGATTGACAGAAGAACTAGTCTACACCCTGCACTTGTCTGGCACAGTATTCGACCCCATCGAAGGGGCGTCTTTAGAAGAGTGCCTTGAAAAAGCAAATAAGGTGTTGGACGATACTGATCTCGAAATTCACGAATGGTGGAGTCACCCCTACTAATGAAAAGAATTCAGCTAACAGTTGAGGGTTGTGCGGACTGTCCTTACGCTCGCTTTAACCATGGCTCAAATGACGTTGACGCTGGGTGGGACTGCTCACTCGCTGGTAAGCGAGTAGTTGACGAAGGAGACCGCTGGGATTTCTCTGACTCGTCTCCGGATGAGGAAGGAGAGGAGCTTGACATGGAGCTAGAGCCCATCATGCGGCTTTGCGACATACACTTACATCCTGACTGGTGCCCTCTACCGGAGACCGAATGATTGCCACCATCCTATACCTACTCGGCTTGTCCATGACCTTTTGTGGTTTCGAAGAGACCGACGAAGAGGATGATCGTGGCATGAGTTTCTTTTTGTCTCTCCTGTGGCCGATTATGGCAGCAGGGATGCTAATTTACATGGTTCACAAAACGCTTAAAAAATGAGTACATACAGAGTTGTCATTCAAAGACAGGTTGTTACGCACGAGTATTACATTGTCCAGGGGGAAAATGAAGATGAAGCCGTTGAGAACGCTCAAGGTGGATCATACCCCATTGTAAGTTCTGACCTACAGGAGTCTTCTACCGACCTTATGTTGGTAGAAGAGATTAAGTAATGGTTGACAAGAAACACTTCGACAAGGCTGTAGAAGATACAATCCGAAAACACGAACGTAAAATGTTCGATGAGTTCCTGTTTGAACAAAAAACTAGCATCTCATCGGATCAGGAGATGCTTGACAACATCAGTGAAGCGGCTAGCAAGATCAAATCCGGTTCGCCTACGCGAACCGTTCAGGGTGACGAACTGTTCACGCAGCCTGGACTTAGTGGCGTGATGCCAGGGTGGGACAAGCGTATTGTGTCAGAAAAAGAGACAGCAATAGGAGAGAGTCAACCGTGCGTACTTGGCAATCCGTGCAAAGATTACGTCATAGGCATCGACAGGTCTGTGACAGACAACCCACCGACTGCTTCGCTGCCGGTGGAGACGCTTGAAAAAGAGAATGCACTCGATGAGGCAGAACTCGCGATTGCCACGGCAATCGAAGACGCCATTGAGGATCATCTGGACGAGCATTACGCGAAAGATCAGAATGATTACGATATTGACTTGCCAGTCGCAGCCTCGCCCCGCGTTCTCGATTACATTCGAGGACGCATGTATAACTGGTCCATCTATATCATTAACGACAAGAAGTGGAGACTGTGTGGTTCGTAGAAACACCTACGAGTATGGCGATGCCATGCGAAGCTGGCGAGCTAGACGCCGCTTGTCGGAGGGACGACGACAATGGTAAACTGGAAATCACATAACGACCTTATTACCGGGGTGTATCCTCCTGGATCAACTGTTACGGTTGTTAAGTTTGCTTGGCTACCCACAAAGGGTACAGGCGGCAATACTTATTGGTTGATCCGCTTGAAAACCACATGGAAACGATCAAACGGATTGTTCCGTCATGAGTCCGTGACGCATCCTTCGCTGCATAGTGCTGAATATATGGACGGCTACTGGGAAATTGAATCTGTTCTGCCGTTAGACAGCTAAACAACTGATCGTTTTGGGAGGGCTCCCACATATTTTGGAATTCCCTTTTCGAACACCGAAAAGCCTGAGGAACTGGGAAACTTGATTTTCGTGTACCTGTGTGTGTAAGGTACCCGGCGGCCTCCGGTGGAAAATATTTCCCCCCAGAATGAAAAAACCCCACCCCCCCGGAAGACTTTTCCGAGTGAGTGGGGCTGGTCGAGGTGGAAAGTTTTACCAGTTGATGATCACATCATCACCGAAAAATTTTCTCGCTGCAGTCTCTACTTCAATCGTAGTGTATTTGCCCCCCAATGCACAGGCGACGAGTAGGTATTCTTTTCCGTTTACATATGTTACATAATCGGTACGTCGGCAGTCTTCCTCGCTTGCGTCAAGGTAGGTGATTTTGATTTTCATTCTAAAAGGCCCCCGTGGAAACGGCGAGAAGATACAGGCTGTAGACCACAAAAGCGGAAGCGGAGAGGGCGGCGAGAACGGCGATATTGTGAGCGTTGAACATTGTGTTTGCTTGGTTGGTTGGTTGGTTGGTTGGTTTTCCTTGCCTACCATACCTATCGGCGGATGGGCTCTCTACCCTTAGTGCTCTCTTGCTTTTCTCGAAAAGAAAATGAGCCCCCGTAGGGGGGGCTCTGGATAGGCTAGGGGAGAATATCCTCCAGCGTCTCGCCCCCTAGGCGAGTAGGATCGGCTTTGGCTTTGGCTTCGATACGCTTGGCCATAGCGTCGATTTTGATAGGATCGGGTACATATGCCGTGCCGTGCCTTGCCTTATTTCCTCGCCCGCCCTTGTTCTCCAGGGCGAGAAGATCGAATCCGCATCGGATGGTATCGAGGATGTCTGCTTTGCTCATTTTTTCTTGGTGATTGTTCATACCGTACCTATCGGGTGTTCTCTTGCTCAAGTTGAGCTTGTTCTTGTACTTCTTCTAATTCTTTTTCGATCTCTTCACGGTCATATCCGCATAGGACAAGGGTCTCAATCATGTAGTCGAGGGTAGCCCGATACGGGTCGATTCTTCTTTCCTGCTCAATCATACCCCACCTATCGGCATGGGGCGGATATGGCTTGAGGGGAATTCTCGAAAAATGAACTTGAGAGAAAAGCCCGAATATAGGCGAATTGCCATATTGGCCGATTATGCCATAATGGCAGGAAAATGGAAGAATTTTCGCGTGCGGAAATGGTACAGAAAAAATTTCCGTGTGCGGAAACGGTACGGAAAAATGTTCCACATGAGGGTGCATTAAAGAAGGTATTCCCACTGCTAGCAAATCCTGGGAAGCTCTCTAAGGGCACGAACTGCAAACCAACGTGTCTATACTATCTGTTTTTTCAGCGGACGCGGCACAAGGGCAGGGAGACGCATCACAGCGACCCCCATGCTCTTTTAGGCTTGCGTGCATGAAACCCATAGTACGGATATCACTAGTGCAATCGGCGTTAGTGTCATCAGTAGGACACCAGCCCCCGCCATACGCTTACCTATGTCTAGGGCATCGCCCCCGTTGTCTGTTTCGTGCTTCATAGCGTGGCGGCGTGTTCGCTTCTGGTTCATGTCTTATTCTATCCCCAATTGCTCATAAGTCAAGGGCTCTTCCTCTTCTTTGTCGTACTCTTGGCAATCCTCGCAGGTTTCATCCTCGCAATCATTCCCACACGTCCAACACTGATTGATCTCTTGAAATGTCAATTCTCCTGTTTCAAGGTCAAGGGAAATATTGACTTTATTTCCTGACTGGAGTTCTCCCGATAGCTGCCCTAGGAAGTACTGCAAGACTTGATCGAAAGCAAATTGGGCACCGTGAGCACCTATGCGGCTATAGCGTGCAGCGGCTTCGTGGTAGCCCTTACGGAACCATTCCGCGTAATGCTTGGACAGCATAGCGTAGGCGTCAACGTTGAGCCATTCTCTCTCGATCTCAGCTAGAATAGCTCTCTTGCCCTTAGATACGATCTCGGCTAGTTCTTCCTCTTGCATGTCATCTAGCTTCTCTTGCGGCTTGCATTCGCTAAGCGTTGCCCCTTGCTCCATTCCTCTGTACAGCGTTACCCATTCTTGGCTAAAGCTGTTTAGGTCTAAAGGCTTGGCGTACGGTAGGCGGGGACAGTAGCCAGTTTCGTACCGCATGAAAAACATAGCGGCATGTGCTTTGGTCTCACCACGCAGGGAGAACTGGCCCGCGTGTTCCATGAAATCATGGGCAAGGCCAGGAGCGTACGCTAGCGGATCCCAATCATCACCAGAGGGTACGGGCTTGAAACCCGTTTCGCCAGTCTCTTCCCACTCGGCTACCTCGAACGTTTGTTCTAACTTCATGCTCTATTATAGCACGTCACCGCAATAAAGCAAATGCAAACTACGGAAAGTTCTATGGCAATTGCCCACATGATTCCTCGAAAAACTTTCACGAAGAATACCTCATGTAAAGCTCGAAAGCGTAGAGAGCGACGTATGTCCAAGCGGCTGCAACAAGTAGTTTCTTCATGTTTCAGTATACCGCCCAACAGAGAAAACACAAGGAGAAAGCTTGAAAAAGAGAAATTGGCTTGTGGCTGTCTGTGCTGCCGCGTGCGGGCATGGCGGGAAATCAGCGTGGCTAAGCTACCTGCGATTTTGTAGGTCTCGGCACAGAGCAAAGGAGACCCCTTGCGGGGCCTCCTCGTGGCTTTATTTGATATCTCCCGGCATGAAGTAGATAACGTCGCCCACGATCTGCTGGCCTACCAGCATGGACGCGGCAAGGTTGAGCTGCGGCTCTGCCACCATCAGGCCCTCGTCGTCGCACCAAAGCTCGACCGTGCGGTCGGGGCTCACCACGATGGTTCCCACACGGGCACCAATGGCCTCGTTCCAGGACTCGAACCCGTCGCCAACCCAAGTGCTGGTGGTGGTGCCGTCTGTTTTGATTACTTTGCGTTCCATGTCTTTTCTCCGTTGTTTGAGACATTGAGAGTATACCCGATTGTGCTAGAAAAGCAAGTAGAAAACCAAATCTTTTTGGCCTCCTGTGCTGCCTCGTGTGGGCATTACGTTTTTCCCGCGTGGCTAAGCTACCTTGATTTTTGCCGCTCTCGGCACAACGCAAGAGAGGCCCCTTGCGGGGCCTCGTGTGCGACTTAGAACGCTTTGCAGAATCCGGTGGATCCATCGGCTAGCGTGAAGTACATGTTTTCCTCGCCACACTCGGTGATAACGATAGGGCCGATGGTGAGGAGTTCGTTCACTTCGTACTCGGTTGCTTTCTTCATGCCCCAGTATACCACGCTATGCTAGAAATGCAAATGGAAAACCAAATCTTTTTGACCTCCTGTGCGGCCCGCTACGGCCACGGCCCGCCCGCCCGCGTGGCTAAGCTACCTGCGTTTTTGTAGGACTCGGGAGAACGCAAGGGAGGCCCCTTGCGGGGCCTCGTGAGGCGATTATTGCATCTCCTCGAAAACCAGATTGTGAATGAGGTCGGTGTCCATGTTCAGAATCTCAAGCTCTGCCTCAGTGAACGGCGTACCGTCCTCGTGCTCGGCGTAGGCGATGAACGCATCACAGAAATCCGGGTAGTCTCCGGTGTCGATTCCTTCCAGTTCGATGTTTGTTGCTTTCATGCTGTATTATACCCCTCAGTGCTGGAAAAGTCAAACAGAAAAGCCGATTACCACCGAGGGGATCATGCCCCTCGGTGGCAGGGTCGGCACCCGATGGGGGTCATGCCCCCACCGGGCTTAGTCCTGATCGTGGCAGGGCCAGCAAAGGGTCATGCTGGTAGCCGTGATCTCGCAGCTTGTGAAGCCGATACTGTCCCCACACTCGGCACAGTGGACCTCAAACGCTTCGTCCTCTTGAATCTGGAGGTACTCGTCGCGGAGGTCGCCGTTGATTTCGTTTTGCTCGTTCATGTTTGTATTATACCCTATCCGCTGGAAAAAGCAAATGGAAAACCAAATCTTTTTGACCTCCTGTGCGGCCCCGTGCGGGCGTTACGTTTTTCCCGCGTGGCTAAGCTACCTTGATTTTTGCCGGTCTCGGCACAACGCAAACGAGGCCCCTTGTGGAGCCTCCAGTGCCAAAAAATCGTGCGGTGGGCTAGGCCGCGTATAGCCTCGTTTTGGAGGGTCTCGCATTTTTCTTTTCCTCGTGTTTAGCTCAAGAAGGGCGGGAAGGGCTCGATCAGGTCGGTGTCGAGGTTGAGATAGGCGTGCTCGTGCTTGTTCGGGTTGAAGCAGTACAGGTACCGCGTGCCCGCGAAGGTGAGAGGTTGCTCGTGGCCGCCGCAGGCAGGCACCCAGCGGTCACAGTTCCCGGCGACGGCTTGAGCGAATTCGTTTGTTTGTTCCTGTTGCTTCATGCTCTACTATACCACGGTGGGCGAGAAAAGCAAACGGAAAATCAGGAAAAGTCGCAATCGTCTCGCCAGTCCTCGAACGCATCCGAAGGGAGGTCGTCAAGGTCCGGGTCGGGCAGGTAGTTCGGGCCACGGTCCCCCTCGGGGTCGATGTACTCGACCTCGCACTCATTGTCGGGGTTGTCGATGCAGCCCTCCTCGTGGGCCTCGATGCAGGCCGCCTCGATGGTATCCAGGCCGCAGAAGCGGCAGCGGCGAAGGTTGCGGATCGGGTCGGTGAACTTGCTCATTGGATGCTCCTAGGGGCGGATAACGCGGAGGCACTTCTCCGCGATCTCTTCCGCGTCGTACTCTTTGACGGTCTCGTGCAGGACCACGGTGCCACGGCTGTCGGTGACGGTCAGGACGACGTATCCGTTGCGGGCTTCTTTGATCTCGAACATGCTAGACTATACCACGTCCAGCGGATAATGCAAATGGAAAAGGGAGAAAGCTCGAAAAAAGATAAGCCATAGCAGGCCCCACAAGGCACCCAGGAGGCCGCGTGCCGCGACCACCGCCCACCCCGCGTAGCTTAGCCACGCGGGCATCGGCTCGGGGCCAGCACACGAGCAGAGAGACGGCCTAGCGGGGGCCGTAGCCCCCGCCATTCTGGCAGTCTCAGGAATCGAGTAGCAGGGCTCGCACCACGTTGACCGCTTCCGGGCTATTGCCGCCAACGTGGAAGGGTTCCACGAGGTCCGACTGTGCCGATTGCCACTTGTAGTCGTACAGGGTGAATCGCGTACCCTCGTGCTCGAAGGACCACTCCACGGTGGTCTTGTCGCCCATGCGGTAGTGCGGCTCCCCGAACACTTCCACGAGTCGATTGTAGCTCACGTCCACGTATCCTCGAAGTCCGGTCCCGCTTGCGTTTACTTGTTCCATGTTGCTTTCTGTTGGTTTCGGTTGCTCTTGAACAGTGAGAGTATACCCTCTCCGCTCGAAATGTCAAGCGAAATATCGCATAAACAATTCGAAGCAGTAGGCCGCCGCGATCACGTAGAAGGGCAGGAGGATTCCGAGGCCGACCTTGAGATTTTCTTTTGTTGTATCCATGCCAGAGTATACCCTCAATTGACAAGAATGCAAGCTTGAAATAAGAAAAAGAGAAAGCTCCTGTGCGGCCCGTGGTGGCCACCGACCTCTTGCCAACGTGTCTATACTACCTGCGATTTTGTAGCTCTCGGCACAACGCAAAAGAGGCCCCTTGCGGGGCCTCCTGCGGTGTTTAGAAACAAGTGTCGCAAGTGCAGTGCGATCTGTTGCCGCCAGAGGCGATACTGCCACTATTGCAGTTGCGGCTGCCACTATGGCGGGGATACATCGAATCACTCAGTGCGGCTCGGCACTCGTGACAATCCAACTCTTCCCATTGGGCGTGTTTGTCAGTTCCCTTTTCAAAGGGGTTTGTTTGTTCTTGCATGTCAGAGTATACCCTCCACGCTCGAAAAAGCAAATACCATTTGTGATTTCTTTTGGCCTCCTGTGCGGGCGTGTGCGGCCACCGGCTGCAAGCCAACGTGGCTAAGCTACCTGCGATTTTGTAGGGCTCGGCACGCGGGCTCTCAGGTGGGTAGAAAAGGCCCCTAGCGGCTTCGATCAGTGAACAGAGAGAGCCGGTTCTCTTGTTGTGATCCAGCAGAGCTAGGGGCCTTGTTTTACATGTACTTGTCGTAGACGCACTGGTTTGAGCAGAAGTGCGGCGGTTCCTTTGCTTCGGAATCTTTCGCTTTCGCTTTGTTCCAAGCCTCTTGATGCTGTGCCATCATGTGCAGGCTCTTGACGGGGGCGGTACAGTTGCGACAGATAGGGCCTGTCCAGTCGGGGTCGTGAATGTGCATGTCAGAGTATAGCCCCCTTTCGGGGGCGTGTCCAGTTGTTTTAGCGAATTGTGTTGCGGAACTTGGCGATGATGCTTTCGGCGTCCTCGTCCCTGACCGTCTCACAAAAGACAACCAAGCCTTGGGCGTCAGTGATGCGAACCAGAACCCAGCCCGCCTTCGTCAGTGCTTTGTTTTCTTCAACCATGCTAGAGTATACCCTCCACGCTGGAAAAAGCAAATTGTAAATGGTAATTCTTTTTGGCCTCCTGTGCAGCCCGTGGTGGCCACGAACCGCAAGCCAACGTGTCTATACTACGTGCGATTTTGTAGGACGCGGCACAACGCACGAGAGACCCCTTTCGGGGCCTCCTCGTGGTCTCGGATTCAGAAGGGCAGCGTGGTCTCCAGAATATCGGTGTCCAGATTGATATACCCGTGCTCGTGCTTGTTTGGGTTGAAGCAGTACAGATAGCGAGTGCCGTTGTGGGTGAACGGTTGCTCGTGGCCACCACAGGCGGGCACCCAACGGTCACAGTTCCCGGCGACGGCTTGTGCGAACTCGGTTGTTTCTTGTTGCTTCATGCCCACAGTATACCCTACGATTGGTAGATGTCAAGCAGAATTTCCCTTTCTTGAATTCCCATCGCACGAAATAGCGTCAGCCTACCGTGATATTTCACGGCCAGCAGCGTACCAAAGGAGGGCAGCCAACCGCGTGGGATAGTCCACTCGGCCAGTTGCTCTCCGTTGTAGGTCAGTGAGTACATGTTAGGCGGATTCGGCGTATTCGCGGGCACCGTGGATAGTGTCGTGGGCGAACTCCATATCTTCTTTGCTCAACTTCATGCCACAGTATACCATGCGATTGGCAGAAGTCAAGCGAGAAACCGAAAAAGCGTAACGCATAGCAGGCATCACAAGGGGCCTGGGATACGCTCTACCGGCACGAGTGCCGTGCCCGCGTGGCTAAGCCACAGGGGGTCGGGGCCGCTCCCCGTGTGGGGGCAGGCAGGGGGCTCAGCGGGGGCCGTGGCCCCCGCCATTCTGGCAGCCTCTTAGAAGATCAGCTCAACGTCGGGGCCGAACAACTCGCGAGCACGCTCGGTGGCTTCGCGGTCGTTGTGCTCGTTGCCGAGAGCAGAACCGGAAAGGCAGTATTCCTTGCCGTCCACGGTCACGCAGTAGTCCACGCGGCGGCAGTCGTCGTCAGACTCGTAGGTGGTCCTGCGGCAGGCGTCGTTGTATTCGATTTGAAGTTTCATGGCTTGTTTCCTTGGCTGTTGTTTCCTTGAACGCTGACAGTATACCCCATCCCCGCCGAATGTCAAGCGGGAAAAGGGTTTTGTTTATCAGATTTCCTCGACAGCGAGAGAGCAGCCATCGGGGTCAGCATCCTTGGCGATCAGAGCCGCCTCGTGCGTCCCGAAGGTCAGAGCACCACGAGCCGCGAGGTTATCCCACCCCTCGACAAAGTTCTCGTCAAGGAACTCGTGGGGGCTCGTCTTGACGAATCGCGAGGTGCCCGTGTTGCGAAGGACGAATGTTGTTTGTTCTTTCATGCTTGCAGTATACCCTCCCCCCGCTTGAAGTCAAGCGGGAGAAGGGATTTTTCTTTACCCTATCTCGGGCAGCGTGCGTGCGTGTAGCGATAGCCCCGTTGTGCCTTCTTGGCTTGCGTAGGCCCCAGCAGCATCGGTTGGCTACACTTGGGGCAAGTCACCTCGACACGCGGGGCACGCTTGCGGGGAGTATGCTTGAAACCTTCCGCAAGGCTCATAGTGTGGCAGCGGTCGCCTTTGCCGCCCATGCTACGGTGTACAGCCTTCCACGTGGGGCCATGACCAGCAGCGTGGCCAGCGACGATATGAGCCGCCTCATGCGTTACGGTACGATGTAGGTCGTTCGCCTCATCTGCGAAAAAAGGGAGCGAAAGGGTGATCTCGACAGGGATACCACCTCGCCAGGAAGCCTGACCAGCGGCCCGTGTCATACGGGTCGAAATGCGAATCGGCAGGTTTGCCAGCACGGGGTACTGCGGGGCGAGTTTGTTCAGGATGGCCCTCGCTTGGCCCTGAATCTGTTGCTTGTTTCTCATGCCCAATAATACTCCCAATTGGCTAGAAAGCAAATTCCATTTGTGATTTCTTTTGGGCTCCTGTGCTGCCCTGTACGGGCACGGGCCTTCACCCTGCGTGGCTAAGCTACCTTGATTTTTGCAGCCCTCGTCCTGCGGCCTCCTAGGCACATGGAAAGGCCCCCTGACGACCTAAATCGCCAGGGAGCATAGGAGAGAAGCAACAAGTGTGCTAGTCGCGGGGATCGGGGCCGAAGTCCACGCGGGGATCGTAAAAGTCCGGGTCGATGCTCGCGGGATCGTCCTGCTCGGAGAGCCATTCCTGATACCAGCCCTCCAAGTCTTGATCGGTGAGGTCCATGATCGGACTCTCTTCGAGAAGCTCGGCCTCTTGAATGGCGGTGTACTCGTCTTGAAGGTCGCCGCCGATTTCGTTTTGCTCGTTCATTGTTGTCTCCGTTGTGTTGTTTCCTTGACTCACTAACAGTATACCACTGTATCGGGCAGATGCAAGTCCTTTCTTTAGAATTCCCAAACGATTTCCACGTCGTCACCGAACAACTCGCGAGCACGTTCCTCAACGCCTTCCCCTCGAAGGGAGCACGCGGCGAGCGTGTAGAGCTTGCCGTCCACGCGGGTCTCGTAGGTGGTCCTGCGGCAGTCGTCGTCCGAGTCGTCAATCGTGGTGATGGTGATTTGCATGTCTTGTCTCCGTTGCTGTTGTTGAATCCACCGAGAGTATACCACAACCGCTGGAAAAAGCAAATGGTATTTGTGATTTCTTTTGTTTGCCCTGTGGCTGCCTGTGCTGCCGCGTGCGGGCGTGGCCTCAATCGTGCGTGGCTAAGCTACCTGCGATTTTGTAGGATGCGACACAAAGCAGAAGAGGCCCCTTGCGGGGCCTCCTGTTGACTAAAAATCTCGCTCTTTCATCTCGTCCTTCCAGGCGTCGGCCTCGTCAGGATCCATGCCCGATTGAGCCATCAGCCAAGCGGTGTAGGCATAGGTGCCCACGGGTGGACCCTTGTAGGGACCGTCAAGGTCGGGGTCGGGGAGGTAGTTCGGTCCCTTGTCCCCTTCGGGGTTGATGGGCTCAACCTCTTCCTCGGGCTCGGGATCCATCCAATCGTCGTTATACATTGTGCAACTCCTTTTTCGCAACACTGCGGCTTTTCTTGTTGGCTTTCTTGCGGCCCCACTTGCAGTGGGGAGTGTGGCCCAGTGCCTTCTTGCCGATCCGCTTGTCTTCCTTGTTGTTCATGTTTACATTATACCCTAGGAAGCTAGAAAAGCAAATGGAAAACCAAATCTTTTTGACCTCCTGTGCGGCCCGCTACGGGCACGGCCCGCCCGCCCGCGTGTCTATACTACGCACGATTTTGTAGAACGCGGGAGAACGGAAGAGAGGCCCCTTGCGGGGCCTCCTGTGGCTAAAAACCGTAAACCCAAAGCACGGCGACAACAACGCCCACGGGCAAGAGCACTAGAAACAAGAGACAGGCTTTCGCCTGCCTCTTGCAGAATTCTATCTCGTCCATCAGAAGGGCAGATCCTCGGCCTCGTCCTCTTCGGGAGCAACCCACGGCTCGGGAACCCAATCGGGATCCACCGTATCGTACTCGTCCATCTCGGACTCGCAAAGCCCACAAGGGGCATCGAAGTTGCCGCAACCCGAAGAGGTCTGCACCATCGGGTGATGCGGGCAGTGGCGAGGATCGCCATAGCGGGCGTTGTATTCGTCTTCAAGCTCTTGTCGTTCATCCATGCCACAGTATACCACAACCCCTTGAAAAAGCAAATAGCAAATGGTTTTTCTTTTGGCCTCCTGTGCTGGCGTGTACGGCCACCGGCCCCTTGTCCGCGTGTCTATACTACGCACGATTTTGTAGGACGCGGCACAACGCAAGCGAGGCCCCTTGCGGGGCCTCCTGTGGCTAAAAACCGTAAACCCAAAGCACGGCGACAACAACGCCCACGGGCAAGAGCACTAGAAACAAGAGACAGGCTTTCGCCTGCCTCTTGCAGAATTCTATCTCGTCCATCAGAAGGGCAGATCCTCGGCCTCGTCCTCTTTGCATCCGTGGCCCAGCGGACAAACCGTGCCGTCACCAGCAACCCAACCGTCTAGGTCTTCGGCTGGCATGACGGGATGGCATTCTCCCGGCAGGTATTCGCAGGAGCAATCCTGACATGTCCAGCCATCGGGATAGGCCGCTAAGAACCGTGCAAGCTCGTCACGCTCGAACTCTTCCGCATCATCCCACAACTCTTCCGGGCCGTCGTCGTGTTCCATCGTTGTCTCCGTTGGTTTGCTGTCTCTCGAACCGTTACAGTATACCCTCCCCAGCGGGAAGGGCAACTGTTTTCTGGATTTTACTTGCAGAGAATTGCATCGCACTCAGCGAGCACGCGGCGGGTTTTCTCCGAAATGGTTTCGGTCACGATCACCACCTTGACCGGCCTTCCGATGCGGGTGCTGATTCCCACCTTGCCCAAACGGGTGGCGAGGTTCTGTGCGAATTCGATGTGACGGGGAGCCTTGTACTCCGTGATGTTCTTTGTTTTCATGTTGACAGTATACCCTCGTGAGCTAGAAAAGCAAACGCTAAACCTTATTTATTTCAGGCTCCTGTGCTGCCCTGTGCGGGCACGGGCGGCTCGCCCGCGTGTCTATACTACGCACGATTTTGTAGGACGCGGCACAACGCAAGAGAGGCCCCTTGCGGGGCCTCCTGCGGTGTTTTTTAGTGGGGCGATCCGGCGACCCGATAGGACTCGCCACCGATGTTCAATTCCACGATGCCGCTCACCGGGATGCTACGGCGGTTGCGGGCCTCTTCGCGGTTCTCATCCCCCGCCATAAGGTAGGCCCAGATAAGCCCGTGCTCGGAAGGGTTGTAGGCGGGCGGGCCACCCGCAAGCCCCTTGCGAACCGTGCTGCCGAGGCGAGCACGCATTTCGCGGAAGTCGTTTTTGCCCTCCCCGTTCTTTTTCCCCTTTTTGTAGAACCCGACCGTGAACACGGTCCCGTTGCTCTGGTGAATGAGGTTGGCGGCTTGATCGGTGCTGATGATGTTCTGATTCATTCGGTTACTCCGTTGGTTAGTGGCCTCGAATCTGCTACAGTATACCCTCCCCGCTCGAAAATGCAAGTAGAAAGCCAATTCTTTTTTGGCCTCCTGTGCGGCCCTGTACGGGCACGGACCTTGACCCCGTGTGGCTAAGCCACGCGGGATTTTCTAGGTCTCGGCACAACGCAAGCGAGGCCCCTTGCGGGGCCTCCTAGTGCGTTAGATCAGATCGTAGGGAACGTCCCCTTGTTCTGCCCAGATTTCGAGCGAGTTTTCCGCCGCTTCTTTCGGCGTCATTTCATCCTCGAACATATCCCGAAAGCACAGATCGGGCATGTCGCCAGCATCCAAGCAGATTTTGGCGGAAATGTGGCGGTTCATCGCTTTCATCCATTCTTTGAATTCCATTGCATTCCTTTGTTTGTTTTCTCTCGAACAATTACAGTATACCCTCCCCAGTGGAAAAGGCAAACTGTTTTTCTGATTTACTTGCAGAGAATTGCATCGCACTCGGCAAGAATGCGTTTGGTTTTCTCCGAAATGGTTTCAGTGACGGGGATCCTCTTGATCGGCATCCCGATACGGGTGCTGATGTTAGCTCTCCCCAAGCGGGTGGCGAGGTTCCGAGCGTATTCGATGTGCCGGGGCGGCTCGCCATTCCATGTGTGTGCTTTACTCATGCCACAGTATACCCTCTCCACTCGAAAATGCAAACTCTAAACCTTATTTATTTCAGGCTCCTGTGCTGCCCGCTACGGCCACCGCCCGCCCGCCCGCGTGTCTATACTACCTTGGATTTTCTAGGACGCGGCACAACGCAAGAGAGGCCCCTTGCGGGGCCTCCTGGCGGCTTTATTTCGTGACGGGTTGAGTGCGGGCGATCTTGACGGCCACGGGTGCCGTTGCTTGAGTCAAGAGGTACGTTTCGCCACCGAAGGCCAGCGAGCGGATCGAATCGAGAGCGTAGTCTCGGACGATAACCTCGTCCGCGACCTCTTGACGGCTCTTGGAGCGTGCAGGAAGGAAGGGGCGAACATCTTCCTTGGAGAGTTCCTTGCCCGTGGCGTCGATGTAGGACGTTTCGAGAGCACGCTGGACCTTGGTTTCGAGATAGGTCCGTCCCTTGTGCCCGATCAGCATGGCCGAGATACGCTCGCCCCATTGACGCGGACGGGCCTCGAAATCGGCCTCGGAATCCTCACGGATGCGTTGACGATTTACAGCGGCCTCATACTGGAAACCGAGGCAAACGTTGACGCGGGAAATCTTGCGGACGGGACCGAAGGGGTTGCCCGTTTTCTTGAGGCGGGCATCGGTTTCGGTGATGATCGTGGCGAACGTGGCACCCTTGACGGCGTTGATCGTGTCGATCAGGGTGGCTTGATTGATTGCTTTCATGCCTTCATTATACCTCCACAATCGGGAGAAGCAAACGGATTTCGGATTTTGTTGCTGGAAATTCGCACGTCCTGTGCGGCCCTGTACGGGCATGGCGGCAAACCCGCGTGTCTATACTACCTGCGTTTTTGCCCGTGGCCGTAGGCGAGCTTACAGGAGCCTGCCAAATTGACGTGGAAAAGTTTTCCCTATGCCAATATGGCAGAAGCCTATTTTTACAGTAACGTCTTTTCCCGCACTTCTAAAAAGAGGTAAAGGGTTTTCTCAGCCTTCTACAATTGTGGCAGTATACCTCTCGACCGTGCGTATCGGGGGCGATCCATCGCGGGAGGTATTAGCGGTTCAAACGACCCCATGCTTAGTCTTCCGCCTTTCAAGGCACCCCCTTACCGCTCCCCAGCGTGAGAGATACCGTTTCAGCCTGTTCTGGGTTCTTATCCCTCGGACGGCTGCTCGTCCTGTTCGTGTCGGCTCCCAACGTCTACGCGGAGCATGTTCTCAATGCCCACATGACACTCGGGAAAGTAGAACCGTCCATCGGTCGCCTCTACGGCTTCCAAGATATCCACGATCTCATCATCGTCTTCGAGTGCAGCGTATGCTACCGTGTAAGCGTTGTCGCTCATTCCATCAGGCGAACACAAACACTCGTCCATGACCTTGATGAGAGCTAGTTTTTCTTTCTTCATGCTCTAGTATAGCTTGAAAACAGAGAATGTCAAGCGTAATAGTTGAAGTCTTTCATCGTGTCGTCGTAGGTGTCCGTCGTGTCTTCGCAGTCAAGACAGTACTCAAACTCATTGTACTCCAACGTGGTGGGGTCAAAGTCCTTCATGCAATCGTCGTCGTTCGGGTCAATCATGGCCGTCCACTCTTGCCGAACGTCGCTTGAGTTGCAGGTTTTGCAGCGTAGTGTCATTCTTCGTACCTCTCGACTTCAAAGATAACGGCGTCGTGTTCGTGACCTACTACAGAGTAGCACATAACCTGGAAGTTGTCCAGTTCACGATCCAGTTTTTCTGCCACCTTCTCACTCAGGAAGGAATAGAAGCTTTCGTGTTGCCATGACCAACAGGCTTTGTAGTCTGCGATCAGTTCGTCCAGTCCAATGCGGACCTTCTCTGTGATTGTGATTTGTTCGCTCATGGTTACAGTATAACACCTAATCGGTGGAAGTCAAATGTTCTTTCACTAATGCTTCCAACTCTTGTCTATCAATGTAATCCCCATCGGGCTCGATGAACATACCTTGAAATACTTCTGAGCTATCCGAGCTAGGATCGTAGTAGGACGCGGCTGCTAGGGCTGCCAAGAAAGCTTCGATTCGTTCTTTCATGCGTACTTGCGTTGTGTTGGTGCCACCCTGGACACCTCTTTGTGTTCGTCGTCTGGTGATCCCCAGCAGAAGGCCCTAAGCGGCAAGTCATTATACCACCACTTGACCTTTTTGCAAATAGGACACGGGCCTAGGATCGCATTCATTTCGTCCGTGCTCATAGTTCTACCTTGCCCCTACAGGCTGTCTTGTTAGCCGCTTTGGGCTTGTCAGTGAATCGTCGTGCCCTACCACGGGTAGCGTTGGCCATAGCTCCTGCCCCCCGTTGTCCTTGTTCAGCCGCCTTGGGCTTTCTCTTTTTCTTCCTTCTCTTCATGTTTAGATAATACCCTAGAAATGGGTAGAAGTCAAGCAGGATTAGGAGAAACCTCACTCCTCGCTAGCTTCCTTCCGTGCGTTGCCCATCTTGCGAGCGTGCTCGCGGACAGCATCGGGAACCTTAGCGTCTGCCAAGGCTTGTAGCTCGTCCTGAGGCGGTACGAACGAGGGAACCTCTCCCTTGGTAGCACCGGGACGGAAGCACCATAGGGCACAATCGGAGATCTCACACTCCTTGGCCTCCTTGAGCGTGCAGGCACACTCGATACACTTCTCTGTGATCGCATTGGAGCGGCTGCCCTTGTAGTAGACCTTGAAAGCCCGTGCGGGCCGTTGCCAAATCCATTCGATGACTTGATTCATTGTTTTTCCTTGGGTTTGCTTTCCCACCAGTCGTATTGATCGTCCGCGTTCATGGGTACATTATACGGTCAAAACACAGGAAGGCAAGGAGATTTTGCTAGAAATAAGATAAGCCATTGTGCGGCCTACAAGGCCCCTAGGCGGGCACGAGTCCAAAACAAGGTAGTATAGACACGCGGATTTGAGCCGGTGGCCGTGAGCGAGCTTACAGGAGGTCTAAGAGAAGAGACCCGGTTTTGACACCGGGCCTCACTCATTCATAGTCGCTTCTCCGTTTCCCCTTGATCGGAGCCCCCGACGCTGACCATTCTCTTGCGAGTCCAGCGAGGCCACTTCCTAAGCGACACTCTAGTATACCCTAGTGCTGGGGATAGTCAACCCATTCCACCGATTTATCCCAACACGCTCGGCAGGGTCCACACTTGCCTTCCCGAGTGTACGCTCCACAGACAAAGCCCTTGCCGGTCCCTACCGTGCTCCCTACCGTGCCGGGGATCATGGGAAGGGTATCCCCTAGCATCGGGGCCGAAACCCTCACCACGAGGTTAGCAGGGGCCTTGTGGGCGTGCTGGCGAATCAGGTCATACTCTTTTGTGGGAATCCAGAATTGGATATCGGGAAGGGCAAGAGCGATATTCACAATCGCTTGAAAATGATCCTCCGATTGGATATCCCCCGCGTCATGCCAGCGAAATACCCTATCGTCCCCCGTTTTCTTGCGATACTTGAAAGAAAGCAATTGGATCATATCCCCTTGCCACGTTTCAAGATCCCCCGTGAGAATGGCAAGCCTACGGGCTTGTGCTTCCTTCACAACCGGGAAAACATACATACCCTTGAAAGCGTAACACTTGGAGCACACGCTACGCTTGATCTTGCGAAGGATGGCCCCGATCTTGCACGCGGAAGCCGGGATCCCATAGGACCATCCCGGCATTTTGGAGGGATTGGAAAGCCCGCCGATGGCTTGTTCTAGTGCTTTGATCGTCATGCCAGAGTATACCCTCGAAAGAACAGAAAGCAAGTAGATAACCCTTTTCTTTTTTCAAGAGGGCGATTTTCTCTCAGACGCTCTCTAAGCCGTTCTCCCGACCTTTTTACAATCGGACGTAGTATAGACACGCGGGCATATTCCTCGCGGGCTGAAAACGCCTTACAGGCTGTCAAGTGAAAACTGGGAAAAAGGTGAGGCGGGCAGGATTCGAACCTGCGACAAATTGCACGTACTAGTATTTAGCAACATCATTAGATCTAACAGAATAGGCTACTATTTTGCTGCCGTGGACACCTTCGGGAGCTACCCTAAACATCCTTAGCTAAGACCCTTTGATCGAGGGAGATTATCCCCCCGCTCTGGCCAGACTGAGCTACCGCCCCATATGAGTTTTCATGTCCTCTCGAACACTGACAGTATACCTCAGGGAGCCGCTTTGTCAAGCGACTCCCTGAAAAAAGATCAATCCGAAATATCAGGAATGCACCCGACAGCCGAAAAGATTACCGCGATTGTAGCAAGAACAATTGAGCCGACAGCATACAATACAAACCGGCCAAACAAAGTGATGGCTTCGTCCATCGCTTCCGAGTCCCCATCGTCAGCCGATGCAAACCCCATGTAAACGTCGGGGGGAGCCCCCCGAACGGAACCGCGTCGGTCCCCAATGGTATGTCTTCCCATGTGAATACAGTATAGCATAGGGGCCAGGGCTTGTCAACCCTGGCCCCTAGGTTATTTACTGGAAGTCACCCCCGAGGAATCGGGCCGCAAGCTTTTGGGCCGCGTCTTCCATCTTGAACCCCGTACCCTGGGGATCCACGTTGCGGATCATACGATCAATCGGGTTGACCGTAGATTTCGCCACTACGGGTGAGTTAGGGCTTGACGTGTAGAACGTGACAGCGTTCACCCAATCGTAAAGGGTGGCCCCGTGCGTTCCGAACTCCGGAAGATCGAACCCGTTTAGGATCGCTTCCTGTTTGTTCTTAGCGACACCGCTAGCGTCGTCAAGAGACTTGATCCCCAGAAGGGTGTTCGTGAGGTTGACAGCCTGAGTCACCGTGAGAGCTTTCCCGCTCCATGCGTTGACCTTGCGGGCCAGAACCTCAATGTGATCCTGTGCGGTCTTCCAGGCGTTCTTAGCCATCTTGACACGGGCGAGCATTGCGGCTTGACGTTCCGCGTCGTCCATCTTGCTCGAAATCCTGTGAGAGATCGTGAACTCGTTTCCACGTCCGATTGCAGCGTACACGTTGGAACACTGGGGACGGAAATTCACCACTTGACCCTTGCACTTGCCGCCCGCAGCGTGCGGAAGACGCAAGATAATGTAGTGTTGCCATTGCTCCCCGTTGGGAAGCATACCGTTTGCATCCATCCTGAGACAGAGCAATTCGAGACTTTCGTTTTTGCCGCTGAAAACGGCATCGGGAGTCACCCAACCCGCGTCAAGCCAGGGCTTGATTTCGGTTGCCACGTCCATCAAAGTGAGAGGGGCGTACTGTTTCGTGACAGTGTGCGGGCTCACGACTCGCCCGTCACTCGTGCGGGAGAGGTGATATTGATTGTCCACCTCGCGAATCGCCTCACAGACGTTCCCTTGGGCGTCAACCCCACCGAAGGGATCGCGAACCAGTGCGGGCTTCCGAAGGATGCCGTAGTCTCTCCCGGCAGTCTCCAAAAACGTGGGAAGATCGGAAATGATGCGGTCTGAGGTTTCACCCTCGACACCCAAGAAGATGCTTTTGGCCGCTTGATCCGTATCGGTGCGGGCGTTGAAAAATCCTGTGATATCAGTGCTCATGGCTTTGTGTTGGTTAGGGTTGTGAGGGCGTTCCCTCGATTCACAAACAGTATACCCACAATTGGGAGGAATGCAAACAGAATCGGGAGAAAAGAAAAAAGCCACCCGATTGGGTGGCCTGTTCCTGTGGGCTTAGCTCTTTTTCGAGCGGGAGCGGAAAGTGTCCTTGTGTGCCCGTTGTAGCACGCGGGCCAGGGCTTGATTGAGGTTGACACCCCATTTCGTCTTGAGTTCGTGCAATTGGGTGATGCTGTCAACGGGGATCGTGGAGAGCATCGCACGGGTTGCCACGTCAGCGGGGAAGCTAGCGGGACGGCCCCGGCCTCGCTTGATAGTGGTGGCAACGGGCTTGGAATTCTTTTTCGTGGTCTTTTTCGTGGTGGTCATAGTCTTGTGTTTGGTTGTGCCCGTTGGGGCGTTTCATTGATCGAACATGGAGAGTATAGCTCTAAGTCCTGGAAAGTCAAATAGAATCTAAATAAATCTCGGAAAGTCAGAAAAACCAAGCGTTCTCTGTACTATATAAGGTTGCCCTTACGGCCAACCCCAGAAGATGCTTGAAAATAAAGAATAACATAGAGTATAAGAAACTATTAGAAACATGTTGACAGGGTTAGATCCTAAGGGTATGATTGGGCATGTACTTACAAGAAACGATCACCGTCCAAAACGATTGGCATAAGAATCGTTTAGAGCTTAGGATAGAAATTCAGTCGGATGATGCCGATTACGTCTATCGTATGCTCGAAAGAGAAGAGGCCGAGCGATTGCGAGATCATTTAACGCAAATGCTGGAAAAACCTGTGGAATGCTTCCATATCAGGTGCAAACAAGAAGCGTCTTTTTTGCTTGACGGCAAGAACTTTTGCACTGGCCATTACAATTTACTTCAGGAAGGGCATAAGATTTCGGATCCTTTGCTTGACTTTCTAGAATAACAGGGTATACTCTGTTACCGCGTTGGGAGTAGTGACTTCGCCCAACCCGAGTAGCCGCCTTGAGCGGAGAAGTCACCCCATTCGGGGTTCCCCAGAGGGGACATAAGTGGCAGGCTTCATCCCTGCCTCCCCGGATACAGTAAGGGGAGAACTGACACTGATGGAATTTTGAGCATAGTAAGGCGTTTCGCCACACTGCTACGATTTTCTAGGAATGGCTTTTTTAAAGCGATTGCCATAGTATCTAAAATTAGGATCTCTAATTGGACCCCCGGTGCTCCTACAGAGCTTACCGTCTAGAATATTGAGTACGGTGCTCCTAGGGATATTAAATTCTTTCGAGAGTTGTCCACTTGAAAAACCTACGGCATACTTCCTACGAATACGTCTAATCACATGAGGGTCATATTTACTCCATGTAAGGTTGCGGTGCTTTTTGTCGCTCATGTTGCTAGCGTGACTACCTTCGTACAAGTGTGCTGGGTTCACACAGGCACGATTGTCACAAGTATGACATAAGTAAGAAGGATTCACACGCTTCTCGATTTTCCAGCTAACCTGATGAGCACGTACAACCTTACCGTCCAGCTTAAACTGTCCGTATCCATATCTGTCTTTTCCAGCGGTCCACAACCAGCAGGTATTGACCCCCGGTAGTTTCTGTACCTTGTTCCAAAAGCGATCCATAGTAGCGTGGCGTCCTTACTTCTTTGCTATAAAATAGGACCAGACTAATGTCTGGTCCTTTTAGGGGCGATCTTGTTGCGACCGCTTCCGTCAGCCTGACGGCTGTGGTTTTGTCAGGATTGTTGATAGGCTGCCAATCCTGGTTGTCCACTTCTTTACGTTGCCCCTACGAAACCAGCCACGGTCGGGCTCATGGGTCATGGCTGGTGTATTGGTAGCGGGGGTAGGATTCGAACCTACGACCTCCAGATTATGGGTCTGGCGAGCTACCTACTGCTCCACCCCGCGACACTATGTGTTTTCAAGTACCTCATTATACGACGAAATACGCCCTATGTCAAGGAAAAACAAGGAAAACATCAATGAGACGGTTTGATACCCGCAAACCCCATTTCTGTCATTTCAAGCCTTTGGTCTGACTATCCTCTACGTTTAACTTCAGCCACTCAAGCAGTGTATCCAGGGTACTACCCCTCACCTCATGCATCGGCAGTCCGTCTCTGCGTGAGTATTCATAGTACACTCAAACCACAGGAAGTCAAGCTGGAAGTTAAAAAGATTTTTACCTTGACAGAGTACGTTTTAAAGCGTATCATTCCCACATGAAAGAACAACTAAGACAAGAGATCAATCTTCTATGGGAACAGATCCTACTACAAAAGGAACAAGGGCTCAGTGCTAAGACGGCTGAGGAGCGGCTGGGCAGGCTTACTGTGATCCTGAGGGACATAGAAACGGCTGATTCTGCTGCCGCTGCTGCGAAACTGGCAGAAGCATCCTACCACGTCACTACGCAGGCCCTCCGTTAACTTATAGTGAGTGTGTGTACACCTGTGGTCAATATGAAGAATCAAGAAGAACGAAGCAATGAAGATGAAACGTACGAATGTTCTTGCTGTGGTCTCAAAATCGTGGTAGACTCTAGTCACACGAACGCCCTCGCCTACACCTGTCCTGCCTGTCTTTCTACTGGTTGTTCCTGTAAGACTTCTTTTGTTCTCTATAGGGATTAGGATTCGCTTAAAAATAACATGACTACAATCCCTCACGCCGACTTCTATCAAACCCCAGATGGCGACTGGGTTCTCCAAATCGTGGTTCGTGTAGAAGATGAAGACTTCTCGACTGGCCGTTCTTATGTTGTCTTTTACAGGAAAGTAGCTTGACTTAGCCGCTAATGCGGCTATACTGTGACATGTACACATCCAAAGACCTCCCCCTGAGGCAACAGAAGATCATCGAGCTACTAGAGGATGGTGGTGCCCCCATGACCGCTAGCGAGATCGCTCTAGAGCTAGATACCCAACTCCATCGCACGCAATGCGACCTTTCCTTCCTGATTAACTCTAACTACATCACTCATGGTAGTTTTGGAGAGTATCAGGCTTGCCCTAAACCATAATGGACAACATTGCCATCAAGACCAAACTGGACGAGGTTGAACTCGATGCCATTGTGCAGTCTTTAAAACGAACCAGAAACCAGGACGTACGCCCTCTCATTAAGAAGCTTAGTGAAAAGCTCAGAAAGGTGCGTTCAAACACCGCTAGGAGCATGATACCGTGTGCGGCCTGCTTAAAAACGTTCAAGTCAAACAGCGAACTCATTACTCGTCATCACTTAGTTCCTAAAGCGTCATTTGTCTCTAATGAGGAGCGATTGGCCACACAATCAGCAAGACCCACGATTAGGCTCTGCGTAGAATGTCACAATTTGGTACATCGCGAACTTGGCGATGGACACGAGTTTCGTGGCCCTACTACCCGGCGTCACCTAATTAGGTGGATTCGCTTGAAAAGAGATAAAATCTAATGTTCAATCAACACGTAAAAGAACTACTGGAACGCTCTATTGCCACAATCATCGAAGTAAAGCTTAACAGACGTGAGTACAGGACCGTTCACAAGGCCCTTAATCGCATGTGGCTAACCGAGGATAACGTTCAAAGTCAAGAGGAAAGCGACATGATTTCAGACCTCATGTGTTACAAGTTTGCTCAATGCACCTGTACTGGTTTAAGTCATAGGTCTGATTGCGAGTTCCACGTCATCCCGCTGTAAATGAATGACAATCGTGTAGAATACGCACCAGCACGGTCATCCAAAAATGACAAACAAAAACGACATAAACAACTCGGATAGTGATCTCGTTGGGCGGAAGGTACGCCGAGGTAGAAGCACCAGAACCATCATCAGAATGTATGATGATATCCCCGGAGGAGTCCGTCTAGACAAGCCCATCGAGGGCTTCGTTTCGTGGAACATTACTGACCTCAAACTGCTCGAAAGATAGAATTTAAAGATATGAAAGTACGAGAATTGATTGAACAATTGTCTCAGCTAGATCCAGAACTTCCTGTGATTGCTGGTGATCCCAACCATCGAGAAGGTGGTTTTTGGGTTATGAAAACCCATCTCGGTGGCTGGATTTGTCAGCAATACATCTAGATGCCTACATACGAATACAAATGCAGTGCTTGTGATGCTGAGCACGAATTCATTCAAAGAATGTCGGAAAACCCCAAGCGTAAGTGCCCATCGTGTGGTAAGATGAAGTTACAACGACAGATCAGCAGGAATGTTGGCGTTATCTTTAAAGGTGATGGCTTCTACTGCAACGATTACCCCAAAGAAGACAAATGAAACTGATTGAGAAAAACATCCTGGATGTGACTGGCCCTGCCGTCATCTGTCATCAGGTCAATTGCCTTGGGGTCATGGGTGCTGGGCTTGCCCTTCAAATTCGCAGAGAGTGGGAAAACGTCTACAATGTCTACGTGGACAAGGACGATTGGCAAGTGGGAGACTGTCAACTGGTAACAATCGGTGACGCTCAATTCGTGGCCAATCTGGCTGGTCAACAGAACGTAGGTGGCGGTGTACAAACGGATTACAACGGATTGTGCCAAGCTTTCCGTCAGGCTCGTGACTTCACCAGGGCAAACGACATCCAATTGTACATACCCCACATGATGGGCTGCGGTCTCGCTGGAGGCGATTGGGACGTTGTTGTCCACATGCTTGAGGATATCGCACCGGAAACAATTATCTGCAAATTGCCTTGATGCACGAAAACGCCGAGCGGTTTCTTCAAAACGAATTGGCACGAGCGGAGGCTGTAGTAGCTTCTGAAACCGACAACAAAAAACAACATACGCCAACTATTGACAATCACCGTGGACAAGTCATGGCCTTACAGAAAGCTTTGGCGTGGCTTGAAATGGATAAGCCTAAAGTGGTGACGGTCATAGTTGAGAAGAAACCCGAGGTCGGCGTGATCTTTGGCGGGATCGCTGGCATCGTCATCATCATCCTAATTGGGTCTGCTATGGTCGCCTCACTAATACCGTCATGAATTGCAGCAGACCAATTCGCACACATTGCCGCACTAATACTACTGATACAATGAAGTTCCTCATCCTTGGCGATGTTCATGCTTTCTGGGAAGACATGAACGTGACGATTGCGAGAGCGATCCGTCAGCACTCTGACATTACGCATATTGTCCAGGTGGGGGATTTTGGTTACGGTACATGGCCCCACAGTAAAGATAAGCCATTTAAGGCAAGTAAGAGTTTTCTCTCTCCTGAGGAAATGGAAGTCTACGACAACGCTGAGAAGCTTTGGATTGACGGCAACCATGAGAACTTTGACATGCTTGAAATGGATGGTGGAGCATGGCAACCCGATTGGACACACATGCCGCGAGGTAGTGTGATCGAGGTTGATGGCTATAGAGCTATGTTCTTCGGTGGGGCTGCTTCGATTGACAAGTATCGTCGTGTCGAAGGTTCCTCTTGGTGGCGACAGGAAGATATTACTTATCAACAGGTTCAAAACACTTTGGACAATGTTGAGGGTACAATCGATGCACTGTTCACCCATGAGCATCCAATGTGTATTCCATATTCTGATGATCGCTATAAACGTAATCATACAGAGAGCAAGGGCAATCGGCAACTACTGCAAGCGATTGTAGATAAGTTTCAGCCAAGTTTTTGCTTTTTTGGGCATCATCATAGCGAAGACCGGGGTATGATTGGTCAGATGGAATGGGCGTGTTGCCCAATCATCGAGTCCAGACTCTACACGATTTGGACAGGCGAATCAATCATCACACACTGGTAATCATGACAAAACCCGAAACACCCATGCTCACAGTCGATATCATCATCGAAATTGAAGATGGTATCGTACTGATCGAGCGTAAGAATGAGCCCCATGGCTGGGCACTACCGGGAGGTTGCGTTGACGTAGGTGAAACCTGCCAAGACGCTGCCATCCGTGAAGCCAAGGAAGAAACTGGCTTGAAAATTAACAATGTTGTAGAAGCTGGCATCTATGACGCTCCCGACCGCGATCCGCGAGGTCACGCTGTAAGTATTACACATTACGCTCAAGCAGAAGGCACTCCTGTTGGTGCTGACGATGCAAAGAATGCGATTGTGATTGATCCGCAAACCGCACTTGATCAATACTACAACGGTACTCTAGTACTGTGCTTTGATCATAAGCAAATCATTCAAGACTACCTCGATTACACGCAACAGTAATGAATCGGAGCCCCATACAAAACGATGCGTTGTTTTTAGAAGCATTACATGCTGGTAAATACACGGTTAATAAGTATAGCGGCAACATCTATAGTGAATATTGTCAATCTGGCAAACGTCCGCGTCCACTGTTACTTAAAGGACGATTAACTCGTTATGGATATGTGCAATTGGTTTTTAGAACAATTAGTTCTGATAAACCAGTAGCAATCTATATGCATCGTGCGATTATGGTTGCTGCCCTCAATACAGTAATACCAGACGGCAAAACTGTGGATCATGTTAATGGATGTATTCATGATAATGATATTCGTAATCTGCGATTAGCTACTGTTCAAGAACAACAATTTAACTCTAAGGCAAAATCTTCCGGATATAAAGGCATTAGTAAAAACAGTAAAAATAGATGGCAGGCCGAAATAAGACATAATGGCAAAGCAATCTATCTTGGTAATTTTGATAATCCCGTAAAAGCAGCACGAGCATACGACGCTAAAGCTCGTGAATTATTTGGCGAATACGCCAAAACTAACTTCAATGAATAATTTTAACATAGTAGCATTTGGATCGGATTCCTACAAGTATTCGCATCACGGTTTTTATCCTGACGGTCTTGAAACCGTTTACTCGTATTGCGAACCGCGAGTCGGTGCTCGTTTTGATGAGACCGTGTTCTTCGGACTACAGTACATTATCTCGCGTTACCTGACTGGTCAGGTTGTTACGCGAGATAAGATTGAGGAAGCCGCTGCTATCTGTACGGCACACTTCGGTAGCGAAGAAGTCTTCAACCGCGAAGGCTGGGAATACATTCTCGACAAGTGCCAAGGACGCCTTCCCGTAAGGATTACTGCTATCCCCGAGGGGACGGTCGTGCCGACAGGCACAGCACTATTCACTATCGAGAACACCGATCCGCAGGTGCCGTGGCTAACGAACTTCCTGGAGACTTTGCTTATGCAAATGTGGTCGCCCACGACCGTTGCAAGCTCTAGTCGTAAGGTCAAAAAGATCATCGCTCGCTACCTGGAAGAGACTGGCGACCTTGCTGGCCTGCCGTTTAAGCTTCATGATTTTGGCATGCGTGGTGTTTCGTCGCTCGAAACTGCCGCACTGTCTGGTGCTGCTCACCTTACGAGTTTCATGGGCACCGATACCATGGCCGCACTTCCCCTGTTGCGGGACTACTATGGCCCCAAAGCACTTCCCATGTCGATGCGACTGGCAGACAGCAAGACACAATGGGATATGCCTGGGTTCTCCATCCCCGCAACAGAGCACTCTGTTATGACTTCGGGTGGACCCGAGGGCGAGGCCGACATTGTACGCAAGGTGCTCACTGCTCATCCGACAGGCTTGGTTGCCATCGTCATCGACTCGTTCGATACCATGGGCTTTATTCACAACGTCATCGGCGGCAACGAAGACATTATGGATATGATCCGCAATCGCGAGGGAACCGTCGTGTTCCGTCCCGATTCTGGTACGCTCCCCAAGATTGATATTGATGTTTTTGAAGCCCTGGCAGAAGTCTTCGGGACTACTGTTAACGAGAAAGGCTTCCGAGTTCTGCCAGATTATGTTCGCATGATCCAAGGCGACGGCATTAAGTGGTACGAGTATAAAACACAAGCAGAGAATGACGTATGGTGTGACCACTGGGGACACACTGTTGCCGATGTTCTTGAAGCGTTCAAGGTTAACGGTATCTCTGCCGACAACATTGCGTTCGGCTCTGGAGGGGGACTCCTCCAAGACTTCACGCGAGACACGCAGTGCTTCGCTATCAAGTGTTCTGCTATGCAAATCAATGGCGAGTGGGTCGATATCTTCAAGCAACCGAAGACCGATCCTACAAAGAACTCCAAGCGTGGACGCTTGGGTGTCTTCCGTAACTCACGGGGCGAATTCAAAACCCTTAAGCTGGAGACAGTTCACGAGACCAGACTTAAGGAAAACCTATTGCAAGACGTTCTCTATAATGGTGTCCCCATGAACATCATGACGCTCGATGAGATTCGGGTCAACGCCGCACTCCCCGTCACAGAAACAGACATAATCAAAATCGATGGAACAATTTTGCAATCAACTTAATCAATCTTCGTGGCGAGGTATCATCACGGAGGTTGGTCTAGGTCTAGAGTTTAGCTCTAAGTATCTACGAGTACCCGGTGCATCCAAAACGATTCTAGGCATTGACTGTCCGTATGATGCTACTGGTCGCTCCGCAGGTATGCGTGCGGTATCACTTGAAAACGCTAAGAGATTAGCTCATGAGAACCTGTTTAAAGTGTTGGGACGAACAGAACATAGTCCCAGTCTGTTTGGATTAGCTATTACCGGAGCACACTACCAGGATCGACCGTCGCATGGATGGATATACATTGCCACAAGAGAATGGCAAGCGTACATGCACTTCTCGGTAGCTGCCTGTGCCGACCGTGAGTGGGTTGGCCGCATTGTAAGTGATCGTGTACAGTGGCTCATGAATGCGTGTATGCTGAGCACCGACACTTGGGTTGAACACATTAATAGTATTGAGGATTCCCTTGAGACTCACAATATCGATGTGTTGTATGCTCCTGGTGTCTCTGATGCTGAACGCATGATCCTTTTGAAGCCGCTCAATCCTTTGGTTTATCACAAAGGCAAGTTCCAACGGGTGATGGATTACGTTAGGGATTATCCCACGATCTATCCTGGGGCATTCAATCCTCCTACTCAAAAACACCTGAGCGTGGAGAGTTGCTTGTACGAGATTTCACAACAACACTACTATAAGGGCGGGCTCTCTATTGAGGATATGCTTCATAGAGTGCGTATGTTGGATGTGGAAGGTCGCCCGACTCTACTTACGCAAGCACCTAGATTTATAGACAAACGCCAGACGCTTACTACTGCTGGTGCAAAAGACATTATCTTTGTACTGGGTGCTGACGCTTGGAACATGACGATTACTGCACACCAGTATCCGTCTGTGGAATGGCTAAGTGATCGTCTGCCCAATACTGATTTCGTGATTATGTCACGCAAGGGTATGGACATTCAAGACAATCAAATCTCTGCCACGCTTAACTGGTCAGTGTCAAGTGTCCGCGACATGGATCACTTAAGCTCTACAGAAATACGAGAGCACGACAACCCCCACGAACACGAGTACCTAACTCCTGCTGTATCTGATTACATCAAAACAAGAGAATTATATACTTGACAGACGGCATTCACGGGATATACTATCCTCGTGAAGAAGCTCGAAAACAAAGAATGGTGCTTTGTCATTGGTGACGGGGTGCTGGAATGCTTGTCCCGATTGGGTTTACAGACTTTCGGGCTGGCAAGGGCAAACTTATTCGCATCACAATCTTAAAAATCACTTGACATACGTGCTAACCAGGGTATAATGTACTCACACAAGGCGAAGGGAAACCTTCAAACACTCAAAGACACATGGAAATCAAGCAAGTAGAAAACACCATCGTTCGCTCAGGCGACTTTCAAGAGACCGCATTCAAGATCGCGGCCAACGCTCAGGCGTTCGAGATTCTGTCGAAGAATCTGTACTCTGACCCCATGACTGCTATCATTCGGGAACTCAGCACCAACGCTGCGGACTCCCATACTGATGCAGGAAACCCTGAGCCGTTCGACGTTCACCTTCCCAACTCGATTGACCCCGAGTTCGTGATCCGCGATTACGGCACTGGTCTCTCGCAGGAAGACGTAGAAGGTATTTACTCTACGTATTTCGAGTCGAACCGCAATGGTTCCAACGAATGCACGGGAGGCTTCGGCCTGGGCTCGAAAACCCCGTTCGCTCTGGTGGACATGTTTTCCTTTACTTCTTATTTCAAGGGGATGAAGTACGAGTACTCTGTCTTCAAAGGTGAAGCAGGAGCACCCACGATTGCACTGTTGAATAAGACCGTCACGGTCGAAAAGAACGGTGTTGAGATCAAGCTGCACATTAACGAAAGGGATATCTGGGACTTCAACCAGAAAGCCCAAAAGGTGTATGCCTTTTTCAAGCTTCGTCCGAACGTCACTGGTGCCCGTCTAGACTTTACGGATTATGAACCCGCACTGTCTGGTGATGGCTGGTCCTTGTATCGGGGGTATTCTTCGCCCACTCGTTCTGAGATCAGTATCGTTATGGGTAACGTTTGTTACAATGCGACTGGTGGAGGAGTTCGTTCTGGGCTTGGGCATTCTGCTAAGCTGATGCTCGAAATGAACGTTGGTGATTGTACTCCTACTCCGAGTCGTGAAGAACTTCACTACGACGAGAAGACTATCGGAAACCTGCAAGCTGCTTTGACTACAGCAGAAGCAGAGGCTTGTGTAGCGGTACTGGATACCGTTAAGGATGCCAAGACCAGAATGGAACGCATTATCAAAATGGATGCCTTCCGTGGTCTTGTGAATTTCGACCAAGACGAAAAGAGTATTGATACTCACGAAGACGGTGCATACACTTTGTATCCGGTTGGATTGGCGTATCGTAAGAAGACGCTTGAAATCAATCGTCACGCCCACAGGTTCCAGCCCAAGGCCGACAGGACATACGTCTTCATTCAAAAGAACGATGACTGCGAGATTAGCTACAAAGAAAAGAGAAACCTGCGTCATTACCTTAACGGTAACAACGCTGAGTGCTTCCTAGTCAAGATTGATGACGCTGCGAAATTCGCAGAGACCTTTGGCGAAGTTACCGTTAAGCTTTCGGATCTTCCGGACGCACCCAAAAAGGTACGCAGTAATGGTACCGCTAGTGGCACTCGGACCTATGTTAAGAAGCTCAACTGTCGCTACCGTAGTCGAGTTAGCGATATGTGGGATAGTGTTGACAAGAAAGACGTTGATGTTACTAACGCTATTGCTATCGAGCGTATTGGATACAAGTGCATCTGGATGGGGCGAGAGTACAACGCTAACGAAATTCAGGAAATTGCCGTAAGCCTTGGCTATACGTCGGTCTACGGTCTTCCTCAAAAGCGTTACGAGAAGCTGCGTGCCGAGCTTGGCCTGGACGATCTTGCGACCGAGGCTCGAAAGAAAATGGAAGATTTCGTGAAAACTGCCGACCAGTACACAAGAGCTAGGGTACAATATGGTGTTCCGAGAGAGTTCTCTGACGAGTTCCTGAACGCTGTTGATGGTCTGTCGGACGCTAGTTCGAATCTGGTCAAGCTGACCAAGGCAGAAGAAACCAACTACAGGTGGAATGGACTCCTTAGCTTGTTCAACCTGACTCTGCCTAAGGCTGAGAACTTCACTAACACATTCAAAGAACAATACCCTCTGGTTGCCAACATCGACCTTGACTACGCCAAAGTCGAAGACGTAATCGAATACATCCAACTCAAGTCATAATCATGAGCATTTTAACCAACCCCTTCCGTCGTAAAGCCAAGGCCCCTAGGTTTGTCATCGCCAACGATCTGTCGATCATTTTGGTTCTTGATGGTCAGACCCACATGCTTGGCTCCACCCATCCGAACCATGGCAAAATCATCGAAGCTCTCGACGCTGAGGACTACGATGTACTGCCTACCCTGGTCAACATCCCGAAGGCCCTGAACGCTTACACGAACGGCAGTGTAGTGGTCAACGAGTACGGTGAAGTCACCTACAATGGGGAAGAGTTGCACAATGCTATCGGCAGACGCATTACGGATTTCTTCCAGCGTGGCCTTGACTTCCAGCCGCTTGTGAAGTTCCTTGAAAACCTGATGGATAATCCGTCCTTCAACTCGCGAGCACAACTGTACACGTTCCTGGAGAACGAGGGGTTGGCCGTGACGGAAGACGGGTGTTTCGTGGGGTACAAGGGCGTGAACAATGACCTTAAGGATTGTCACACGAACTCGTTCGACAACAGTGTCGGTCAAGTACACGAAATGGATCGTTCTTCGGTGGATGACAACCCGAACAACCACTGCTCGTCTGGGTTCCATATTGGCTCCCAGGGGTACGCATCTGGCTTTGGCCAACGTCTGCTTTTGGTTAAGGTCAACCCCAAGGATGCGGTGAGCGTCCCGAGCGACCATGACTGCCAGAAGCTTCGCTGCTGCCGCTACGAAGTCCTTGAAGAAGTCAAGCTAGACAAGGTACTGAGTGAGCCGCTGTACGCTCCCACGTTCCCTGAGGTAGAAGAAGACTGCTGTAGTTCTTGCGGTGAATCCTACTGTGATGGCGAGTGCGAAGACTCCGACTGCGGCGAGTGCGGCTATCCGGAAGACGACTGCGAGTGCGACTGGTAAAAGTTAACCTTGTGTTGGGCTAACGCCCGAGGGTAGGTGGCTCTGGAGAGAGTCACCTATTTTATTAGATAATTGTTTCTTGACACACCTAAACTAGTGTAATTACCCTGGTCAGCGAATCTTTTCAAGAAAAGAACTTGACTATCTTCGCTTCCAGGGTACAATGTACCTGTCAAGTCAACTGAGACCTGACAACTCCTCGTCACGAGGGGTCTTTGAAAACTCGGAACCAATCATAGCGGCAGAGACGCATAGCGTCTGCCGCTAAGGAACATGCATCGGTGGTGTAATTAAAGCACGCTTCCCAGCGGGGGGAGTAGAGCAGGAGGTAGTGCCTGCCCGACGCACCAGTACAGGGTGTTAGAAAACATCTCGTGTTATATCCGTTGACAAACCCTAGGATTTGCTTCGACTACAAGAATGGATAAGCAACGAGAGCTTCGAAACGCTGGCGGCATGTTGGAGCTACCAATAGTGCCACACCTTAGGCGGGGGATACCCCGCCACCTTACACGTTGTTTTTAAGGCGACTGGAGTAATCATCCAGTGTTAATCTAGCAGAGTTGTGGAATACTCTTAAAAGGTAAAACGGAATGGTGGACTGCTCGCTAGAGCCGAAGGCCCACAGACCTTAAAAATAACATTACTCACCCTCTTACGGTAAACGAATAAGTCTCCAATGTGTGCTTGCGTAGCAAGCTGAACTAGTAGCTGATGATACAAGAAGAAGCTTTTGGAGGGTCGGCTCGTTGTTTATCGTAAATACAACGCTGCAATAGGGCAGCGAATGATATGCAAAGATTTTGGAATAAAGTAAACAAAAACTCTGGCGTTTTTGGAGTAGATGGCAAGTATCCAACCGAATGCTGGGAATGGCAGGGCGGTAGTCGTGGCAATGGATATGGTGCAATAAAAATTAACAAAAAAGTTATTGATGTTCATCGTGTTTCATGGACGCTCCACTTTGGATTAATTCTTCATGGTCTTTGTGTATGTCACAAGTGCGACAATAGAAAATGCGTACGATCAGATCATTTATTCTTAGGTACGAGAGACGATAATAATAAAGATATGGTTACTAAAGGACGTAACCGCAGAGGTAAAACAAAATTATCTCCAGAAGACGTAGAGAATATACGTCAAGAGTATCGTCCGGGCGTTAAGGGTTATGGTTTTAAAGCTCTAGCTAAAAAATACCAAGTAAGTCACAACGCCATTAAAGGAATAGTTCGATACAAGTACTGGAAATAGTATGGTGCATATGGTGTAGGTGGCAGCATATCTCACTGTGACTGAGACGGCATGGGTTCAAACCCCATTATGTACCCCAAACAATGCAATATTCAGACAGCTTTAGTAACTGTCGAAGGCAAAATCTAGTTCGTGGATATTGTATTTTCAAGCTCCGTGAGCGGAGCGAACGTCGTAGTAGACCCCTAAAGAGAGGGCCGAGGCTGTAACCCTCGTGGCCGTAAAGGCCCCGCTGGGAGCATTACCCAGATGCGGCACCAATACAAGCTAGGCGAGATAACAGTAACGCCTTTCCTAGAACCTAGGATAACTAGGGTAACTCGTAGGGCCGCAAACCCTTTCTAGCTTTTGAACACGCCATTGTTAGTGGCTAGTGGGGGTGGCGACAAGCCCCATGATGTAGAAACGACATGACAGTCGTAACAAAAGCCCCTAGTCTCGGAGAGACCGGAGCCGACCTCCGTGAGTTGTAATGGTGGAGGCGAGTCCTTGGGCATGGTAAGCCAAAACTCAAGGACAATATCCTTTGAAGCTAGTACAGCAGTCACCGAACATCGTAGGAGAAGGAATCACTGCGAACGAATAGATTCTGATCATTTATGATCGAAAATCATATGAAAACACCCAAAATCACTGCGATCTGATTGATTTTGAGTAATGGCTTTTCGTCTAAAAACAAGCTAGGACACCTCCTATTTACAGGAGGAAATGCAGGTGCGAGTCCTGCGGGGCCAACCATACACCCCTTAAGGGGATCTCAGAAGCTTCTAGCATTTTTGAGAAAACAAGAATATGCCGCATAAGTGTAACGGGTGACACGCAAGCCTTCCAAGTTTGATAAGCGAGTTCGAGCCTCGCATGCGGTTCCAAATAATACCCCCGGTACTGTTTGACAGCGGTCAAAACGAGGGTATACTAAATATCATGATGAACGCACCCAAGTTCGATAGTGACAAGATCGCACTCTTCGATATGGACGAAACCCTTGTCAATTTTCAAGGTCCGCTCCGTGAAGCTTTGCTTCGCATGAAAGGTCCAGAAGAAGAGATCCCTGAAAATCTGTGGGCTATGCCCGATCACTGGTATGCACGAGCCCAGGCAATCAAAAAGGAACCTGGATTCTGGCGTAACCTTCCGAAGCTGCAATGGGGTTGGGATGTACTCGATATCGCTCGCGAGATCGGATTTGACATTCATGTTCTTACCAAAGGCCCCACGACAGGCTCAGTAGCCTGGAGTGAGAAGGTTGATTGGGTACGAGAGAATCTTCCCGAAGCCACGCTACATATCACTGACGACAAACGCATTGCTTACGGTCGTGTATTCGTGGATGACTATCTTCCTTTTATGGAGCTTTGGCTGCAAAATCGCCCACGCGGACTGGGGATAGTGAATTGTCCAACACAAAATCCAAATCTTGTGAATGCTCACGATGGTATGGATCAAGTACGTACGAGATTACAAATGGCATATGACAGATAATGAAAAGATTTTGGAATAAAGTTAATCAATTGTCCAAATTGATAGGCAAAACCTGGAAACACGTAAATTAGCCCCTATAGTTTAATGGTAAAACACTAGTTTTGTAAACTTGAAATCCTGGTTCAATTCCTGGTGGGGGCTCCAACACACACGGGCGATTAGTTCAATGGAAGAACGTCGGTGTTACATACCGAAGACGGGGGATCGTTACCCTCATTGCCTACCAATACAACACAAGAAAACAAGTAAGCTGAAACAAGTCATGAAAGGGCGTTTCGACCTTTTATGGTAAGTAGTGCGGGATCATACAGCGGTCTAGTATGCTGGGTTCTGAGCCCAGTCACCTGAGTTCGAATCTCAGTCCCGCTGCCAACTATAGCGGGATGATGTAATCGGTTAGCATGAGAGGTTTTGAACCTGTCTGTCTGGGTTCAAGTCCCAGTCCCGCTTCCATTTTCTTGAAATTCACTTGACTAGCACGAGAATCGTGCTATACTTTGAACATGAACAGATTCATCATCTACTGCCCTGAGTCGGAATCATTCGTTAGAGTTCGTCACGGATGGACCTCTGGGCATCCTGCGGAAGCAGTCAACAGCTACGCTTCACGAAGCGAAGCGAGTAAAGCACAAAGCCGTTTTCACAGCCTTCGAAACTGTCAAGTTGTTGAAGTGCAGAAGACAGTAACATTCATGGATGGCCGAGCGGTCGAAGGCATTGGGCCGTTAACCCAACGAGAGAAATCTCCATCCTAGGTTCGAATCCTAGTCCATGAGCCAATACAATCAGGCTAAAGTGTTATGGCCGCACGGGTGTTTTGGGAACATCCAGTCTAGGTTCGATTCCTAGTAGCCTGACCAAACAACTCGGCCCTGTACCAGAATTGGCATATGGATCCGACTTAAAATCGGAGGTTTGCGGGTTCGACTCCCGCTAGGGCCACCACCTTTACTGAAAGACCATAAAGAATAAAGATGCTAAGAAAACTAACAGCGGTTCTACTTCTGCTGGCTAGCTGCCATCAGCAGAAGACAGAGAGCCCGCAGACCAACCACGAACCGCCCGACCCTCCGCAGATTCACGAAGACTGCACCGATTGGGAGACTGGCGGATCCACGCTGCCGCTACCGCAGTTCATTGGCCACTTTGAGATTCCTGATAGGTATTTCGTTTGTGGCGACACCGACCCGACAGAACAAGACTACTACTGGTTTATTTCACAGGACGAAGTTCTGATGAACCTTGCACTAGACAGCGAAGCAGACACAACGCTTAATCTTAATGTGTGGGGTCGCAGTCTCATTCAGGACGAAGGCGAAACCATCATTGTACACGATTTGGTATACTCCTTCATTGGAGACCCTGGCTCGTTACAGGTTACTGGATTTCCTGTGCCGCAAAGCAATTACGGCTTTGTAGTGGGTATCACCTCGTTAAACAACGTTAGCGATTATCAGCTTGAAATCTGGCCCTTCTAGGGTACTATTCTATAAGGGGGATGGTCCTCTTATAGAACGGATGGCAACATGTTTGATATAAAAGTAAGTATGGAACTCCGCGACGGCTCCCGTGAGGAGTATGTTTTAAGCGGCGGGCTACACTGGAGAAAAGAAAGATACTTGCGATGGACTCAGAAGTATAAGAGACTTCTGGGTCAGGCGTTACACATTACATTAACGCAGCACAATAACTTCGACGCGACTGAGGTTGTTGTAAGTATTGCTAATGGTTTCCGTAACAAGGGAACCAAGTATTTCACAAATCTTAAAATTGAGGTAGACGGAGAAGTTCGCGAGTATAGCGGCAAACACATGATCCGTCCTCGCGGCATCATTGCCGAGCGTTTTGTTACCGGACCTGACGCAGACCAAGTTAGGGACTACAAGCACATTCCTGAGGAATGGGTGCCGGAATGGCTGCCGCATAAAGCAAAGGTTGCCATAGACAAGTATCACAACCGCAGCGAAGACTCGTACGGGCCGTATAAGCCTTTTTGGAATAAGTTCCACACGCTCAGTGATTCGCACGGTGGAGCGGGCATCGCCCCCTTCTCTGATTGGACCAAGTGCAAAGAAGGATACCAACTTCGTTCGCTTGAGTTCTATGGCGAGGTTTGTCGTTCACCTATTGCTTGTTTAAAGCCTAGAAATGGTAAACCATTACAGCTTAATGAAAAGTACTGGCTTGGTAGAACATATCAGCATGAATTGCCTCAGTTTAACAGTTGGCCCGACAACTGGTGTGAATATAGCGAATGGCTGATGCACTATCAGGCTCACGATTACACGCACTTGTGGCGTATGATTCGTGCGGCGTGGCAGCTTGCTCCTTATGATCCATTTGCACGCATGTTCATGAAGTGGGTTTGGAACGACTGCAAGATGAACCTTGAGGGTGCCGCTGGAAATAACGATTACAACAACTTGTTCTGGTCGTTAACCAAGAGAATGCGTTCTGCTGAACCCAACCAAGGGGCTCGCTGGGCTGACCGTGGTTTCTATCATGTAATTCGTTGCTTCTTGTCTGTGTCACCGTACATAGGACGCAGAGAGCGTAAGAAGTGGAGACGACTTTTCATTGCAGCTATTCGTCGTGTGGTCACACCAGATGGCGTATGCTTGAGAGACGAAAACGTACCTCAACACATTTTTGAAGTTATGGGGGACGTTCCCTTGACTCGTGGATTCCAAGCACAGCTTTTAGCTTCTGTTTATGAAGAGCTTGGCCTGGACGACATTCTTGCAAACTTTAGAAACACGTTTCCGATTTGGGTTCCTGATTATTCAGAAACACTAAATCACTCTAACCACAACGGCCATGAAATGTACCGTCCATACAATGGTATGTACAATATTGGCATTTTTGGTTATGATAGTTTTGAGCATTTCAATGCAGCTAATGAAAGTCGTGGAGTTAATGGATCTTCACAGGACTACGACTGCACAAATCCGAAATCCTACTTGACAGACTGAGCCCTTGAGGGTATAATTAGTCAACTTACCCCCTAACCCCTTCTATTGAATATGAAAGCACTCCTTCTAGCACTCCCCCTTCTGATGAGCGGCAACACCCCCGATTTCGAGTCCTATTGCCAATCAGGTGATAACTCCTGGGGAATTGGAGCCGTTATCGTTGGAGAAGGCACCTCCAGTCTCGCTCTTGATGACTGTAGTATGAATGTCACCAATATGGTTGGCAATCGTTACTGCGGCATCATGTACGGCACCGTCCCCATGGAACTCCCCTTCGGTGATGGTTGGCTCTGTCTCCATCCTGGATATTCTCAGTTTATTGGTGGCACGAAGTACACTTCTGCAACCGGCGAACAAAACTGGCAAGCCACACTTGACTTTGCTTCTCCTGGTGATACCATTTACTTCCAAGCTTGGTACCGTGATCCGGGTTTCGGCAGTCAATTCAACACCTCGAACGGCCTGAAAGTTAACGTAAGGCTATAGAACACAGGGAATTGGTGTAATCGGCAACATCCTGGCCTCATAAGCCAGGGCTATGGGTTCAAGTCCCGTATTCCCAACCAACACATGCACCCGTGGCCTAACTGGACCAGGGCTCCCGACTACGAATCGGGCGATTGTAGGTTCAAATCCCACACTTACCTCCAAATAAAACTTGACAAGCACGAAAATCGTGCTATACTTGAGTATGAACGAAATTTCCTCTCATCAGGCAACTCTCATTCACGACATTGCTTCTTACAAGGAAGTGATGGGAGCTAAGCGTTTCAAGCGTACTAAGGAAGAAATGGCAATGGGGCTGACTGCTGAAAAAGCGTTGGAACTACGCCTAAGGGAAGCCAACGATCTTCCGGCTGGTGCTGTTGGTAGTCGCCCCACGCCGCGAGCATCTACGTCACGAAAGGGCGATATTACGATCAAGATTCGTCCTGCTGCTGGCGTTGAGTCTAGTTATTTCGAACGACTCCCAAATGGGCCTGTTGAAATAGTTCTTGATGAAAAGTGGTACGGTTGGTTTGGAACCCTGTTAGACTCTCCGTACGACGGAGACAACACGAAACTTCTAAACCACATTCTTGACCTTGGTATAGGTGAAGCATTAACAAGGTTTCATTTTCCAAAAGACATTGAGGATTATGAATCGTAAGGATCCAATTCAGTTGTTCTTTAAGCACGTTGACAAGACAACGGACTGTTGGTTGTGGATTGGTGCAAGAGGCGGACTCTTAATCCGTCAGATCTGGGTTCAAATCCCAGGGGGCCGACCAAACATTCGCTCTTTGAGCGAAGCGAAAATGCGGGCGTAGCATAGTGGACCAATGCATCAGCCTTCTAAGCTGAAAAACGAGGGTTCGAATCCTTCCGCCCGTACCAACTCACTTCGTTCGTAAGAATGAAGTCAAGGGAGTGTAATCAAGTGGCCGAAGATACCCGGCTTTTAACCGGATGAGCGAAAGCTCCGTCGTGGGTTCAAATCCTACCACTCCCACCAAATAACTATGAAATATAAAACTAAAGATAATCTAATAACGTTGGGCCTTGCAATATTAGTAATACTTTCTATCATTGCTGTTATTGGCACAATTATGGATGCTGGAAAAGACTCAGTTCGTCAAGAAGCAGTAGATAATGGACACGCCACCTGGGTTGTAAAAGAAGGATCCAAATTTACTAGTTTTGAGTGGAATAACTTGACACACGAGCAATAACGAGTATAATGTAGTCATGAACGAACAAAACGAAACAGTCACTCTCACTCGTGCAGAGCACGAACAACTCTTGGAAGATCAGCAGTTCCTTCGGGCACTACAAGCTGCTGGCGTTGACAACTGGGAAGGGTATGCAGATGCCCAAGAAATCCTGGAAGACGAATAACACTCTCTCCGACATTCACTAACTATAGATAATATCAAAGGTTAATCGAACTGAAGGAATCCCACAGAAATTTTTTCTGTCGGAGAGAGCCATGCAGGAATGGCGTAATTGGTAGCCGCACGAGATTTAGGATCTCGTATCAGAAATGGTGTGGGGGTTCGAGTCCCCCTTCCTGTACCACACACTTTTTACTTACTATGAGCGAACTAATCATTCAGCCTACCACGATTGAGGCTATCAAACCCCACCCTAATGCTGATCGCGATGTTTTTAGCACACGCTGACCCCGCTGTACCAGGCTCCTTCGGATTATTTTTCATCTTGGCTGAGATAGTATTAATCCTATGCTGCTTCGCTGTCCCGGTTACGTTTATACTTGCCTTTGTTGCACCTCTGATTAGCATATATTGTACTCGTTGGAATGATTGGCTGAAAGATAAAGAAGAAGAACGGAAACGAAATGCATTGAAACACCGAATGTCATGAGTAGGAAAAATCCCAGATCTACTACTCCTCTGGTTTTTCAAAAACCGATTAAGATTAAATCTCTCAAGCCCATACTATCACAGCGTGACCTCAAGAGACTGATGGTTGCTCAGATTCTCTCTGGTATGCTATCCAACACTAGAAAGGAGAAGTTCGATACGTCTGATCTGACCTCACAAGCAATCGAATGTGCCGACAGGATCATTGACCTAACCTAATGCTAGATAAAGACTTACGCCTGTAGAAAACTTAAGAATCCCCCTTACACTCTACTGCCAAGGTGTCATAATGTATATGTACTCCTCCCAGTAAAAGGTAAACACATGACAACAACAACTAACCTCACGCTTGACAACTTCGCAAAGGAAACGGGCTTTCGTTTTCGAGTGACCAAAAATCAAGCTGCACGTATCGCACTTACCTCTCTTGACGCTGCTGCTCGTTCCACCTTTAGTGGACTCAGTATTGAAGATGCAGCTAACGTTCTTGAGAATTCCCGTAACAACAAAGGCAAGCCGTTCAATTGGGTAAAAGAATCCCTTGAAATCATTGATGGCTGGAACGATTCAATGTCGTTGACCCGCGAAGGGGCCTTTCAAGAGTTCTTGGCTAACGGTGGCCTAGAAAAACTACAAGGCCGCAAGCCCGAAGTACCTGACTCGGTGTATCTTGATCCCGCACTGACTTTGAAAAACTTTACGGATCTAGCCGAAGCTGCCACTGGAGCCAAGCATCGCTTTCGTATGTCTCGTGAACAAAACGTCAGGTTTAAAGCTGGCGACCTGACACGCGAACAAGCGTTGGCCGAAGTCGTAGCGTCTAAACAACCTCAAACCCCCGTCGCACAGGAAGAAGCTATCACTGTGGCAGATGGTATTGAAACCACTGGTAGCTGAACATAAATATGAGTAATCTCAATCAATTTATTGCCCAAGGCAACCTTGTTGATGACCCCAAGGTGATGGGTCAAGAAAATAACGTCGTACGATTTACCATTGCTGTTAACAATGGCTTCGGTGATCGCAAGACCACTACCTTCGTGGACTGTGTTGGTTTTGGCAAGCAGGCCGAGATCATGGGCAAGCACCTTGAAAAAGGTAAGCAAATCCTTATCAGGGGCAATCTTATCCCGAACAGTTGGACGAACGACGAAGGCGAGAAGCGTACCAAGCTAGAAGTTCAGCTTGAAAACGTCAATGGTTTCTTCTTCGTTGGCAACAGCGGTGGTTCCGGGGCTCCCAGCGTGGGCGGTGACGAACCCGGTGAAAAGGTTCCTGCCACAACTGGTGGTGGCGAAGGCGGTACTGACGAACAACTCTTCTAATCGTCAGTAAGAGATAAAAAACTAGAAGCGGAGCTTGACTTGCTCCGCTTCTGGTGTATAATGGTAGCATGAAGAGACTAGTCCTACTACGAGGCCCGTCAGGAAGCGGCAAAAGCACAATCGCCAAGGCTGTCGGTGGCGAAATCTTTGAAACCGACAAGTTCTGGGAGAGAAAAGGTCCATATGACTTCGACCCCTCCAAATTGGGGCTCGCTCATTCCTGGAACCAAACGAACGTCAGGACTGCGTGTAATTTTGATGTAGAGTTGGTCGTGGTGGCTAACACTAGCATGACTCGATGGGAAATGAAACCTTATCTTGACATGGCTGAGAAATACGGGTACACTGTAGAAGTGCTACGCACCCCTGGCCCCTGGGATCCCGAAGTGCTCTTTGAGCGTAACGTTCATGGTGTTCCTTTGGCAACGCTACGAAAGCAGATCAACAAGTACCAACCTCACGACGACGAAACCGAGTGGACTGATATGTCTATTTTTCAAGCATGAATGACGAACTTAAGGCCGAAGAAAGTAAGTGCTGGACCTGCAAGTTTGGCATTTGCGTAAAAGAGACCGAACAGGAACGTGTCTCATATGAGTCACCGAACGAAAAACAAGAAGACACATACGATATCTTTAATGAGTCACAACAGACTCCAGAAGTAATCGACACCGTAATTGAACACGAAAGAGTAAAGACAATTTGCTTCTGGAGACCTGAGAATGTCAAGGACTCTCCTCCGATCCTGGTTTCCAAGATCGAAGAATGCAATCGCTTTAAAAAAGAATAATGCTACGTCAAAAACACCTAGACCTATGCCAGTTGATCGTTGACGCTGGCGGTACGCCCTTCGTTGTAGGAGGGTTTGTACGCGACATGCTTTTGGGCCGACAGCCCAAAGACGTGGACGTTATGGTTGTGGGTGCTTCTAACGAGCTTTGCCGCCTGCTACATAAGCACGGTGAACTTGTTGGCGACAGCTTTCCGGTATGGAAAATCGTCACCGATCACGGCGACGTTGAGGTAGCCCTTGCTAGAACTGAGCAAAAAACAGACGATGGTCAAGGCTACAAGGGATTCGATTGCCAAACGGAAGACGTTACGCTTGAACAAGACCTTCAACGTCGAGATCTCACGATAAACGCTATGGCTATGGATCCCTTCACGGGTAAGGTCTTTGACCCGTTCCGTGGAGCCAGAGACCTAGCTGATGGTGTACTGCGTCCTGTTGGAGCACACTTCGGAGAAGATCCGTTGCGTGTACTGCGTGCCGCAAGGTTCGCAGCCCAATTGGGCATGGTACTATCTGATGAGCTTGTTGAGGTAGCACAGGTTGTTTTACCTGAGCTAATCACGCTACCGGGCGAGCGTCTGTGGGGTGAGCTTGAAAAGGCACTCCGTACGCCGAAGCCGTCGCTGTTCTTTGAAGCTTTAGACAAATTGGGTGCCCTAGAGGTTGTCCTTCCGGAAATAGACGCTCTACAGGGGCGTACTCAGCCCGAGAAGTACCATCCCGAAGGTGATGCATACGTACACACTCTTGAGGTCGTGGACCGGGCTGCCGAGCTTGGTGCGGACGATGAGACGATGTTCGCTGCACTTACACACGATTTGGGTAAGGCTGTTACGGACGATGACAATTTGCCACATCATTACAACCACGAAGCACTCGGTGTGCCGCTTGTTCACGACATGTGCGACAGGCTCCGCGTACCGAACACGCATCGCAAGGTTGCGGCGGTGACGGCAAAGGACCACTTGAACGTCCATAGATTTGATGATTTAAAGCCCGTGAAGAAGGTGCGTCTGCTTATGCGACTGCTTGCTGTACAGGGAGACCAAATGCTTTCTCGTGTTGTTCTTGCTTCTAAGGCAGACGCGAGGGGGAGAGGTCCGCTGCACGCAAACGACCCGTACGAGCAGGGCGACAGGTTGCTGAAAGCTGCTGGAGTTATCCGGCAGGTTCGAGGTCACGAGTTCGCCCACCTAAAGGATGGTCAAAAGATCGCTCAAAACATGGAGCGTGCAAGAGCCAAGGCACTTAAGGGTGCTGGATTTTAATTATGAGCAATAGTAAACCCGGCATCCGTCGCTTTCACTTTGTCCGTACCGAAGACGTTTCAGGCGTCAGCGGTACGGGCGTTGTGGGTGAAGGCGTGGAACTGTCTAATGGAAAGGTAGTTCATTCGTGGATTTCCAACATGGGAACCGTGAGTGTTTATGACAACATGAAAACATTCGTGGCTGTTCATGGCCACGAGGGAAAGGGGGCTATTGAATGGCTTGACCCTGATCCTGTAGAAGAAGAAGAACCAGAAGCGAAACCTAAGCGTAGAACGAAGAAATGAATTTTATTAAGATCAAAATGGCTGACTCCATGACGGAGGAAGATACCGCTAACGACGTATACATCAGGCCGCATATGATTATGCAAATTGAACCGTATAGTGGTCCGTTTGGGTTGCATTCTTTTGGACCGGACGGACGTGCTATGGCTAATGGAAAGCACAAGCAAATTCTTGGTGGATCACTAATCATGTTGGGTAATCAATCAAGAGTTTGTCATGATAGTCCAGATGTAATTATGCAAAAAATTACTGACGCCAAAGAGCAGGAAAAATTCGCATGAACCGAAAAGCCAAGAAGCCGACAGTCATGCAGGTTATATCTGCTGTAATTGCAGTAGCCGCTATCGTTGCTATGGGAATTTTGATTGCATGAAAGAAGTCTACGTTGTCTTTGATAGGCACAATGGCAATCATCGCCTCCCGTTCATGGGAATATTTGATACCCGTGAAGAAGCACAAGAACTAGTTGATAAACTAAACGTCAATGGTCCAGTGATGTGCCAAGTCTCTGCTTGGTACGATACATACCAACTAAATACATTGCACAGCAGGGCATTGTTGCCCAACACCTAATCGCGGAGCGATTATGAAAGATCCGATCCTATTAAACAAACTCTGGAAAGAGGTAGAAGCTGGTCGCGTGAACGCGAACCAGTCAGGATCGTATACTCTTTTCAAGTACACGCAAGACACACACATTCAAGACCTCTGGAATGACGTAAATCGTCAGGCCAGAGGGATTATCTTCGATGTTGACGGTACCGTTATAGCTCGACCGTTCTCTAAGTTCTTCAACATGAACGAACGTGAAGAGACCAAGGTTGCTAACCTTCCGTGGGATGAGGGCTGTGAAGTCTATGAAAAGATGGATGGTTCGTGTGGTGTTGGATACTTCGGTACCAAGGGACCAGACACGAGAGATCCGTTACCTTCGTTTGAAGAAAACCCAGACATGTACACGCGAGGTCACGTCTACACCATAAATGTACCCATGTGGCGTTTGGCTACGCCGGGTAACATGGAGTCTGATCAGGCTCTTGAGGGTACTCGTATCCTAAATGAAATGGTGCCAGAATGCGAGGGACAGCCCACGCACCCGCGTTGTGCATCTGAATACACTGAACGATACTCTACTTATCAGGAAACAGTGTGTGCTTTGCCACGTTATGACCTTACGGCTCTGCCGACAGATTGTACTCCTGTTTTCGAGATCATCTATCCCGAGAACCGTATCGTCGTGGACTACCACGGTGCTCGCGAGCTTGTATTGCTTGCGATTTTCGAGCACAACGGAGTCGAGTGGCACCCTCGTCGTGTCGATCAGATCGCAGAAATGTGTGGCTTCCGTAGACCTAAAGTATATCAAATGGACTTGCGTGAAGCTACGTTCGAAGATAACACTGAGGGATATGTTGCTAAGATTGGCAGCCTTCGCGTGAAGGTTAAGAGTCCAACGTACGTTCGTATCCACCGTCTTTTGGACGCTATGAGTCCAAAAGGTGTAATCGCATTGATCCGTGGTCACGAGTACGGTGTAACCGTCAAGCAACTACCCGCAAGCATCGCTTGCGACTTTGATGACATTCGTGCCTTGGTGCAGGGAATGTACGATGAAATCTTCACTGCTGCTCATGTCAACCTGAACCGCATGCATGAAGAGGTCGGTGCAAATCGTCCTCGAAAAGAACAGGCCATGTGGATCCAGGCCAACGTGGACAACATGGAGGGCGGCTTCGTGTTCGCACTACTCGATGATAAGGATATCGAGGACAAGATTTGGAAACTAGTTACTGAAAGGATTAAGGAATAATATGGTACACAAAACAGTCTATCTTGCTGGCCCCATCGACGGTCTCTCATACGCAGAGGGTATCGAGTGGCGACAGCATGCACAAAAAGACCTTGCGGTCCATGGTATCAAGGGCATGTCGCCCCAACGGGGCAAGGGATACATCGCAGACTTCGCGGAGATCGCTGGCGAAATGGACTTCTCTAAACAAGAAGGACTAACAGACAACCCCATGAGTACGTCACGAGGCATCTTGGCTCGTGACAAATTTGATGCACTGAATTGTTCGGTCTTGTTCGTCAGCTTCCTGGGTGCTACGCGAGTTTCAACTGGCACCATTATGGAAATTGCCTGGGCATATCAATTAAACAAACCCATCGTCGTTGTCGTTGAGGACGACGATACTCTACATAAAAATCATCCCATGCTCAGAGAGACATTTGATTATGTAGTAAACAATATTGACGCAGGGTTGGATATTGTCAAAGGAATATTCGAGGGCTACTAAGGAACACCCCTTAGTGCATATACCCACGCTCGTAGCATTTTTGAGAAGACTGACATGAATGATTATTTAAAGCAAAGAATGCTTGACAAAGAGGAAAACCCGGCGTATAATACGACTATGAAGGAAGACCCCACAGGAACACCCGGTCCTCTTTTTATCGTCTTATCCGGTAAGAAGCAGACTGGCAAGGATACGGCAGCGTTGATGGCATCTAAGATGCTGTACGAGGCCAACAAAACCTTCAAGATCACCGCTTTTGCCGAGGTCTTGAAAGACGCAGCGATTACTGTGCTAGGTCTCGACCGAGATCTTGTGTACGGGACCAACGAAGACAAGGAGACACCTACACATGTTCTATGGGATACATTCCCGTTGAGCATTCGCTTTAAATACAGAGAGACATGGTACATGCCACTAAGGTCTGGCCCGATGACGATTCGCGATGTATTGCAAGTGATGGGGACAGATATCTTTCGCACGATGTTTGACTTTAACGTGTGGGCTAACGCACCCTTCAACCGTGATTGGGGTAACCTAGATGTGGTTATCATTTCTGATTGCAGATTTCCCAACGAAAAGAGAGTAACAGAAGACCATTCTGGCGTCATCATTAGACTAGAGAGGAAAACGGGACTCAAGGATGGACATTCCAGCGAGACTGCTCTCGATGGACGCACGTTCGAGTGCGTATACAATAACAATGGGTCCATGGAAGACCTGGAAGCATTCATGCGTGGCGTACTACAAAAACTGAATCTACTATAATGGAAAACAACCTTGCTCTTACTGGCGACGAAGCTCGCGTATTGATGGTGGCCATGGCTACCTCCACGGCTTCTGTGCCCTCACAAATGACGATTAAACTCTGGTCTAGTCTAACTGAAATTAGTCAAGTCCAGCCTCCTACTCCTCCTACAAACGAAGACGAAAAATAATGGATACTATCTTTTCTCACCGCCCCCTTGCGGGCGTAAGTGTTGGTGCTTGTAACGTTGGCGACGTTCTAGTTGTCGCTTTCGCACTAGTGAACGACGGCACAAGCCGTAACAACTTCTACCACGCAGACCGCGAAGACCACTTCTGCCGTGCAACTGCTCGTGCGATCATCAATGGTCGTCTCGGTGCCGCTGTTGACGGCAACGCTGGCAGTCTAACGTTTAGCTTTGACACTAGTCTTGGCTCTCGTGACTTCATGAAGGCGTTCCGCGAGTCCTTTAAGCCCACCGTTGACGAATCGGACGAATTCCTGAGTGAAGTTGGCGAGTTCGCTGGCATTGAGGTTCGTACTCGTCCCCTTGCAACCGATATGGTTGACCGTCTAACTCAAACCGTCCACGGGGTGATCGCTAATGCGAGTACTAGTGTCTAGGAGAAATAAATAATGCGTTGTCTCATTTACGATACCGAAACTGGGGGCCTAGACACCGAGAAGCATTCAGTCTTCTCGGTGGGTGCTTTGGTTGGTGACCTTGACACTGGCGAGATCATTGATCAATTTGAAGCCTTTCACCGAAAACCATCTGTGGATGACTATGTGTACACGCCTAAGGCTATTGAAGTACATGGCATCACTCCGCAAGAGGCTTTCAACCAAGGTATTTCAACCGAAGAGATCTGTGAGAAGTTCACTGATCTATGGTTTAATACTGGAGCCGCCATGCTGGGTGGACACAACGAAGCGAGCTACGATAGGCCGATTATCTCTAAGGATATCTTTGGCTGCTCTAAGCAAAACTTCGAACGTAACTTCACCTATCGTGCCCTTGACTCCCTGCCTGTGATGCGTCTGTTTACTGGGCACGATAATGTAAAGTCTGGTGCTACCTTGACTCAATCTGTTAAGGCTTTGAACATTGACATGTCTGATTTTGGCAAGAACAAGTTCCACGCCGCTCTGTTTGATGCGGTTGCTAGCTTTCGTATCTTGTATCGCTTCCGTAGTGTGTTCTCGGACCCGGCGTTTGCCGAAGCGTTGATGAAAGGATGATGGATAACAACAAACAACATCGCGACGAACAGCGTCGTGTTCTACAGCGTGCTGGATGGGTTGCCGTCCCAGCACTCAAGGACTCTGGTGCCTTCCAGTGGAAGTGGATTCACCAAGACCGCAAGAAGGCATATTCGCGTGAACGTGCTTTTATTATGGCTGCTCGCGACCTAAAGCGTCAGGGTTTTACGGTATGAAAGTATGGCTAGAAACTACAGGTTTGACAATCGCAGCGAAGAAGAGTTTAAAGAAGACATCAAAAACCATACGATGTCAGAACGTACACTGTTTTTCCTGTGGTTAGACCTGATAGAAAAAGACACTGGCAAACGTCCCAAGTTTACGGATACGGGGTGCGGTAACGATGGTGAGTTCCTAGAAAACAGTAAGGTCAACACTGACCCCGACTTTACTGTTGAAGGTTACGGTGAGATCGAGGTCAAGTTTTCTAAACCACTGATCAAGACTTACTTCCATCTAAAAACCAACCAGATTAAGAACTATTGCACACGTAGGGCCACCATTCTTATGGTGAACGGAGCGGGTGAAGAAACCCCGATGTTCACCATGCTTAAGCCAGAAGCCTTGGACGCTATCGTACGAGACTGTAAGGCGATCAACTTCAAAGGGTTTGGTTGGAAGCCAGCGTACCGTATTCTTGTTAGCCGTTTCCTATGGCGACCGCTCAAGTGAAACACCGAAGGCACTGAGTAGGGAAATCCCTCACGTCTAACCTCCTCCAATTTTCAGAAAATGCACTTCGATATCATTCTACCAACCACAGGTCGTGACTCACTAGTCGCTGCCGTTGAGTCAGTGGTAGGACAAACTCATGAAGATTGGTCCTTGCAGATCTCATGTGATGGACAGGTCTTCATGCCGGGAGACGCGATACCCGATCTCGGTCCACGTTTTAAACCTGTCGTTGGTTCGGTGGAGCCACAAGGTGGTTACGGTGGGCCAGCACGAAACTTTGGCATCCTTATGAGTCAGGCTGAGTCATGGATTGCGTACATCGATGACGATGACGAGTGGCTACCCAACCACTTGGAGACTCTTGCCAAGTTGATTGAAGAGAACCCTGGCGTGAATATGGTTCGTACCGCTGGCCAATCGTTTATGATGAAACACAAGTCCCCACGATCAAGCAAGCTAGTCAAAAAGATGGGTGCTGTAAATTCAACTGACTTCTTAACGGTTGGCATGGCCCATACACGAGAGGTCTTTGACAAGACGGACGGCTGGCAACCGTGCGACAACCACGATCACATGCTCTGGAAACAAATGCTCGCATCCGGCGGCATTGCCGCCGAGACCGACGCAGTAACTTACCACTTTAAACGATGAGAATTATTCAACTACACTCCGAGAACATCAAACGAGTTCGTGCTATTGATATTACCCCTGATGGTGATATCATTGTGCTTAGTGGTCCGAACGGTGCTGGAAAAAGCTCCGTGCTGGATTCTATCTGGCTTGTTTTCGAGTTCAAAGCGGCTAAGAAAAGCAATCCCAACCCTCTACGTGCCGGTGAAGACAAGGGGTTCGTTGAGCTTGATCTAGGGGAATATATTGTAACCCGTAAGTTCACTCCCTCTGGATCGACGCTCTCAATTCGCACACCTGACGGTAGCACTCTAAAATCTCCACAGAAAATCCTGGACGGTCTGATTGGTGACCTGAGCTTCGATCCATGGGAGTTTTCTCGCAAGAAAGAGAAAGAACAACGTGAAATGTTGGCTGACGTGCTCTACAGTATCACCGAGGGTGAGCTAGACCTAGCCAACTATGACGTACAACACAAAGAAGCGTTCGAGGCACGCAGTAGTCTCAACAAGGACAAAAAGAGACTAACTGCTCTTGTTACTCAGATGGCACCCCCTTTGGCTACTGATCCTACGGAAGAAATTTCTGTAGAGGATTTAACTAAGGCTATTACGGATGCCATTACTTCTCAGACGAAAACAAATCAATTGACTCTCCAGGATAATGACTTAAAAAATAAAGTTAAAAGACTGGAGCAGGAATTGGAAGAAGCCAACAAAGAACTGACGCTAGTTAAGAAAGGACTAGAGGACGCTCCCGATGTTCCTGACATTGAGTTTTTGAAGAAAGAACTGGGTGGAATTGAACAGCGAAACAAGCGTGCTCGCGAAGTGATTACGTACAATGAAACACGTAAAGATCTGACGAAAGTTGACGAAGGTATTCAGGAACTTAACGACAAAATGGAGCTTATTGGCATCCAGAAGGCGGAAGCACTCGAATCTTCGCCACTTCCTGTGAAAAACCTTCGCATCACAGAGGATGGTGTCGTAGTCGTGAATGACGAAGGGCATGAAGTACCTTTTTGTCAGGCTTCGTCCGCTCAGCAGCTAAGAATCTCGCTGGGTATTGCTATGGCCGCGAACCCCAAGCTCCGCGTGATCCGTATTGCTGACGGGTCACTACTAGACGACAACAGTATGGCAATCATTAAGGAAATGGCCGACGACGAAGACTATCAATGTTGGATCGAATACGCCTCTAGAAACGACGCAGATCGCATGGGAGTATACATTGAAGACGGTTCTGTGGTAGAGGTGACCCCCAACGCTTAGTGTAGTGTTATTAGGGAGGTCACCCATGATGAGCATAAAATTAGACTGGGAAAAACTTTGTGCGGTTCACAAGCACCTGCTAGAATTGCCAACGTTAACGGATGAGACAAAAATCATTATCATAATGGTTATGTCTGATTACAAACAAAAGAAATCAGTTGTTAAGTTTAAAGACTTTTTAAGATTTCTTTGGTCACTTTCTGAAGATCCAAGACTCAATGTTGTAACACTTGTTGCACAGGATGAAGAAGGTCGTATTCTATATCGCCACAAAACGATGACTGCTGGCGGTGAAGAGGTTCCGATTGGAGGAAACGAGAACGTAGTAGTGCATTGGAATGCTCTAACCCAATCTGAAAAAGACACGTACATTCGACTTATTGTATCACAAATTAATGGACACGAACGATAGCCCCCTAAGTTGTATCCCCAAGAACGAGTGGGACGCACTCATTCTTAGCATTCTCAAACCTTTCTTCCCTCTGTGTGTTAGAGATACACTCATCACTACGGAAGACCTTCAACAAGAAGCCTGGATCAGTCTACTGATTGCATGTGAGCGATACGATAGTCGTAAGGGTAAGTTTGTGACGTTTGCTTACCACTATATTCGTGGGCGTGTTATGAGATACATCTCACGAGTGACACGCAATAAGCCGTATCAATGTCAAGTAGACAATTACGTTGATATAATGGACGAGAATAAAAGCTACGAAGATACTACGGCAGAACGACAAGACTTCATGAAAACGATTTTTGATCTTGTGTCTGATCAAAAGCACGTTGAACTGCTGGTCGAACACTTCGTCAACAACAAGTCGTTCCGTCAAATCGCAAAAGAGACAGGCACGTCACATGTTTCGGTTGCCAATCGCGTCAACAAACTACTCGACGTACTAGAAATGAGGCTTGTCAATGAAAACGCCTAAAACAATTGAGCTTATCGAGTGTCGTAAGTGTAGCGGACAATACTTTAGTGGATCTGTTCGCGTAACACTACTTCCTGGAAACGAAAACGAACTACCCGACGAAGTATACGTAATCGTACGTAAAGTAGCCGCTTGTGCGTCTTGCAAAGAACGAGAAGACCGCACCCAGGGTGGCAGGAGAAAGAAATTTGAGCGTTGAATCCTATGTCTCTATCAGTAACCTAGAACACGGCAAGGTCTATGACCAAGTGTTCCTCATCGCCAACGTCGTACACAATTCGAAGATGAAAACCAAACAGGGTAAGTCTTTTGCCAGGGTCACACTCAAGGACGTGACCGGCGAACTTACTGGTAACATTTGGGGCTACCAAGACGAGCTAGAAGAAGGTGGTTATGCCAAGCTCAAGATTGAGCCCAAGACTTACCGCAACGCAGAAGAGTTCAGTGCTCAGGCGAACCAAATAGAACCAGTCGATGTACCACTGAACCAATTTGATTATGTCAAGGGTGCAAACGATAACATCCTATCGGCGTACGCACTAGAAATTGAAGACGAGATCACATCGATTGCTGATCCAGTGTATCGCGACGTAATGTGTAACGCCCTGCACCGTCTCGAACTCATGAGTGCCCTCAAGGGGTCTCCGTATGGTATCACTGGCCCAATGTCCTATAGGGGCGGGCTGCTAGTACATGTTGCACACTCCATGCGTCTGGCAAAGGTTGCAATCAATCAGGCCACTGAGCTAGAGATCCCGTTCAGCCCCTCGCTGGTCGTCGCTGGTTGTGCCCTCCGCAATATCGGGTGGCATACAACTACTCTATTTCAAGGCGATCACCTTAGGTCTCGTGACGCACACAAGATGACTGGTATCTATCGTGCGAGTGTTCGTTATATCGACCACCTCATGATGACGTGTGAAAACGATCTTGAAATCAAAATCTCTGAGTCTAAACGACACGCTCTAGAAAACATCTGTAACAAGCAGTCAGACGTGCTCACGCTTGAGGGCAAGATCGTTGCCTGTGCTGACAACATGGCAGACGTACTAGACTTTAGTGTTACTCCTCTACAACGTAAAGCAAACGGAAATTGGAACGATGACCTATTCACCGGGCACCTCTCTTAACGAGCTTCGTCAGCAGATGGAAAACTGTGGCTCGTGCGACCTCTGTCGTACCAGGAGCCACGTTGTCTTCGGTGAAGGGTCTACCGAACCACTAATCATGTTTGTGGGTGAAGCCCCCGAAGAGAGTGCAGACACTTCGTTTGTCGGACCTATTGACGATAAACTAAGTAGTATTCTCAAGTATATCGATGTCTCTCGCGATGAAGTTTACATGACAAACTCTGTTTTGTGCTCTACTCCAAATGGACGTAACCCCAGAGCAGAAGAACTAGAGTCATGTAAATGGCGATTAGACTTACAGATTAGTCTCCTTAAGCCACGACTAGTTATCTTGTTGGGAAAGATTGCTACTCAACAGCTTCAAAATAAGAAGGTGAAGGGTGCCCTGAGTCAGTACTTCACTGAGAACCTGACCGATCACGAAGACGGCTGGCTTCGCTACCGTGTTGGTGGTCACGAGGCCAAGGTCATGGTGAGCTATCACCCGAATTATCACTTGCGTTCGCCCAAGCGTGCGTACAAAACTACACTGCCACATTGGACGAAGGTCAAGAACTGGGTACAGAATGAACGACAAACTAGATAGTATGCGATACGCGGGCAAGGTGAACGTTGGGGCTATTGAACGCGGCTTCGAAGTTGCCCAGCCTGGAGTGACCACGCGAGAGATTGATGCCGCAATGGAGAGCTTTATTCGAGAGGCTGGCTGTACGCCTTCCTTTAAAGATTATCAGCCTGACGGATATCCGTCACCTTTTCCGGCGACTGCGTGTATTAGTCCTAATAGCGTGGTCGTGCATGGTATTCCTGGTGATTATGTTTTAGAGCCAGGAGATCTTCTCACGATTGACGTAGGTACCGAATACAACGGGTGGCATGTGGATGCTGCACGAACTCGTATCGTGCCAGGAGTCATGAACGGCATACAAAAGAAGCGATTTTATGAAGCAACTGATCTTATTGAGGCCACGGAGGCAATCCTAGAGGCCCAGCTATCAGTTGTGAAGAATGAGTGTACTTTTTTACAGATGGTTCTTGCTGCTGAGGCCGCTGCTGCTGAGCATGGGGTCAATATCATTGATTGTTGGGGTGGACATAAAATTGGCAACAAGGTACATCTACCTCCTTTTATTCCAAGTGCCCTCAATAGGGGTCATAGTAAAATCAAACAGGCCATCGAAGAGAAACGATTTGATAGACAGTTATTGAAAACTGGCGACACTATTTGTATAGAGCCCGTTGTGACGACTGGTAGTGCTAACATGGCACTTAGTGAAGATGGATGGACCATCAAGCAAACGGAGCATAATTTAGTGGCTCACTCAGAACGCTGTATACTTGTGCATGAACATGGATATGAACTTTTCACATAATTGCCACAAGCAGAACGGCTAATTTGTGTATTATGTTACCATGAAAAGTCAACACACAGATTACACGGATCATCAAATTGGTGCTTTAAAAATTATTAAACGTATTTTTTCCGACAACAACAAGGGTATAACGTGGTTGGCTGCCTGTCAGTGTGGTAAAGAGATAACAATAACAACAAGAAGCATTAAACGACAAGCAGTTCCTTCTTGCGGTTGTCAAAGACCGTTACATAAGACTAAAGTCTGTGACAATCCACAAGAGTTAACTATTAACAAATATCTTAAGGATTATAAGTATCGAGCACATAAAACCAACTTAGAATGGGGTCTTAGTGAAGAGGAGTTTAAAAAACTTATCGGGCAATGCTGCACGTACTGCGGATTACAGCCATCACACACTATTAACATATATAATAGGGCTAGATTTAAAAAAGTTCAATCACAGGCTTCAAGAGATAGACACGAAAGAGCAGCCGTGAACGTTAGTAGTATTGATAGAGAAGACTCTCAAAAGGGCTACACTTCTGATAATTGCGTTTCAAGTTGTATGGACTGCAATTATGGTAAGTATACCAAAACAAAACAAGATTTTTTGAACTGGGTTGACAGAGTATATAAATATCAACATGCACCTTAACAATGACTCAGCTTGGGCGTATAATACTAAAGGACCATCATAACCACAGATCAATAAGAACACATGAACACCAACATGAAAGATAACGAGAACACAGAACCGCAACAGCCTGTACGCAATCCTATCATCACTCCAGGTGATCCTGAGCGTTGGCCGTTGCTTGAAATGGCTTCTCAGCCATGTCAAATCCCTATCACTGCTGCCGATGAGCAGGCGATCATTGACATGGATGCAATCCTGGACGCATTAGACGAAGAGGCGGCAGGATTAGCCGCTGTACAGATTGGTTTTCCTCATAGGATTTTCTTACTGCGTAATGGTACAAACGAAGAAGGAAACCCTACCAACAACGTTTATGTTAACCCCAATGTTGTCGCCAAGAGTAAAGCAATCACCAAAGACGGTGAAGCGTGTTTATCTTTACCCGGTATGGGAGCTTTGGTTCCCCGCCCCAAGAGCGTTACTCTTCAATATTTTGATCTAGACGGTAACGTTCAAGAAGAAACATTTACTGGTTTTTGGGCTCGTGCAGTTATGCACGAAATGGATCACCTAGATGGTCAGCTTATTAGCAAGTATATTGAAGAACAAATGTCGAAACAGCCTAGTCGCACTAAGTTTGGCATGCGTATCACCCCTCATCGTACTAAAGTCATTGCACAGAGACGTGCAAAAAACAAATGTGCCCGTGCTTCACGGAAGAATAATCGGGCCAACAGGGGGTAAAACGTGCTCAAGAAATTTAACGCACCCACGCCAGTAAAGGGTCAAGAAGAATACGTCAGATGTATGCGAGAAAACGATATCACTATCTGTACCGGCATTGCTGGTACAGGTAAAACGTTTCTTGCTATTGCCGAAGGCGTAGAAATGATGGAACGTTCTCCAAAACGTGGTGGCATTAAGAGAATCGTAGTTATCAGACCCTATATCCAATCAAACACAGGTGAAAAGATTGGATCTCTTCCGGGTTCTTTGGAAGAAAAAGTATTGCCGTACGTAGAATCCATTAAGGATAACCTGCGTGCTTGTTTTAATAACGAACAAGACATTCAACAACTGATTGCTCAGAAGTTTGAATTTACGGTACTGAGCATGTGCCGTGGACGTTCGTTCAATAATTGCTTCGTAATTGTTGAGGAAGCACAAAACGTTCCTCTAGATGGCGGAGCCATGAAGATGATCTTGACTCGTATTGGCAAAGGAACCAAGATGGTTATTGCTGGAGACCTTGATCAGTGTGACATTGATCCATATAATAGTGCCCTTGCGGAAGCTGTTAACGTCTTGGATGATGTTCCGGGTGTTGGTATCGTAGAAATGGATGACATTGACACCGTGCAACGTAGTAAAATCGTCAAGGAAGTCCTTAAGGCGTATAAGAGACACGAAGAACATGGCTAAACGAGTAATTCAAGAGTGTGATTTAACCAAACAGGAATATGATCCTGATGAAACGGTTATCATTACCATTAAAAAGAAAGGAAAGACCAAAGGACGTACCTATGATCTCTCCCCTAGTGCCGCTGCAAAACTTGAACAACAGTTAGTAGCAGGTTCAGACGCCGCGTTGGGTAACGATTGGGCCTTCTTTAAGGTTCCTTCTAGTCCAACGCCTCCGCAACTAGACAACAACACCGTCTTTGGCGATCAAGCCAATGATGGTATTGAGGATGATTCTGATTTTGTAGCAGCCAAAAAGAAAGAGCTTCGTCAAGAAGGTATCATTGGCAGTGAGGAAGAAGAGAGGGAACTAGCTACTGGCCCCGTTAGCGAGGCTGTTGGTGCGGTTCAAAGTAAATGTTCGCACCTTAATAAAAGCGGTATTAAGGTGTCATCAGATCACAAAAAGTACCGCACCTGTAACTCATGTAACAAGACCATCCTGGAACACAGTTCCAAGGATAGGCAAGATTACATGAACACTAAAGCACCTAAGGGATAATAATATGGAAAGAAAAAAGTGGATTGTACCGGCAATTTTAACATTAATACTAGCTGGTAGTTCTATTAGCGGTTGTGTTTCAACCGAGAATGGAGAACAAGGTATCGAAGCTCTGGAAGGAATGTCAGAACTCGAATACAGCAAGTGGAAGCTGTACATTCAGCTTGGCGTCAAGGTTGGTGGCAATCTTCTACTAGAAGAAGGTGCCGTGACCGAAGAGGAACTAGACCTAGCTGCATCTGCACTTGAGTTGGTTCGTGATCAGTCGATCATCACTGGTACTCAAGGAGTAATTGGACCAGCACTAGAAGATGTTGGTCTGACTAGCTCAGAGATCCATGATCTACTGTCTATTCTAGAGCTTGAGCTTGCCTCTCGTGGTGCCCTTAGTTGGATCAACCCCGAGACTGGCTTGATTAAATTCTCTCCTCGTACGCAGGAACTCTTGACCGCTGTAGCCGACTCGCTGCGTGCAGCAACGCTGGTTAGCGGTGAAGAACTACGAATGTACGACGAACTACAAGCTGAGTAATGATTACTGTCTTCGTCAATGAAGACGGTTACTATGTAACTGGGGAGAACGTTGATGTGACTCGACGTTGCTCCCCAGCTTTAACTGTTCGTGGTGATCGTATCTTTCAAGTAATTCATCACGTATACAAAGTACTTTTCTTAGCTCTTTGTGAAATACGTGATATGAATATCAGGGATGACATTATGGTCTACAACGACAGTAGAATCGTTGATGAAATTAATGGTCTCGTAGAGCCGCTTGACACAACATGTGACGAATGGCTTAAAACATTAAATAGACATACCATTCCTAGCATCAAGTCCGTCGTGTTCTTTCGTAAGAAGCCCACGACTAATGTTAATACAACCGTAAATGATGCCCACACAAACATGTTAGTTGAACTCAGTGGGCCTGAACAACAAAAGATTGCCGAACGGGAAACCAAGCTCCGCGAGGCTCGTACTAAGAGTCGCAATCATAGACTTATAGATCGTCTTAAGAATGCTTGGTTTGGAGAAAACAATGGCTGATAAAAGTACTGACCCTGCCCAAACATTAGATCGTATCTTTCGTGAACGTCTAGAACAATTCGAGGTTCCTGCGGAGATTCGTGCCGAGCTTCGTAATGATATTCTTGCGTTCTTTCAACGTCCTGAAGTGAAACCATTTGGTGCCGCTGTAATGACTGTCGAAGCGAGCATGGCTGCTGATCAAGCTAGAAAAAACAAGACAACTCAGAGTCCTGGGACGAACACGCCCAAGATCATCTGAGTCTACTGATATAGAAATGGAAGAGGCGGCTGTTAGCCGCCTCTTTTTTATTATCCTTTACGCTCCATGCGTTCCAGCGTATCTTTCATCGCTTTCAAGCACCCAGTTAAGTCAGCCAACACACTTGTCTTATTCTTAACCAAATCGATGTAATCGTTGATCATCTCTTTTTGGTCAGATAGGTGAGCGGTATACTGTTCTTGCTGTTGTGCTTCTAGATTTTCGATACGTTTTTGAGCAGATTTGTTTGTACGTATCATAATTGTCAGTAGGATACCAAACGCTAATCCGGTAATACCATACTGTTCAATTAATGCCCCGACTATTGTTCCGGCAGACGGATCTACCTGTGCTAAAAACATCCACATATATATGCTCCTTATAAAGCTGTAAGCGTTCCTCTTCTAACGCCAATCCATTCTATTAGAATATTGCATCTACGTGTTACTGCACGTACAGAATTACCACCAGGAGAATTAGATAAAGTCATAGTCATAGCAACAATATCTCCAGCGTTAGCATCAAACATACATAAACCATTTGCAGTGTTAAATTTAAGATTCGTACTATCATTCAAAATACACGAAGCATCACTACCAAGGATTGTTTTAGCATTAATTTTGATAGCAGCATCAACACGTTGACCTGTAGAACCAGAGGTTTTTTCAGCACTAGCCGCATACCAAAGTCTATATAAGCCTGGAACCAATATTTGTATATCATTTATAGAACTACTAATAAAGTGACCATCGGGAATGTTGTTGCCTGCTGATGTAAAATTAATATTGGTTGCAGATGTACTAAGTGTTTGATTGCTTGTATTGAAAAATTGACCTACACCAGAACCAACAGATACATTAATGATACCGGAGCCAGTATTAATAACAGGAATACCAATACCAAGCGATAATGCTTGTGCTTCAGCCTGTGATGTAGGTGTAGTGATGCCACCATGTAATGGTTCTTGACCATGTACAATCATATTAACATCACCAAGTTCTAAATCAGAAGATGGATATGTTAACAAGCCAGACATATTAATCTCAGCTTTATCACCATTGGTGCCTAATTTTAACTTATGATTACCGGCAGCAATCTGTAAATCTTGAGCACTATCAATAAAAATGGTTTGGCCATTATCATAGGCACGCTGAAGCGTGCCGGTATTGACAAACTCTATTTCATCAGATGCAATAACATCAATACTTATACCGCCGCCTTCTGTTAATGTAATATCTGCTTCAGTAGCAGGACTGCCACCGTTCCGAAGTGATCGAATGCCAGGAGCTTGCTCCTGAATCATCTGGAAAATCTGACCAGAATGAGGTATTGGATGGAAACCATCACTATTAGGACCGCCTGCTGCATCATAGTTTGGGCTCCAGTGCCACGCTTCATGACCTCCAATGCCGCCTAGTCTATACTCAAGCTGGCCACTTCCACCAAAGGGTTGTAGCTTAGTTTGACCGCCAGCTTGAGCGTTGACACCAGCACCAACGGTAACATCACCCGGCCCAGCACTCAGTGTTGTGTTACCACCAACTGAACTAGTGCCTAAATTGAAATTACCATTAGTAGCAAGGATTTGTATGTCATCAGTAGATGTAATATTGACGTTGTTGTCTGATGTAATGTTAACATCGCTACTGGCTCCGTTGGCATCAATAACAATACTTCCATTAACGGAACGTAAATTAATACTAACTTCAGACAATAGATCTAGTAGACCACTTGATTTTAATTGTAGCGGTAAACCATCAAGAGTTTGAAGAACGACATCTTGACTTTGGAATACTAAGCTGTTTTTGAGTGCCTGTCCTAATCGTACAGGAAAACTATTGCCTCCATCAAAAGAAAATTCTAATGATGGAATTTGCCCTGGTGACAAAGTTTCAAATACAATACCAGATTCATCGCGTCCATTGAATCTCATCACACCAGAAGTACCATGAGTAGGATCATGAAATACTCCACTGTTTTGATGAACATGATTGAACGGACGAATTTCATCTCCAATAGGACAACATGCTGTCTGATCAACGCCAAGCGACGAAGACCCACTGGCTGCGGGCCAGATGTCACCAATTACTCTAACCATATTAACAACCTAAGATAATAGCTTGTCCAGCTTGTGAAACATTGAAACCAATGGTGACTGTATTCGCATCGGTAATGATAATGCTATCTGGGAAAAGCATGTTTGGAGTACCTTGTGCATCAAAAACCTGGATGCTAACGTTGGTAGTATTTAGACTATGAGTAACAACCCACGATGTAGCAGCACCGAATGCTTCAGTGTAACATCGAGCAACTAATCCAACATCTGTGTTAGAGGCAATGGTCATGGTCTGGCCAACAATATCGACAATGATGCCAGAGGCACCTACGACACTTACGGCTCCTTGAACCGTAGTACCATTGAAGTCTGTCAGTTCGTTGACTACGCTGCCATTGAATCCTTGACTGGGGAAATCCCACAGTCCAGATAGTCCAAGATGATCAACAGCAAACAGAAGCGGACTAGCACCAGCCGTATCATCAATAGACAGGAAGCCACTTGCGGGGGTAGCAAGATCGATATTCCCGGTAAGATCTGCACCACCAAGTTGACCAACGCTATCAACGCCAGCACCAGCAGACAGATTGTTGAACGTTAGACCACCATCAACCGACACCTGGAAAGATGCCTGCTCTCTGCTGTACCTTAAAACACCAGACTGTCCTTGAACGGGGTCGTGAAAGACACCACTGACCATGTGAACATGGTTAAATGGACGAATAGACGTGATATCGAATGCATTTTGTGCATTCGAACTTATGTTGACACCTAGGTTAGCAAAACCACTGCTGACCGGCACCAAGTCTCCATTAAACGGTAATCCCATGACGCTCTCCTGTTACGCGACCTTCCTCATTAAATAGTACACTATATTATGACCACTCTTCCTGTTTGTGGCTGATTGAATGTGACACTTACTTGGTCACCGTTCTCCACAATGATATCATCTGGGAAGATTACGTGTCTATCACTGTCAAATACTTGAACAATGACATCGAGGGTATTGAAGCTATGTGTGAACACACCGCTAGTTATGCTGGAAAAAGAAGAAGAGAATTTTGAAACACCTAATCCAGAAAGAGATGCTCCGTCTACTATGAAGTTACCGCCAACCTGCTGAACGTCGATGCCGTTGACACCGAGAACGCCTGATTGGGTGGTTGATCCATTAAAGCCAATATTGATGATGTTGGGGGCAACAGGAGCAATGACAATACCACTTGTACCAACGAGCGTAACAACGGGGCCGGTCTGACCATTCAGATTTTGAATGCCAGAGCTACCACCGCTACCACCACCGCCTCCGGTGCCGCCGACTGATACGATACTGCCAACGCCAACCATTAGGTAATCTCCCCATACTTCTTGTACTTGCGATCAAGACGAGTAGATTGTGTAGAATCAGCATACAACCAATCCAAGATGCGTTCCGCTTGGCGTCCACCAAAAATCAATTGATACACATTAGCGTTCTTGTGCTTGTAAATAGAAGGATTGCCAACTTTTACAGATCGCTGAATTTGTTCTTTAATCCATTGTAACACGTCTCGTGTGCCTGCAAAACCCACGTATGTATTTGGTCGGTTCTTACCGCCATACTGTGAAATGTACCCGTCGCCATCCATGTAACCACGGACGAAAGAACGAATATTATCTTCTGTTTTTAAGCTAGGTGGTTGTAGAGTTAGGCTTTTACGTGATGTAATGTTGAAGTTTAAACCAAGTGACTCAATAAGATCCCGTGCGGCGGTGATTTGTAAGTCACATCGTACATGTCCGCCAAACGCATTGTTTACTCTTGTGGTTACTGGATTACCACAAGACAAGACGGTCTGTAATTTGTGCAAATGATCGATATCTTTTTCAGCTAAACCAATAGACACAACATTACGTTGAGGAATTAATGATCCATCGGCGGCTAAAAATCCAGCCCAATAGCAAGAAACCATATTAATCTCTTGAAATATGTTTGTGTGTTGATGTTTCATCTAAGCTAATTCCATGATTCTCACGTCAGCCGACGTGGCACAGACAGCATACACTTCGACATTCGGATTACCTTGGATATCAAAAGCGATTTTTTCACCAGCCGCCAAGGGCATGCCGTTCGCTGTGGTTACATTGGAACTGCCTAAAAAGACATCAACATCTCCTGCGTTGTGTACAACTAACGCCCTGCGATATTCTAGGGGCGTGGCAGGCAGAGGTAATGCCGAGGTTGCTACTATAATCGCCTGAGTGGATAGGCCAATGTTAACACTAAAGTCCTCGGGATTGAGGATAATAGCTCCGTCGCCTACTCGGGTACGTAAGTCTTCCTTGCTATGTGCTCCAGGGTACGCCCCCGGAGTAAAGCCGTGTGCTGGTCCGTGCCCAGTGTGCGGAACTGTGCCGCTGCCTACGGTTGCAAAATATTGCTGATTCATAAGGGAACCTCCTTAAAAGGGGCGTCCCTTACAAAATCAAAAGACGTACTGACGTGGTACCGGCTGCTGTTTTGGCGTAGACCGAAACGTTATGTAGTAATGGTAGGGTGACCCTTGTGCTTCTACCCGCTGTACCTTCTGTTGATAGCTCGAAAGCATCTTCAGCCGGGAACGTGGGCAGATGACTTAGGTAAACGTCAGCAGCACCTACGTTTTCTACAATGATCTCGCGGCTACGAGGCAGAGGATTAGTGTGCGGCCCAACGATCTCCACAACTCCGGTACTCACGGTGATGCCGGATGCTGCAAAGGCATCAACAGCTACGAGATCTTCCGGGTTCGCAACTACGACCTGAATGCCGGTGCGAACCCCTTGGCCAATGGGCTCATTGCCTCTTTGGCTCACTGGCAGGATGCCCCTTGTGGCGGGCAGGGTGCCAGACCCAACAAATGTCTGTACAATACTGGTCATAACTTTTACCTATTTAAAGACTTGAAACGAAACTCGACCATGTAATAATACACTAGGGAGACACCAAAAATGGCATCTCCCTAGAGGAAAAGGTATCTGAGTGTTATGTTTTAATTATTTCGAGCGTACCCGATAATCTCTACATCCAACAGAATTGGGTCGGGACCATTCACTGCCCTGATGGCAAGTCCCATTGCACCGCCCATGTCTCCACGGGCTACCACACCAAGGGACGACTGCCAGCCGTCAAGCATACTGTCTTCTTGTAGAAGAGTACGAATGAAGGTCTGTCCCTGGTTAGCTTCCATAAGCTCGAAATCACCAGTGGCACCATCGCGGTAGCTCACACGAACGTCAGTGATCACAAAAGCCTTATCGGTCTGAATGATCGCACCGTTATTCACGGTCGCTACGGTATCCGGAAGAGGCAGGAATGTTCCTACGGGTCCAGGAGAAGCTAGTACACCACGAAGATTAATAGCAACGTAATTGTCAGGGTTAATACGGCAACACCCAATAGGGATTGCTGTCGCAGTCATCTGAGCAGGAGCAGGAGTAGTAAATGCCGCTCCAACAAGGAGGGCACCAACAGCTAGAAAAGAGAATAGTTTATTCATATTAGTAACCAAAAGAGTTTAAGGAAAGGTCAAACATGCCGGTCTCTCTAACGAGCTTTAGCATGTCCTGTGCAATGTAACGAATTTCCTTTTGTGCATGTTCGCTATTTCTCAAGCCTTGAAAATGCATAAAGGATCGGAAGTTGAATGATACATCAGAGACAATCTGATTTGCGTACGGCAGATAGAAGCGTGCAGACTCTTTGGCTCGTTTCCTATCCATGCCACGGTCTACAAGTTCCTCAAGCACCTCATGATATCTGTCATACTGTGCCAACATATCAAAAGCAAACTGTTCTGCCATATCTTCGGGCCAGTCGCACGGAATGTAGAACTGATCTTCTTTCAATTCTTTATATCGAGCAGACTCAGCATTCACACTGACACCAATACGGTGCTTAATGATGTGAATGTGGCTAGCGATATCACTCTTTACTAAAAAGTGAAGCGTGCTTTTCTCGAAAGGAGTGTGGTGACCTGCGGAGGCAAGAGTGTTCAACATCTTATCCATCCGGCCACGCTTGTCATCAGTTAAGTCCCTACTAGTAGAAGTCCACGCACTAAGTGCGTGGGACTCGTCACTGCCGTAGAAACCAACTAACTCAACAGAGTTATTGTGGCTTTGCATCTTTGCGGTAATCTTTAATGATCTTAAAGTTGTCGTCCATGACGTAAGTGCCAGCACTCTTGGCCATGGATTGAGCCATGGCCAGTGTGATGTGTGCGAGCTTACCAGGAATCACGACTGCGGGAGTGTAATACATCAGACAATGATCTTTTTGTTAGGGGTAATGATTTCGCTTAGAACATCATCGTCCAAACGACGCTTGAGTTCCGTGATAACTTCTGCGGGATCAAACGTGCGAGCAATAACCACTTCAATGGTGTACATGCCGCCTTGTTGCATACCATCAACACCATCCAACGTGCCGATAGCCTTAAGTAGACGCGACTCGATAGTCTCACTGCCAACCTTTTCGGCAAGCCGCCTGTTGAGGGTCAGCATGAAGCGATACAGAATATCCTCATTGCTCTCGTCTTTGGGATGGGTTAGAATATACTTCTCTTTCGATTGGGGTTGTGTCATGTTTCAATTATACGCAGAATGGTCTGTCGTGTTATCTAGATTTCGCAAATTCCACCACGACAAGCTTCGATTGATAGTACTTCAACTCCAGCTTTCTTCATAGCGGCTTCCAGCTTGGTGGGGTTAGAGATATCGAGCGGCTTCAAAGGCTCGCCCCCCTTAGACCCTTGACGATAAATCGTAAAACCCTTGACGTACGGAGCTTGCTCTAAGACGACCTCGCTCAATTTTTCAACAGGGTAATCTTTAGGTAGGTTCGTCGTCTTGGAGATCGCGGAGTCAATATACTTTTGAATCGTAGACTGAACCGCTAGGTGATCCTCAACAGAAATGTCATGAGAACCACGGAAATGCTCCATCTCCCTACCTTGACTATAGAACTCAGCAAACAGAGCGTCAGTAACGACCTCCTTACGAGTCACATTCCCCTCTCGGAATCGTCTTTCATATAGAGGAGCAAAGATCGGTTCCACTCCAGAGGAAACGTTCAGCACCATACTGTTCGTACCACACGGTGCAATCGTTAGACTTACAGCGTTACGAATACCGTACTTCTTAATGGCGTTCTGAATACGTGGAGGTAGCTGCTGGAAAAACTCTTCCTGCGAAAACTTCTCAACGTCAAACTCAGGGAATGCACCCTTCTCTTTGGCAAGCTCAATGGACGCCTTGTAAGCTTCGTTACGGAACGTAGCGAACAGTCTGTCTAGGAACTCAAGACACCTCTCGTCACCGTACACATGCCCCAGCTTTAGCAGGAGATAATGCAGTCCTGTCACGCCCAAACCAATACGACGAGTACGTTCGCCAGCGGTCTTGCACTCAGGAATAGGGTAATGATTTGCTGTCAAAACATCGTCCAAGAAACGAACGCCATATCGAATAGCTTTGGCAAAGCGTTTCCAGTTCACGTCACCAGTCTTCTCTGAGAACATGTTGGACAAGTTGATGTGTCCGAGACAACAGTTGCCATAAGGGGGCAACGGAATCTCACCGCATGGATTCGGAGAATCCAAGTCCTCGAAATAAGAAACATTAGTAAACGTGTTGGCGAGGTCCAAGTTATAGATGCCGGGATCTCCACTCTTCCAGGCGTTGGTCATCAGGGTCTCCCAGATATCCGCTGCCATAATGTCCACTTGCCTAACGTGAGTGAACTTGTCGTCCTGGGTGATACGGTGATGAGTCTGGGCACGTCCCACTGCATCTTCTTCATTTAAAGCAATCACCTTGATCGTTTCGGTACCGTCAGGACTTACTCGTCTCATGTGGTACTGGTGATAGGTGCGTCCGTTAAACTTAAATACCCACGGCTTGTTTTTCTTTACCGCTTTAATGAAATCGTTTGTGATGCCAACCGAAATATTAAAGTTAGTGAGTTGTGCAAGGTCTAGCTTAACGTGCAGGAACTCGAAAAGATCAGGGTGATCAACATTGAGAATGGCGATTAGTGCGGTACGGCGATTCTTGCCGCTGCGTACGTGGTTGCCAACCTCGTTGACCATCTTCATGACGGAGACGGCACCAGGGGCAGAGTTCCTAATCGTCTGAATGTCGTCGCCCTTGGGTCGAATAGACGAGAAGTTGTACCCGATGCCACCGCCACCACATGAAATTAGGTAGGTGTCACTGATCATCTTGCCAATAGACTCTACTGTATCTTCTGGGTGAAGACGATAGCAGTTAAGCATATTGAACTGGCGTCTGCCTGCTCCAAAAAGGATGCGTCCCCCAGGCATGAAGTCGCCAGCGTCGATCACTGACTCAAAATTTGTTGCCCACTCCTGGGCGGCACCGTTTATCTCAACGGTAGCAATGTTCTCCGAGACACGTTTAGCACATTGTGTCCAGGAATCCTCTCCTGGCATGGCGTAACGTTGTAAGAAAATGTCTCGTGATAGTCCTTCTAGTTTCATGATCGTCTTTTGGATGGTACTTCCCAGTTATTTAATAATCCCTTCGTGTGTATGTTACGAAGTCCGCTGCTCAGTTCTAGCTTTGCCGAAAATGGTATGTCGCCTAAAATTATGTTACACTTGGCACAACAAGGCACACAATTAGTCTTTATGTGCCCGATCCCAGAATCTTTTCGGTCAACCCCATTAGCGGGCAGTGTTTCGCAATACAAACACGGCTGCTTAATAAGAGTACGATAAAAATCAAGATCAAGATCAAATTCTCTAAGGTGTTTCCTGTCTTGATCAAAATGTGAACGCAACCGCATACGGTCTAAGTTATTCAAACGCCACCGCTTAGCGTTGTCGCGGTTTTGCTGCTTACATTTCCAGTAACCGTCGCCCTTAACTTTATTTGACTTTTGCCAATACCAGTGATCGTTAACAACATCGCAATCGCAGTACGAACAGTAATTATGGTCAGCTAAAGCTCTAGTCATTAAAATCTTGCGGGGTCAAATAGTTGTGTACCAGGACGTTTGGACTCCCCCGAAACAATTAAGTCTCGGACGATCATGCTACCGTGTAATGCATGACCGTAACCATAACCATTAAAACCACTTAGAATAAATTCATTGGGGCGATTGGGCAAGGCACCAATAAGCGGTAAGTCGTCTGGCGTAGCACACATGATTCCAGACCATGAGTGCGTGAATTTTACATTTTTAATATGCGGCAATGCACCAGACACAAAATCGCGAAGCTTATCGAATACAACAGGACTTAACTCTCCGTCGTTGGTTAGTCCTATTTGCTTTCCTCTAACTGCGTGTCTCATTCCGCCAACGACAAGACGACCATTATGTACTCGAAAATATTCGTTACAATCATTACAGGTCATACTCATCGAAGGTAAAATTTGATCTTCGAGATAATCTGTAGCAATCATCTGACCTCGAAACGGAGTCAGGGACTCTGCAAGCTCAGGTAATAGCTCTGACGTATAAGCATTGATCGCATAAACTACCTTTTTAGCTCGAATAGTTCCCTTGTGTCGAATTGAAACACTGAACCCTTTAGCGTCTGGTGTGACGCTGGTAACTTGACAGTCAGTTAGAACACGCGACCCTTTATTTTCTACCAACTCCCTCAAACCATTGACGACTTTGTAAGGATTAAACGTAGCTTCCGTGGGCACAAACATGCCACCAACAAAACCCGTTTGGGGCAACATCCCCTCTACGTCCTGTTTTGTCAGTATAGGACAGTCGAGACCAGCGTGTACGCGAATAAACTCTGACTCAATCTCTAGTTTTTCTAGCTCGTTTTCGTCAATGGCTAGCCTGAGACCGCCAGTGTCACGTAGGTCTGTATCAAAGTTCACAACACGTAAACCCTTGAGAAAACGCATGTTGTTTTCTTTGATAAAGCTCATGTACTCGGCACCCGCCTCGTCGCCATACTCATGAAAGAGTTTTGAACCACGAAACATGAGTTGACCGCTGCTTCGACCCGAGGCGTGTGCACCTACGGTCGATTCTTCAACGAGATAAGTATTAGTTACTCCAGCGTTGATCAAATTGTAAAGCATATTGATACCGGCGACCCCGCCACCGATGATTAATACGTCTACATTTCGAACGATGCCCGACGAAACTTTGTGTCGAGTCGGGCACGTCTGGAACCAGTAGTTGTTGTGGCTTGCCATTATAGGAGATCTTCTAGCGACTGGTCCTCGCCAAGCTTGGCGTCTTCTTGCATTGCTTTTAGGATGCGTTTAATATCAGCCTTGGAGGGCTCGAAATACTGTCGGTTATTGCGAGCCTTGCAGGATTCACAAATATCGACAAACAACTCAATCGTGTCCTTGTCCTTCGTCTTGTATTCTTGCTTCGTCTCGTTGACCACATAGTCAAGCGGACGAGTCATGCGATACTTCTTACACTGAGGACAACTGAACACTCTTTTGTCCTGAGGTTTTTGATTGAGTCTTTTCATCGTTCGTCGCCACTACCACCAAGTACCCCACGCTCCGCTCGCGAAGCGAGCTTATCTAGGTTGTCTTCGGCAATGTCGTCAAGACTTACGCCAATCTCGCTAGCGGTCTGACTCACGTACCATAGCATATCACCAAGTTCCTTAGCGATAGCTGCACGCTTCTCATCAGAGATCACGCCACCGTCATCACGAATAACCTTCTTGATCTTACCCTGAACTTCACCGGACTCTCCAAGCCCAAGGCCGACGTAAGCCAGCCCCAGAACTTCGCCCTGACCAGGATAGATAGCAGTACTAGCAGACTGCTTCTGATAGTCACCGAACTCCATTACAGTTCAACCTCGACGTTGTTGGCCTTGTCCCAACGTACCCACCTCTTGGGGAACAGCGTCGGAGAATCATTATGCTGACCAAACGGAAGCTTGGCAAAGCAGTCCTGACAACGTAGTTCGTAGTACTTCTGCTTCTTTCCTTTCGAGTCTTCTTGCTCGCGGACAGCGTAGCGAAGGTTGTCTTTACCACAACCACCACACTTGGACGCTCCGAATACTTCTTGATAAGTTGCAAGAAGCTCGAAAAGTTCCTTCTGTCCTTCTGCTTCGACAGTCACACTGCCGGATTTCACTGTTACTTTAGCCATGATTATTGTTTTGCTTCTAGTTCCGCTTTCCTAGCGTCACGTTTCGATTTAGTACTGACGGGCTTCTGCTCGTTCAGCCACGCCATTGCACTCTGCCCTTCCGCTGTGGTAAGTTCAGATAGCTCAAAAATAGTTGATGCACGATCACCGTCCACCACCTTCTCTAGTACTTGCACAGCGTCAACGCCGCGTTCGGTACAGAGTTTCTCAATAGCCTTCACGACAGAGCTACCAACCTTACCCTTAGGCGAAGCCTCAATAGCACCGGCCCCTTCGCGGAAGCCAATCTCTTCGGAAGACAGCATACGGATACCTAGTGCCTTGCGAAGACAACGTGCTTCCGCACGAGACTCTGCAACGGCAGTAGGATAAGATGCAAATTTACCACTAACGTTCTTGCTGTTGCAGTCGGCAGTACCAACAAACTCCACCTCTCCGTCTTCCATTTTAAAAACAGAGGTGAAGATCGCTTGCACCAGAGTTGACTTGCCTTCGTGTGTTTGAATCACACACGCCTGCCGACAGATGCCAGCGTCACGAGCAAGTCGTTGCAGGCCAGCCAACAGGACGACCTCCATTTCCTCATTCCCTTCTTTACGGGTGGCCTTGTCGCCAGCCTCAAGTTCGTCGCACCAGTTAGTTGCAAACAGGTCTTTGATTTGTCTAGTCATGCTATCATTATGACACTATGGTCAGTCGTTGTAAGGTCTTGTTCTCGAAAAACTGAAGTAGTTCATCATACACTCGTTGGCAACGTGCCTGCGAGATAGAATTTGAACGGTCCTCAATAACTACTACTCGATAACCTGTATCATTCAACTGATCGATGAGCCGGTTATATCTTCCCTCGATCTTGGTCTCTTGCTCGTCACCGTACACGGAGACAGGCAGGATCAGTTCGATCACTACCTTCCGAGCTTCTAGAATGATATCAGAAACGTGCCCAGGTGTTAGCCTGATTCCGGTAGTTACATCCTCTTTTTCGCCCAAGAACACGGCGAGCTTTTCACCAAAACGTGAAAGATTGCCTGGGGTTGGGCGATCTGCCGTACGAAGACGGCTGAGCACACGCGAACGCTGCTTGGGAGAGCGTTGATCCCACTCTTCACGACGAAGTTCTCCTAATCGTCGTTTTTGTTCCTGACCTTCGGTAGAGTCCCAGAAGCGACGAGTCCCTTCTGAAATTTTTTCCTTGGTATCATTAGAATGGTTTTTACCAGTCCTTTGATGAGCAGAGTTCTTTAAGTGTTGCGTCTGTGCCTCACTCTTAGAACGTCTTTGTACACCCAGTTTACGCATATGATAGTACAACGTAGACCGTGCCATGTTGAGGTGTTCTGCCATCTCAGCTAGTGACATGGTTTCGTATAACCCCTCAAGGTTTTCCTTCGTCATTTTCATTATCGCTTAACGATGTCCCAATTAATGGACAATCCTAGTCGCTGAGCTTCAATCTTCACTTGGTTAGACGTAGTGCCATACTTGTTGTTGACGAACGACAACCCGCGATACATAATCTCACGACGAAACCTATCGGTTTGCTCATATTGAGAACCAGAGTCAGACTCCATGGGTAGATGCCACTCTTTAGCGGTAATCTCTACACTGTTTTGCTGCTCAGTAAAACGACGTTGACGATCTGCGTCATCTTGACGAATCTTGTCACCATCAATCTTCTTACGTGGCTTCGAAATCTCTTCGGATGCACGTCTAGTCTCTAGTGCTTCAAGTCTTGCCTGGGCTACTTCTTCTGCTTCACGAATCTTTTGTGTTTGCTCTAAAAGCTTAGCCTCACGCTCGTCATCGCCCTGTCTCTTAAGTTTATTTGCTAACCTACGAGCTTCATCTGGACTCTCAACATCAAGCTCTTGCTTATAGAATTCAACATCTACTGAATTCAAAGACAACTTACGTTCAAACACACTGCGACCAGACATCTGAGCAATTAGCTCTAGAAATTCAATACGCTGTACACGATCTAACGTGGGGCGAACTCTCGTTCTCCCACGATTCTTATTAGCCTGCCATGCTCGTTTCTCACGATCACTAATGGCCTGCTCCTCATCATTATTCATCTTGCTTACCTTTAAAAAAGAAATTCATCGGCCTTCCGATACACTGAGGGGTCAGGGGATTGTAGATGATAGTCATACTGACACATCTTGTTCACTAGCTCTTCGAAGTCGCATTGTGGCTTCCACCCTAATACATTCTGTGCTTTCGAGCTATCTCCCAGGAGTACTTCCACGTCATTGGGACGCATATACTTAGGGTTAATCTTATAGACCTTCTGTGGGTCTAGTTCAAACCAGTTGCAGCAGTCGTTGAAGAAACGCTGTACCGAATAGGTTTTACCTGTGGAGATCACAAAGTCATCAGGTGTGTCGTGCTGCAACATGGCGTGCATAGCACGCACGTAGTCGCCTGCAAAACCCCAGTCGCGGCAGGCGTCCATGTTGCCAAGCTCCACATATTCTTGTAGACCCCACTTGACGCGAGCAAGGTTGCTCGTGATCTTGCGAGTAACAAACTCTTCGCCACGCAACGGAGACTCATGATTAAAAAGGATACCGCAGGTCGCGAACATATCGAACGACTTACGGTACACTTGGGTCATATTATATCCAAACACTTTGGCTGCTGCATAGGGAGACTCAGGCTCCATATCTGACTCTTCATTGAGCCAATTTCTCCCGTCAGCTTGCCATGCCTCGTCAATAGAGTTACCAAATTGCTCGCTACTACCAGCCTGATAAAACCTACAGTCAGGCTTCTCTTGCTTGATGGCCTCAAGGCAATTCAGTACGCCAATACCCGTAATCTCAGAGGTAGCAATCGGGTACTCCCATGACATTGCTACATGGCTCTGTGCGGCTAAATTATACAGCTCATCAGGCTTGAATTCCTTAACGGCTTTTTGAATGCTTGAAATGTCGGTGATGTCACCATGAATCAAGTGAAGGTTAGGGCTACCACGTAAGGTACGCAGTCGTGAATTCGTGGGGATAGACGTACGACGTACTAACCCTACGACACGGTAACCCAACTCTAGTAGATAGTGGGCTAAGTAAAACCCATCCTGGCCAGTGATGCCAGTAATCATTGCTGTTTTAGACATTCTTTGTTACCTGTGGTACTCTTTCTTCTAACCAACTACAAATACGGTCGTAATGTGTTGAACCTCTCATTACGTCATCACACAGAGTAAAGTCTACATTGTACTTTGCAAGCTTTGCCACTGTCCATTGGGGTCTATGTGCTTGAGAAGGAATTTTGTAAGCGTCAAAATCAATCATGACATGATCAATATAATGTACTGCCTTTTGGTCAACAAGATGATCCAAAATGGTACACTCGCTTCCTTCGCAGTTCATTTTCATGACAACAAAATCATCTTCTTGCAAGTTCTTCTTACACCAGTCTGATGCTTTTACGAAATTACAATCTTCACTACCGCCTTCATTGTCCTGATGATCAGAAAAAACAGAGGCGGCCATAGTGTGAGGACTATAAATAGTTAATACTTCATCTTTAACCCATAGTCCGTACTGACAAACAACAACTCTACTCTGATCGTATTGCTGCTCTATGTAGTCAGCACCGTCTTTACCGCGATTAGACGACAAAGTGCCATTCTTCAACATGTCACAATACTGTTTCACTGGTTCGAAACAATAAATGACATCAAAATCAAAATCAAGTGCAGCCTCTAAAGACTGACCAGTGTTGCATCCAACATCTAAGAATACCTTTCTACCCATTTTTTCTATACCAGTCGATTGTACGACGAAGGTTCTCCTCTAACGAAGTGGTTGCTTCCCATTTTAGTCTGTTTTTTGCCCTAGTCACATCCAGGCAACGTCTAGGTTGTCCATCTGGCTTACTGTCATCCCAAACGATTTCGGCGTCATAGCCACCGACTCGTTTGATCATTTCCGCGAGTTCCTTGATGGTAATCTCTTGGCCTGTGCCTAAGTTAATAGGTGCGGGACCAGTGTCTTTCACTAGAGCAATTCCAATCGCTCTAGCACAATCACCAGCAAATAAGAATTCTCGTGAGGCACTTCCAGTGCCCCATAGAGTCACTCGTGGGTTAAGGTTGTGATGGGGACCACCAAGTCCTTCTGCCGCAAGATCTACTGTCGGTGATTCAAACTTCTTGATGAGTGCAGGGATCACATGAGAACTGTACTCATCAAAGTTATCCCACTCTCCCGCCATGTTCACGGGCACGAGATTGGTGACACTCATACCATACTGGCGGGAGTATGCATCCCCCATTTCCATGATGGTCTTCTTGGCGATACCATAGGGAGCATTGGTCTCTTCTGGATAACCGTTGTGAATGTCCTCTTCTTTAAAAGGAACAGGAGTATGCTTGGGGTAAGCACAAACGGTACCCAAATTAACAACTTTGGAGACACCAGCTATCCTGGCTGCCTCCAAAACATTAATGCCCATTTGTAGGTTTTCATAGATGAACTTACCGGGGTTGTCCTTATTGATACCGATACCACCACAAGTGGCGGCAAGATGCACAATGGCGTCTGGCTTATGACGATTGATGTATTCGGAACCGCCATTTTCTTGGAGATCACCAAGACGTAATAGGTCCAACTCCTGACGCGAAGGCGTCAGAAGCTCGTGCTTGCCCTCTAGTTCTTTGACAACATGTTTGCCAACAAAACCATTAGCTCCTGTAATTAATACTTTCATCCTATTACCTCAAACGTAGGCAGCGGAAACACAAATTTGGTACCAGATTCAATCAGTTCTTTTTCACGCTCCAAGAAAGTGTCCTTGAAATGCCACGGGAAAACAATAACGTAGTCTGGCTTGGCGGCACGAAGCTCGTCCTCAGAGATAATAGGGATCCATGATCCAGCGGTCAGCTTACCGTACTTCTGTGGTTGCTTCTCGGCAATCGCGGTGATATCATCCGGACCAAGATCATAGTACTGCAAAAGAGTATTACCCTTGGTCGAAGCACCGTATCCATAGACGGTCTTACCTGCTGCACGCCAAGTGTTAATGCTATCTTTTAGAGCAAACCGCTCTAGACTAACTCTATTAGCGAAAGCCGCCCATTGACTTGCGTCATTATAACCCCTGTCTTTCTCAAGTAATCTGTAGCTATCTAAGCGATACTGACCAATCTGACGCAGGTATAGGGGTACATGCTTAAGTTCATTACTATTCTTGACCAAAACGACACAACAGCTACCACCGTTTGTGTCGTTCAATGTAACATCAGCAATACGAAACCCTGTTCCTTTTGTGATATACTCCAATGACTGTAGCGTGTAGTATTCTAGATGCTCAGCACAGATGTTATCAAAGGCGTTCTGATCCAACATGAGAGGCGTGTAGCTAAGCTGCACAATCCATACTCCATCATCTTCCAGGCACGCAGCCACGTCTTCTGCAAACGTATGCGGATCTGGCAAGTCATAAAACATAGCAATAGACGTGATGATCTTTGCTTTCTTACTAGGTACGATTTGTTCGTAAGCATTCTTACTGAAAAACTCATTAGCAAAAAAGTCACAATCAGCTTCACGAGCAACGTTAGACGGATCAATGCCAACACGTACTACTCCAGCGGGATAGTGTGACAAAAGAGTACCATCATTGCAAGCAATGTCCAGTACAACGTCTCCGTCTTCAAGTGCAGGAGCCCAAGTAGTGGCTATATTCACAACGTCCTTTAGGGCACGCACCATAGACGGGTTGGTGTTGGAACGATACCAGTACTCTTCATACAGAGAGTTTTGATCTGGCGTTTCGATCAACTGCACTAACGAACACTCTACGCATTGTACTAATGCCATATGAGCCTTAGGAATATCAGTCCTAATGCTATCATAAAACCCAGATACATAATGCGTACCTAAGTCCAATAGGGTCTTTGCCCCACTCGTGCCACATGATCTACACTTCATTAGTCTTTTAGGATGAAAAAGTCATTAACGTGGTAGTAAAAATCGTGCTCATAACCTAGGTCAGCAAGATAGTTACGACAGTCATCATCCTCGTAGTTGTTTTCGATGATAAACACTTTCGGTTTCCATCTTTCAATATCAAACCCCTTGAGAACATCAAGCTCTGTCCCTTCTACATCAATAGACACCAAATCCAGACGCGGCATAGGGTTCTCTTGACGAGCAAGCGTTTGTTCCAGTGTCTCCATAGGAACTTCTACCTTGAAACGACGATTAATAAGGTGGGCGTGAGCCTCGATGAGACGTTCGTCAACCCGAAGAGAACTGCACGCGGTTTGGTTGTTGCCTTGAAGCTCTACAATCTCAAAAGTCGCTAGACCGTACTTATCAGAGGAAGCCAGAGGACACTCGGCACGACGACGACGCTCTTTTAGGATGCGTTCGTAGTTGGGATTGGCCTCAATACAGAGTACGTCCCATCCCATGTGCTCCTCAAAGAATCGAGTGTTACTAAACTCGTGGCCATCTGTTGCACCTACTTCTATACCGTATCCGTCACGGACACCCTTGAAATAGTATTCATGCAAGAAGAAATCCTCCTGCATTTGGCCGTAAAAGTTCATGCCATCCCACCTACGAGCGTTGGCGGCAGCAATGTCTTCTTGAAAATTAGTTCGCATCTGGTGCAGTTTTGTGTTTGCGTTGAACGATGCGTGACACGTCGCCAGTTTCAATTGCACTGGCTAATGTCTGATCAAATTCATCAATCAACTGGTTTCTCTGTGTGTTCAGGTCGCTCATTTTCCGCAACCAATCGTATAGTTCGCGTTGACCATCTGAGCTAAAGCGTTCAAGGAACTCTTCGTATGTCATCCTGCGGATAGTATACAAAAGCTCCTGATTATGCCATAACTTCTGATCAACAGTGATCAACTTGTCTACTAGGCTACCGGGCGTATCAGACATTATCTAGAAATTCAAGTGCTGGGGCAAAGTCATGCCTGTGAGCGGGGAAAAAGTTAAACTGGTTAGGACCAGTGTTGCTGTACGTCTGAAATGGCTGTGCTCTATGAACCACTACGGTCGGAACCTTTAAAACATTACTGATTGTAGGAACTAAACTATTGATCGTTATGACAACCCGTGCGTCCCTAATGAGTCTTGCGTCACTTAGCAGATCAGGAGTTTTACTATCTACATTATGCCATTTTTGCCAACAAGTGTCAGGAACATTCTGGCAAATATATGACAAATCTTCTGGTAAACCAATCACATAGACCTTATCAAACCTATCTGTCACTTTTTGCATAAGCTCTAGTGCTGTTTCCCAGTTCTGATGCGGCTTAGCGAAGAACACGCAGTAGTTCTGCGGGTTACGTTCTCCCATATCTAGGGAGGCTTCGTTCAAGACAGCATCACGATCCAGTGGTTCTGGAAAATACTTTAACGTAAAGTCAGTAAGCTGCATATTGGGACGATCCTGATACCCCATGTGAAAGTAATCGGGATCCTCTTTAAGATTAAAATGCCACGGCTGTCCACCACACGAGTCGTCATTAATGATGCCGCTCATGACAGTCACCTCTGCCACACATTTCTGAGTTTCAAGCAAAGGCAACATACGTGGCATGTTCCAGTGCTCACAAGTAACAACACGAAACTGCTCTCCTGTCTTCTTGTGCCATTGATATGCCACTGGCCACTGCATCAAAAGATCGCCCATGCGACCAGGAAAGGTGAACGTTTTCATAGCGTCAATGATGATGCGTAGTACTCGCCTTCTGCGAACTTCAAACCGTGTGACACGGAAGATTTATCGGACAGTTCGTTTGCGTCTGAGACAGCAAGAATACGGAAGTCAAAGCTGACCCGTGTCCAGCCAGAGGTATTAGGCAGATTTCCATGTTCTAAATTGGCACCGTCAAAACGCAGGACTTCACCGGGATGAAGCTCAAGCATCTTGAAGTCACGCAATCCTTCAATAGATTCCACAAATAACGAGTTGCTACCTACCATTGAAGTGAGAGGCACAAGAAAGTTTATCTCTTTGCTTGGGTGGTTATAGTCTTTGTCTCTGTGTGACACACCACCTACTGCTTTATTATTGGGTAACTGTACACGGAAGGTGGGAACACGCTGGTATAAGAATTCCCTGTCCTTGAAATAGATATCACCCACTAGCGACACGAACGAACGATACAGCGTAAGAAAGTCAGGATCACACGACTCGTAGAAACGCTTGTGAAACTCCGTACCTTGGTCTTTTCCAGGAGCGGCGATTTGGTATTCATTTTCTGCCTGCTGATGTAACAACATCAGGTTGTTGCACTTAAAAATGTCGCCAACAAGGCCACAAAACGGATACTCTTGAGGGTCGTAATTAATAACCTGCATTTTGAACGTAAGGTAAGAAGATGTTATTCTTGTAATGAGCTATCATGGTTTCCTGTACACGATTACTATCATGTGTCAATGGAGTATAGAGATCAATCAAGTGTTTGAGTCCCGGCCACTTGGATTCCCACATGGCTTGCAAGGGTGTAGGATAGAACTCACCATTGTTACCAATATAATCGTCATAAGAATGCTCACGGGCTCCGGTACGAACACACATATGATAATCGTGTGGACAAAAAGCCTCATGGCTAATGGCAGCATAACCACCGGCTAGAAAAATACGAAGAGCATAATCTAGATTCTCATAGCACGCCTTCCAACGCTCGTCGTAATAGCCTACTCTATCAAAAACGTGTCGTGGCCAAAACTGAATGGTTAATTCTTGTGCTAACGTGAGTACAACACCGCCAGATGCAAAGCCTTCAATTTGATAAGGAATATCTGACTTGTCTGACGTAGGACAAATCTGCCAGATGTCATGGTGTCGCTCAAGCGTTCCGATTAGAGACTCATCTAGCCCTTCTGTGAAAAATACATCCGACGTAACCAAAGATACGTATCTACCACGGGCCATACCAGCAATCAAGTTGATACCGCGACTAATGCCAACGTTCTCCTTCAAGGAAATGAAGTTAAAGCCATGACGTTTTGCTAGTCCTTGACCAGTTTCAATCTCTCTGTGTGGATTACCCTGATCAATGATAAAAACTTCCGACGTAAGATTGTCACTGCGGTTTTCCGCAAGACTATCAACCGCACGAATGAAAGCGTCACGAGCCTCTACGCTGCTACTAGGGTTATAGTGCAGGATACCATAGCTTACGTCTATTTGTGACATACGACATACATCTCCAGGTTCTCACGACCAACAAACGGTTGAGGGGCACCATCTAAAAAACTAATATTCACAAAGCCTACGGACTGTAGTAGTGCGGTCATAGTATCCTTGTCAAATAAACACTGATGTTGTCCATTGGATACAATCCAGTCTGAGAAATTCTTGAATGGGCCAAGAACAGGACTGTCAGCACGACCCCATTGAGGGAAGTTCTGATACAACCATACGATTTTGACAAAATCCGGAACCTTGATCTCTAGCTTGCCACCTACCTTAAGAACACGGTGCCATTCCTCTAAAGCTTCTTTTGCGGTCTTAGGGTTGATTGGATTAGACAGATGAGGCTCATAGTCTCCAGCCCTAAAGTGCTCTAAAATGTGATAGGCAAGGATCTCATCAACCTCCCCTTCTTTCATGGGTAACTCTGTTACGTCACACTTAAGGTCTGCCGTGGGATGGTCAAAATCAATGTTGACATATCCCTCTCGGTTGTCACCGTGACTAGCTAGGTTGAGTTTCATTTGATTAGCCTAACAATCGTGTCTGCGGCAGCAGCACCAGGAGTAACAATGTGATCGTGTTTCATTTGCACACCCAAGCTGGCAACGAAGTTCGTAAACTTGGACCAACTGTATGTGTTCCAGAAATATGTACAACCATTGTCATCCGGATCAGACTCCTGGATCACATCCTCGTCTTTATCGGATGGATCCAGGAAGAACACGAGAATCAATTCCTTGGATGCAACACGGAGACCTTCCCTAATGGCGTCTTCGTACCCTTCTTGAAGGTGTTCTACGATATGACGCATGATTACGATATCTGCTTCACCGTCATCGAAGGGCAGTTCTTGAACATACCCCTGAGCAACCGTGATGTCCGCATATCGTTTAGCGGCCTCAGTCAGCATGCCCTCGGTACGATCTACACCAGTGTACTGGCATTGTACGCCCATACGCTGGAATACGTCCCAGTTAACACACGTACCACACGCAGCGTCTATAACTGTGGGGTTATCGTATGTGTTAATAATACGCCCCAAGGCATGACGCCCCAGGTTATCAATGCCTGTTCGATGATTACGAAGGAAACCAGCGATATGATCTTCTGTCATGAAGTCATGGTTATCGGGGGTGTCCTTATACGGGTTATGTCCTTTCATAGTATAAAATTTCCTGGCAAACTATCTTGTAGTTCTAGGTAAGTTGAAAACATAGACTTGAAGCCATCAGTTATTATTTTGTTTTGCTGAAGCCATTTTGATCCTCTTTCTTTAAAAACAAAATGCTTGGCTTGTTCACTGGAAAATCCCAACCAATCCAATATCGCTTCAATGTGAATTGGTAGCTCTGTATACTTCACGAACATTATTTTATAGTCACGTTGATCAAAATCTAACCAAGTTCTAAAGTGATCTTCTAACTGAAAATAGTCAACCCCATTGGTTACATATTTCTCTAGTGTCCACGGCCTATTGCTTAATAAGCCGTTTACATCACCACCTATCCTATTGGCATGATCTGATACTTCCATAAAAGCACGTCCATAAAAAGACATGGTGGCATCACATGGATTACCATATACATATAGGATGTTTTTATTGCCAACGTTAGGGTTTTTACTATGCTCATTCCAAGAACAACCACCAAATCGACTACTATATCCCATGTGATCACCGTAACAATAACGCTCTAAAAAAGAACGAAGGTATGTAGTGCCACATCCACCTTGTGAAATGATATAATACGGCTTTAATCCCGCTGCTAATCTCATATTAGCTGGCAACTCTTGAAAACCTATTTTGCTTTCATCATAAGAGTTATGCCAGTCTTGAATTAAGTTTTTCATAGTACGCCCACTTCTTTAAATATATTCTCAAGACGATGATGCCACTGGTGTTCCTTGAGCATCCGTGCTCTACCAGCCTGAGCAATTGCTTCCCGTTCGTCAGGATGCTCAAGATAGTACTTGAGCTTATCAATTAGATCATCTGTACCCTGTGCAACGACAATCTCTTCGCCGTCTACAAAGTAGCTGGCGAGGTCATCTGCGGGAGTACAAATCTGCATACCACCGTTCTGAGGAATCTCAAAGTGACGCCCCTTGATTTGCGGCATCGAACCATGGTGCCACGGGTTGGATAGATTCAAGCAAATCTTACTCTGATCAAACACCTTAATCATATCAAGGAAGTTTGTTTGGTACCCGTGCCAATTCTCGTATCCGTCCCAGTAGTTGCCAAACAGGTCAATGCTGATGCCAGCATTCATGATAGCATCAACGTATTCTGCTCTCAAGAAGCGACCACCAGGCATGATGCCGTGCTTCTGACCAACAAAGGTCACGTCGTAAATCTTCTCGTTCCCCTGAGGATGATAGTACGGAGAACCACCCCACTGAGATCGCAGCACATTCATGCCCTGTTGCTTGTACCAGTCCATCGTTCCAGAGTGCGTGGTCACAAAGTGACTGACACGATCTTTTCTCGGAGCAATCCAGTTAGAGAAACGCCACGAGGCATCACAGTCCCACTGAATGACAGGAATATCTTTTTTCAAAGCTAGCTTCGCTGCCCCCTCAGGGAAATCTAGGTGTTCATTGAATGCTACATGAAAAATAGCATCATAGTCGCCCTCTAGAACCATTTCAGTAGCAGCCCGATGAACATCAGGAGAACTGTCTGGATACAAGTAATTGACTTCAAACATTCCCCTGTCGGCACAGTCCTTAAAACCAGCCTCAAGGTTGAAATGCTCATAAGAGCATCCTTCTTCTTGTTTGCCGTAGTTATACAGCAGTCCAACGTATAGTACTTTCATTGTTGCAGTGTCTTGTGAACAAAAATCTGATCTTCATTGTTATAGATACACTCATAATCAGTCAAGAAAGCTATCCTCTCGTCTCTTTGGGGAGAGCGTAAAAAATAATCCGTCTCTGAAATGATTACCTGTGGCCTGGACTTAGTAGCTTCAAAAATCCCTCTTAAAATTTCCATGTCATATCCCTCTGCGTCAATAGACAACAAGCCAACGGTGTCAAAATCAACAACGTCTACCAAACTGTCATACGACATGGTACTAATCGTAGTCTGAACACGAGATCCAGGTATCGGTAACAACGAAGAACCATGATTACAAGTTGTCATACCATCCCCATCGTTTGGGTGCAGAAACAACGTTGCTATGCTATCTTGTTCACAAACAGCACTAGGAAAAAACGTCACTCTGTCTAAATGATCTGCATGATATGCTCTTGCCCGATCCAGTTGTTGTATTTGTGGTTCAATTAGCACACCATGCCACCCATGATCCATAATCAAAGGATAAGAGTTACTAGTATAACGCCCATCGGCAGCACCAATGTCCACCACGAGCGGTTGTAGTTTTGTGATATCAAAACTCTCTAACAGGTAAGAAAGTGCAGCACTATGACTCATGATTATCGAGGTACGCTGGTACCGAGAGTGTAAACGTATAGTCTTTCAGTTACTTTGCCAAAACGGAAACCAGCATTCATTGCTCGTCCCCAAAGATCCCAGTCCTCACGACCAAGCAAAAGTTTATCGGTACTGTAGCCACCAAGGCTTTCCAGTGCGATTTTACGAATCATCATGCTTCCGTGACAAAGTACATTCTCTTCCGGAAGTCGTGCAGTGATATCTTCGTGAGTCGTATATTGTGTTACAGCAAAACAATTGGGAACCATGTATCCATCAAGAATATCCCATGCTTGAGTGGCACAGAAATCTACATCTGAGTGCTCTATCATCCATTGACGCTGCACGCCAATCTTACAGTCTAAATACTCATCATCAGCATCCAGATAAGCAATCCAATCACCGTTACATTTACCCAATCCAAAGTTCTTGGCAGCAGCTAAACCTTGTTTGTTGGGTCGCTCGAAAAAACGAATATTGAGGACTTCGCGATAACTGTCCACGATGCTGCGAGTACCGTCCCAGCACTCGTCTAATACGATGACAACTTCGAAGCCCTCGTACGTCTGACGTACCAAGGATTCAAGTGCCTTTTGGAATAGTTGATCATGCTCCAGGTCGGGACTGTGGACGCAGATTAGAACGCTGATTTTATCAGTTGCTTTCATGAGGGAATACCGTCTTTAACATTTCCTGACAGCGGTTTTGGTAAGTGTGATTTTCAAAAACAATAGATTGATTGTATTTACACAGTTCGTTTAAACTATGAGGGCCATCATGAGCCAGTAACGTCTTCGTAAAGGCCGCAATCTCTCCTGTGCTCTCGTATGGCATAGCACGAGAGTCAATACCGGCCTCAATGTTCATTTCATTGTCAAAGTGTTCAGTAAAAACAAACGTGCCCGCTGCTTGTGTTTCCCAGAAACGCATGTTTAACAGGCCACGTCCCTCAGGGGGGTTTTGATTGATGACAATTTTAGCTGACGCCAAGGCGTCAATGTAGTCTTCTCGGAACACGTCTCCCACCAACTCTAACTTCACTCCGTGTTGCTTGAGTTCAGTAGCCAGAGCACGCCTATCGTCGCGGATAGACCCAACAAGAACAACGTCGCGGGTTTTGGGATACTCCAGTGATCTTCCATGTAGTTCGCGGTCACAAGCATAAGGTAGATAATGTGCATTCTTGTACCCCCATACTCTATATTCTTGTATGGTAAGAGGATTGGCTAGAAATAGGTGATCAAATCTAAAGTAATCAACTAGTCTTTTGTAGCGGTCTTGATGATACGAAGTATCAAATAACCAGCACGCTGTCTTACGTGCTCTCACGGTTTGTAATTCGTGATATTGAGGGTCACCATCGTTGCATTCCATATATAAAATCAGGTCAAACTCATGGTTGTCTAACGCAAATTTTCTATCTTCGACCCATTTGTTTTGTTGGTAATATTTCGCATATGGAAACACCTCATGACCCAAGGCACGAAGTGCTTTAACTACCATGTCCCCCGTACTCCATCCTGGACTCTGTGCGTTTCCCCTAAATGAAACCAGTATTTTCATGGCTTACCCTGGCCATGGGGCGTGCCTTCAATGCGACCAGCGGCAGTAACTTCTACGTAAGCGGCCCTTTCTTTGAGTTGTTGTATGTTGTTAGCTCCACAATATGTGCAACCACTACGGATACCTCCTATCAGGTCACCAATCACAGCGGAGACAGGTCCCTTAGCGGTAACCGTCGTCTCTACACCCTCGGCTGTCTTCCAGTCATTCATGGTCCCCATGAAGTCATCTTGAGCTTCTTTAGAGGCCATACCACGGAACTTCTTGAATCTACGTGTAAGAGTTCCAGCAGGAGAAGCACTTTCCCAGATGGGCTCTTCGTGAATCTCTCCAGGAGTTTCATCTGTACCAGCGAGCATCCCGCCAAGCATAACTGCATCTGCACCAGCGACGAAAGCTTTTACTGCGTCACCAGGGGTACGGATGCCACCATCAGCGATGATAAAGACATTAACTCTACTGCACTCTTGGATAGCTGTAAACTGAGGCACGCCAAAACCAGTCTTTATACGAGTAGAACAAACACTCCCAGGGCCAATGCCCACCTTAACGGCGTCGGCACCTTTGTCCGCCAAATATTCAGCACCAGTAGCGTGACACACATTCCCGGCAATAACAAATACCCCATCATCAAACTCCTTAATCTTCTGAACCATCTGACCTACGGGCTTACTGTGTCCGTGAGCAATATCAATACAAAAGTAACGTGCTCCTACTTCATAGAGTGCATGAAAACGATCAAGCCCCTCGTTGACACCTAATGAAACAACAGCTTCACAGTCTCTTTGACGAGGCGTTCGAGTATTCTGCCATTCAAAGGTAGCATCATTATACATTGTAACGTTGTCTTCAATGCTACAGAAACGATGTAAAAAACCAAGACCACCTTGATCGTAAATACTTCTGGACATTCTATGGCCAGTAACAGTATCCATATTCGAACTTAGAACAGGAACCCTTAGTGTGAGGTTACCAAACCGAACACTAGTGTCTACGTCTCTTCGGCTAGCGATATTGTTGTATCGCGGCACGAGAGAAATGTCGTCAAATGATAGGGCTTTCATACTTTACACCACTTACGTTCTAACTTAGGAACGTCAATATTGTTTAAAAAATTCAAAATATCTTGAGCACGTCTACCTGTAATCTCATAACGTCGTGCTAAATCACTATGATTGATGTTTACAATATTAGCATAACGACCACCATACGATGGGAACTTGTCATCAAATAAGGTTTTTAACCAAGATAGCATGTTAGAGTTACCAGTGAATTTAACAGAAATAGAACCACGGTTCTGAGTAATGCATCCATCACCATCTAAAAAACCAATGACAAAAGCCCACAAACGATTTCCTTTTAGTTCTGGTGGCTGTAAAGTATAGGTTTTAGCGGTAGTAATATTAAACTTCCTTTTAAGAGTATCAATCCAATTACAAACACCATGCAATCTAATACGACATTCGTTTGGTCTACTTCTTAATGTCTCAATTTTTGAATCTGATGACACGTCATTAAGAAACCTTTGTAGGTGCTCACGATCTTTGCTTGACAAGGTAATTTCTAGACTATTAGACACAGGATTAACATATCCATCTGCTGCAATAAACCCAGCCCAATAACAAGCATTCAAGCTCATATGGCTAAAGTATTGATCATTACAAGAATACTTCTTTTTACCCGCCATAAAGTAACCTTTGCTGCTCTGGATCAATCACGTCATTTTCATTATAAGTGGCACCAATAAACTCTCTGCCATTTCTATGCATAGGAATTGACTCTCCATGCCAAATGTTGACATGAAATTCAGCATGATTTAATGTATCAGAATGTACTAACGGCCAAATTGATTGCGTTAAAAACTCCTGATCCGTTTGCCACCGATCTTCTTGTTTCCACTGAGATAATAATACACCAAATTCAGGTAAACAGTCACGTTTTTTCCCCCAAAGTCCACCAAGAATAGGTACTGTATGATATGCATGATCATGAATTGTATGAAATCCTTTATCAGATTCCATCCAGGCGTCTATCGCCGCCTTCTCTCTTTGAGAGAGACGAGAATCGCAGTCTCTCGAAATCATCACTTCGACATTAGGATCGGATGCTGGCTCAAAACGCCAAAACATACCACGCCAATCACCGGGCTCATCTAGTATGTGTATCTGAAGATTGTGACCATACAAAACGGTCTTGCCGTCAAACTCTTCGTGAAGTTCTATATTAAAATTACGGTAAAAGTCATCATCAACAGACGTACCGCAGTAAAGCCAACACTCCCAGTCGGGAAATAGTTCCGCAGCAATCTCTGCATTACGAACAGCACCCTCTGTATACTTGGGATCATTACCCCATAGCGAAAACGAAATAACTTTAGACATTTAATCAACCACCCATACAGGTCGTCCCGCAAGTTCTACACCCAGTAGGAGCACCCCAGTTTTGACACTCAGAACACTTAGTATCGTCGTACTCATATGACACGTCTTCCACTAAGGACCTACGCAACTCCCACAAGTTACCTTCGCGGTACCAATAACCACCCTGAGGAAAACCTAGTGCTTCGGCTGTCTCTTGTGAACCAACGAACATATGGGTAATCTTATCAGCGAACGGAAAGTTCACTAGTTTATTTTCAACTCTTAATAGATTAGTCATTTTTAAGCACCCAGTCGTACATACCTGCCAACTGACCAGTCATGCATTCTGCTTCAAAGTATCTCATGGCACGACGACGAGCTTCAAGACCAAAGTGATCTCTTAGGCGAACCAGACTAGACTCATCCTCAGAAGCCATTTCGGGATTCTCAATGAGTTGAACCAATACATCACGGTAAGCGACATAATCTACAATAGGCACAACGAAACCAGCGTTACCAATAATCTCAGACTGACCGTTGTAGATCGCGGACTCGTGAGAGACAACGGGAAGTCTGTGCATCATTGCTTCTTGAATATTGCACGGACAGCATTCACCATCATGGCGGGCATGGGCGTATATGTCCAGCCCCATATAGAACCTAGACAACTCATTATCATCCACAATAGGATCACTGAAACGAACATTTTGAATTCCTAGTTTTGTTACCGTGCCACGCCACCCCTGACAGGGGTTCACTACAATGTAATAGGCATTAGGGTACATCTTTTCAATTTCTAAAAACGCCATCAAAGAGATGGGATCGAAATTGTCTGCTCGCCCCACTCTTCCGAGTAGAATAGCGTCATGCGGAATCTTGAATCTCTCTAGTAGTTCTTCGCGACAGATTTCTTTTTGCTCAGGCAGCACATCCATCATTGGTTGATCAATCGGATTGTAAAGCACGGGACCATCAGGGTTTCCTTCGGCCAATGCTCTCTCTCGAATGTAATTAGAGATATAGATGTTCAAATCGATCTGACGTTCGGGGGTTAGATCTGCCTTACCAAAGATATTGGTCTCCACCCACTTTGCACGAGGTGCCATGTAGCGGAAGCAGGGCCATTCGGCATAACCAGAGCGATGAACGTGAACAATATCAGGATCAATAGCACTTAGCACCTCGTGCAAGTTGTCGTGCTGTGGCATGTATGGTGCCTGACGACCTTTCTTGCCGGGTTCCCATTCGTAACCAATAACGTGATCGTCTCCAAGCCACTGACGAGCGATATCTAATCGTTGGTTCTGACTATCACCCAAACGGTAAACGATATACGGTTCAAACCTGTCGCTACGCGACAAGTACTTACAGAAAAGCTGGGCCGTACGGTCTGTGCCGCTATAGCCAACAGTCTTTGAATGATGGACAACACGAATCTTAGACATAATTTTTATCTCTCATTTTACGACACACCTTGCATAGACGATAACCAGTGTGTTGATGAATCCAAACGTTATCTCCAGTGAGTTCATGACCACGAATACAATGTGTCTTTCGACCATTGATAGCACTGGGTGCCTCACCTCTGCGAATATTTTCTGTTTGTGTTACTATTTCCATGTGATCAGGATTGACACACAGTGTATTACGGCACAAATGATCAATAACTAAACCATCTGCAATAGGGCCACGCAACAATTCATACGCTACGCGGTGAGCAACATAAAGATCGCCATTAAAACGAAAACGACCATAACCATTGTTTCGACGTGTTTTAGCTCCAGTCCACGTCCAACAGTCATCACTACGTTCCACCTTGGACCAAAAACGGTCCTCAATAGTGTCGTGTTTTGTCCACCCGCTACCCACAATGCACCTTATAGTATGTACCACAATTTTCACAACGAGCAGAAGTTTCCCAATCGTCAGTTTGTATAACCTGAAATACAATTCCAGAACACTCCCGACACTGCAACGTTGGTAACGGCTTATGATCTAACGAAAACTCTTTTGTTAAATTGGTATCTGACCAAGTAACATATTCTCTCTGTACTGCATCAGCAGAAATGTTTTTAATACCGTCATTCATAGTACAATATCTCTATAAATCTTTTCTAGTTTAGCCACACAGGCATCAACGTGATACTCACGAGCGGCTTTTACAATGGCATAATAGCCAAAGCTTTCTCGTAACTTGGGACTGACAATGAGACTTCTAAGAGCCTCTGCGTATTCTGCCGGATCGTTATTCACAATGAAGCCAGTCTCGCCATCATCGACAAGTTCTGTCTGAGACTGAAACACACCCATGTTTGGATTACTAGGTGTGGCAATGTGTGTAACGACCGGCTTTCCGTGAATCATTGCCTCTGCAATGTTAACTCCAAATGTCTCACCGTCTGCTCTAGCGTGAGCGTAGATGTCTACACTGTTATAGAACTGACTTAGGACTAATGGATTGGTTGTTGGTTCAATAACTTTAAATGGAATCTCGTATTCCGCAAGGTCATTGATCATGTTGCTGGGTGGTGCCACTACAAGGAAGCGTACGTCGTGTCCCTGCATACGTAGTAACCGGGCAGCATCTACGCTGACAGAGTTATAGATACCATTGTCCGGTCGCCCACAGCGACCCAGCCAAATGGCATCGCTTGAAAGTCCAGAAATACGTTTGTCTGAATACGGCATTTCCACCGGGTTATTCACGAAGTCAAACCGAGGATGGAGTCTGCCGCGAAGCGTGTGGTCCATTAGCCACCTGCTCATGAACAGCGACTTTGACACCTTGGGGTTCTGGTCGATGAAACCAAAGACGTTGGTCTCCACGAAGTGGGGCACATGAATGTGGACTCCCGGCTCGGGGAACTCGGCATACCCGCTTCGATACGTGTGTACGATATCAACTTCGTACATGTCAATAACAGCCTGTAGATCGTCCCCTGTGGGGTCACCGTCCTGATAGGAGTCTACCGCTACTAAGGTGCCACCACAGACGGCAGCGGCCTTTTGAAACTCTTCTAGTCTAGGGTGGTCGCCACCTTTTTCGTATGCTACTATAGTGTTGAAGTCTGGACTAGTGAGTTGCTCGAAAAACAACTGACACGTCTTAGCTGTACCACCAAGATCAAGGTGACGCAAGTAGTGTAGAACGGTAATCATGAGAAATCAATAGGACCACTGAACGGGTCAACCTCTTCTTCTTCGTCGTTTCTTTTGTAATCATCATCAAGACGAACCACGTCGTCTAGCTCTGGCGATGACGCTTCCATCACGACAACGGGCGATGTGGCAGACGCCTCAAGTCTATGTATGGTCCCAGGAGTGATGGTAATAAAACGTCCCGGCAACAATGTCATTTCGCGATCAAAACCATCAGCAGACAAAAACAAAGTGCCGCAGCCGTATAGGCAATACATTGTTTCCAGCTTGTCATTGTGGTATTGTAGGCTAAGTCGATGCCCCGCATCAACCTCTAAAATCTTGAAAGCATACTTGTCGTTTACTTCCATGATTCGCTCTCTACCCCAGGGCTTATCTACTAACTTCATTGCGGTTCAATATTGTTGCGTCTCAGTTGATGTTCCAAATCACGAATACGTGTCTGAGCGGCATTATGTCTAGCGGAGTCTAACGAACGAGCAAGAGGATCAGATCCTTTAAGAGATTCGTTCTCCTGTCTCAGTGCTCGTTTTTCTTTTTTAAGCCCTTTGATCATCTGTTCGGCTAAAACCCAACGATTTCTGTGTTCGGCGGTAACCTTAATTTGAGTCTCAAGCTGCTCTTCTAGCTTCTCGTGCTCTTCAACCAGACTTCGTGCGACTAAGCTTTGCCATGTTTTTTTGAAGTTCGCCATTTCTTGCCTGCTTGCATCTTAGCTACCCATTCATCTTTCGGAGGTAGGTCGTTGAAGTCACTAAACTCTCTTGCATGCTTCAAGTGTCCTTTGAAATTATGACCAAAGAACTCTGAAATGGAAGCATAAGTTTCCCAATTATTTGCGTGCTTGTTGCGATTTTCAATAGAATCGGGACGTTGTGTATAAACTGTAATGAACTGATTGATCACATGGCCGTGATAACCTTTACTCATGAAGTAAAGCCAAAGCCAGTAGTCGTACGCAGACTGGTGGCTAGCTGCCCTCTCGTCCATCAAATCCCAGTCAAGATCATCTACAAAACTCTTGTCATTTCTCCATACAACCTGCGGTCCAGCCCAACACTCACGAGACATAAGCTCAAAATCAAACTTGGGTTTTAATCCTCTTCCCTGCATCTGACCGTTCTCGTTGATGATAGTCAGACCACCGTAGCAGAAGGCAATCTTAGAGCCTACATGCATAGGACTGGTAGCCATCCTCATGTGCTTGAAAACGGTTGCCGTGGTCTCGGGTGCGTGGTAGTCATCTGTGTTAGAATTCATCACAAACTCACCACTCGCGGCCCTCCAGGCTCTAAGCCACGAAGCACCATACGGCTCCCGCTCGTGGTGATAGATATACTTAACACGATCATCCATGCTCGCCCATTTTTCTGCAATGATACCATCGGTACCAGGAGAATTGGGATTAACGATAACGATTTCAAAATCAGGGTCCGTCTGATGATCTAGCATGTGAGCAATATGCTCGTCTAAATAGTGGCCAGAATCATAAGTACTAACCAAAAAACTAACCTTGGGCATTATCTCTACACCTTATTTCCGATTCTCTTTTGCACGTTCTACAATAACGATACCCCGTTGATGGCTGAACATACAAATTATCGCCACTCAACGGATGTCCATGTTTACAGTGTGTCTTTCTGGCATTTTTAGCTGGTGGACTATCTCCAAGCATGACGTTTTCCACTAACGTCATGACACGTAGGTGATCTGGATTAACGCATCTACGATTTCTACACTTGTGATCAACTTGCATTCCTTCAGGAATAACGCCTACAAAATATTCATAAGCAAACGCATACGCTTTTCCCCAGCTAGACACTCCAGACTCATGACTGAATCTAAAGCACCCATAACCATCACGATCAGTACATGCCGTCCAGTTCCAACAGCCCGTGCTAGAGTCGATGATGTACTTTTCTTGAAACCGATTAATCGGGTCTTTTCTAGAACGACATGCCATTATGATAATGCTGCATATAGGGCTGAGATTGCTGTGTCATACAGAGCCAAATGTTTCCTACGTCTTCACCAGCTAACGCCTTCTTATAAAAAGAATCGTCTTTCCAGTTGTTGTCACAGTCACAGTGTTGTGCAACCTGAGGACGATGATTAATTATTGCCGGATGTTCTCCGTCAAAATACAGCACGGGCTCTGTAACATCAAACCAGTCTTTAACTTTTTGGTCAAACTTTACGTCGGCATTGTCGTGTTTAGCAAGCTCGCCTTTGTAATACTCTTGTTTTTGTTCCATGACTTCATTCATGTTTCTACGAGCATACCCATAGTGGTAAATAAAAATAGGATCCCTAGGTACAATTCTACGTGGTTGATAATGTGGTGAAAAGTATGTACAGTGACCAGCAGGATCAGTCAATACAGGGTGGCTATTATACTTCATGCCACGCACATACTTAATAATCCTTTGATGCTGAGTGTTCCATTCGGGACCAGGAACCGCAATATGATCAAGGTCACGATAAAAATGCAAGAAGGTAGGAATAAATTCTTGAGCTTGCGGATCAAGCTCAATAGCCTTACGTAATCGTCTAATGTCCTCGGGACGATAGAACTCATCAGCATCATTAATGAGAATCCAATCTCCAGGTACAGACATGTCCAAGAAGGTCTGCTTCATATCCTCAAGATCCTTCCAGTGCTTGTTAATTGAGATCACCACAAGCTTGTTGTCAGGATCGTTGTGAGCTTTAAAATCATCAATAACACCTTTCGTGTTGTCGGTTGAGTGACCATCCTCCGTGGAGTTGGGGCGGTTCTCAACGGCACCTTCAATAACGAGAATGCGATCTACCTCGTCATAGATAGAGTGTAGTACTGCTCCCGCGAAATCTTCCTCGTTGTGCATCTGAATACACTGAACGATCCTTACGGGGCGATTGACACGCTCCGCAATACACTGCATCTGCGGTACGTAATGGATTTGTTGCTGATTCATAGGGTTTCCTCCAACGATACTTCGGCTTCCTTATATCTAGCTACGCCGGTCTCTTTCCAAGATTGTACTGCGGCCTCTACTTGCTCGACAATCTGTTCATGGACATTACGGTAATCTAGCTTTTCTCCTACTAGCTTTGCATTCTCACGACGCTGTAAAACGGCTTTCCACTCGGCTTGACCCTGTTCGTCCAACACATCAGCTTCATTTGCCTTGCGAAGAATATGGAAACGCTGCATGGTCATGGCAAGCTCTACGGGCGAAGGCTCAAAACATTGTTCTAGACCAGTAAAGAGACCAGGGTCAGGGTGCGGCATGTCATAGAAGAATGTCGGGGTACCACCATAAACCAGAGAGTTCTCAGGTGTCACAAACTCTGCAAGACCACCAGCGTTATGACTAATGACCGTGTTGCCGTGTGCCAACGCATCAAACGCAGGGATGCCCCAGCCTTCGCCACGACTAGTACAAACGTACGCATCGCCACGAGCATGAAGACCGTGAACCTCGTCGTCACTCATGGTGTAAATGACGGGCAAGATAGGCGGGTACTCACTGATGGGGATCCGACAACGCTCTTTGACGCCCTGGATGTATTGCTTCACTATTTCAAGGTCATTCTGTCGTCCACCCATATTGACATAGGTCTTGAGAACCAACAGAACATCGTTAGGAGCACCAGCAAACGCTGCAAAGTACGCACGCAGAAGAACATCAATACCCTTCTTTGTGCTTAGTTGGCAGATGTTATAAAACACGGTTCGCCCTTCAATGTTGTCGATAACAAACGGCTCGTAGTCACGCTTATAGTCATCAACGTCACAAGGAGGACCAGCCACCAAGATAGGCTTGTTAACGCCAGAATTCAAGAGTGCTGTAGCATTGTGCTTAGAGGGGACAATCAAAAAGTCAAACTCATTAGCTTTAGCTACCCACCCTTGTTGAATACGGTCTGTCTCTAAAAAAGTATATAGACCATTGGGAATTCCAGGAACGGGCACTGCTTCGTTGTTGCATGTAATCATCTGTAAAGCAACGTCTACGTTCTGTAGGTCGTTCTCTAACAGAGGTTGCATCCAATCGGGCACCTCAAATTCTTGTCCTTCGTCCAAAGAGTCAAACTTAAGAGGACGAGCCGTAATTTCTAGTCTGTCATTCTGAGCTAGTGCCTGCAAGAGATGACGCGATGCTGTGGCAAATCCCGAAAAATCCATCAACGGTCCAACGTACAAAAGCTTCATACTAACCCCTCCTTTAAATAGTCTACTAAGCTGTTAATCATATTTTTTCTTTAGATAAATTCTTGCGTGGGACGCTGGGCCACAGGTGCTATACCAGCAACCTCTTGTCTGATTTGATCGCGTAGTTTACCACCATCAGACTGCTGGTTACCAATTGCGACAAACTGTTTCATGATCTGTTCACGAGGAACACCAAGTCCAAGATGCTGAATCCAAGTCTTGGCACCCTCTGGGTCAACTGCCGGATACTTCAATACATTAATGTACAACCACTCGACATACTGCTCGTCACTTAGTCCATCAGGAACAGGAACAGCTTGAATAGAATCATGCTCAATAATAGGACTATCCCACGTCTGCGAACGGTCTAGCGGCTTGATGTTATCAAGAACGTACTCCCATTGCTTCCAGAGTTTATTCCAGTCGTAATTCTCTTCGGTACACTCACGAGCCTCAATACCAAGAGCCTTAAGCTTAACAGGATCAGTGATCATGTTACGCATCTTATCGGCAAGATCGTCAACGTCTGGGTGGGCACGAATACACCCCGTTTCTGGTTCATGGTAATAACGACCAACATCAATAACGTCACCACCCTTAGTACAGGTGTAGTTATCCTCAGTGATCTTGAGATCTTCAAAATGATTGTAGTCAGGGAAACGCCCCTTCTCACGCATGGCCGTGTAGTCTGTTACTAGAGTCGGAACGCCACAAGCTTTAGCTTCCTGAATAGGCATTCCGTCACCCTCACAAATCGAACACTGAACATAAAGATCCATGAGGTTATATAGCTTAGCAAGATCTTCTCTTGTAAAACCACCAGCGGTGTTCGGAGGAGAAGCTTCAATTGCTCCACAGTGAGGACAAGGCAACTTAATGCGACCATCCTGCGTGGGCTTACCCCACAGGTTCATAGCAAAGGTCACGGAAGGCTCTTGACATGCATGACAGTACATGGACTGCAAGATACTACCACGAATACCTTTACTGGCATATGGCATCCAGTCGTAAGACTCTAGACGCATAATGTGTCTAGGGTAATCGTAAGAGTGTGCGTTATCCGGCCACGAAGAATGAATCAACAGAACCGCCTTATCAACAGCGTCTTCTCCTTTGTACTTCTCCTTCATCGCGGCAAAGCCATCGATAAGATCAGGATACAGTTTACGACTTTGGTTACGCATAACCGTGCCGATAACAGGGTTGTCACTATTTAGGTTCCAGTGCTCACGAGTCTCCTTGGTGTCCATGGGCAGAAACGTTTCTAGGTCAACACCAGGACGCATGGCCTTAGGAAAAATACTAACGCTTTTCTTACCGTTAGGCAACAGTTGGCTCTGACGACGCAGGGTGTGAACACCATAATCAGAGTACGCCAAAACCATTTCAGCGTTCTCATAGGTTTTCATCCACTCTTCTGCCTGAGGTTCAGCGTCAACAGTAGGCATCACAACCCACTTAAACCAAGAGCGAAACACACTTCGCTCTTGGAATTCTAGCATCCACCAGTCACGGATATCGATAACGATATCCGGCTTAAAATCAGCACATACATGGTTGAATTTGTACTCGCCAAACTGGTTAGTGTTCTGGCCTCGTGTGCGAGGGTGCGGATTCGGAGCGTTGAAGGCTTGAGCCTCTTCCTGGGTCGTGGGCATTACGCCATAGAACTTCCAGCGACCCTGGATGAACTCCTGGACCTTAGGATCGTCCTGGCGTACATACGAACCAAGCTCAGCGATTTCATATTTCCCTGTGGCCACCAATCTAGGGATCAATTCCCTATAGTATGTCGAAAAACCAGTACTAAGATTACTGGCTTCTCCGATAAACAAAATACGTTTCTTGTTACTCATTCAATTACGCCCCTGATGGCTTGACGAATACGATCTTTAAGATCGTTCTCCAATTTGTACAACTGTCCTACGTGTATACCCAACTGAGAAGCTACGTCTTCCGCTGTTGTGTTACCCATAAGTCTTTGCTCTAAAATCACTTCTTCTGTTTTACCCTCAATGACATCATTCAGTAGTGTCATGATTGTACTTTCTTTTGCGTCCCCTTCTTCCAGAGCGTCATCTGACTGTAGCTCTGAATGCTTGCGACGATTGTAGGTGATACGTAGATCCTTAATGTGATCGGCATCAAAGCTACGGTGACCGTTTTTAGTTAGAATGACAGCAATCTCTTCGTCTGTCTTGTCGTTAATGTGTAACTTATTGACTTTTGCTGCTAGACTAGTAACCCTATGGTCCACCGTGAATACGCCCAGGAATTTAGCCGCTTCATTAAACACGTCTTGACGTACGATTTTTGCAACGTACGATCTGATAGTCGTACCTTGCGTTGGATCATACATTTTAATAGCTTTCAAAATAGCAATATCGCCAATCTGACATAGGTCAGCAAAGTCTATCGACGCAGAAGAGTAACACGCAGAACGTGCTATCTTCTTTACGACTGAACTGTATTCGTTTAGAAGTTCAACGGCCTCAGCATCGGACATGTCAACCATCATTTCGTGCTCTCCGATCCATGATCTTGATGAATCCAGCACCGGGGGCAACTCGAACGATGTCCTGGAAATATTCTTCGTCTTCATCTGTGCAGTGCTCGTCGTCCATTACGCCAAGTATATTAATGAGTCGTCCTTTAAGACCACCATCTTCTTGACAGTTTGACACATAGTTGGCAAAAGAACCAAGTGCCATGACGCGGCGATATAGGGTACGTGAAGTAGTTTGGTTTCCACGTCGTATGGGGATGTTTAGGGCCAGAGTAAAAACAGCTTTACTAACTCGTCCTTCTTCGTCAACTTTTCCGAGTTCGGCATCAGATGTGGCTCGACCCATCAGTTGAACGTTTGCGTAGTCGTACATATTATGTCAGTTTTTACCCGAAGTGTTAAGGCTTTTTTGTGGTTTTTCTGCGTACCGGCTTAGCTCTACGGAACCAGATCTGTGGCACCGAAAAAGGATACATGGGTTCCCATCCTGTTTTGGCACGCTCATTTAAAATGTCTCTAATGATAGGATTTAAAGCAGCAACATTGCCCACACCAATCTCTATCATGGCCTGCTGTTGTTCGTCAAGTTCTATGTTCGCGAAATCGTATTCGTATTTTGTCATCTTAATCTCTCAACTCTTTCGGCAATCAATGAGCCTCTGTCGTCCATCTTTCCTCTAATTTTAAGAACGTTACCTTCTTCTAGAAGTGTCTTAGATCTTACAAATGTCTTAGGGAACACCACGATGTTGTCCATGACGTACGTATTGTCGCGTGCCGTCACAAACGCCATAGGGTCACCCTTTTTAGTAATAATTTCACGTACCGTATCCACACAGACAGCAATCTCGAACTGCATGTCAGGGTATCCGCTACGCACCAAATCAATGCAACTTTCTTGTGCTTTATAGATATCAGCTTCACTACCACTTAGGGAGATCCCTAGGTAATGTTGCTCCCAGGCTACTCGCTGTGCCTTGGTATCGAATAGTTCACGACCGTCATAGTCAGACAGAAGACCCCTAATGGCAGCACGACGACGCACGTTCGGAATCTTGACGTTAAACTTTTCTTTTACCAGTAAGGACTTGTCATCGTCGGCAAGTGCTCTCACGATACGAATCCAATCTGGATCTTGCTGATGAGGAGCAAGCTCTAAAACAACTTCCATTTCTTTGACCGTAAGGCCATCTAGTAAACGGAACTTGGCTTGACTCTCAACTCTGTGTTCTTCGATATCATCGAATGCACCACCACGAATCAGTGCAGTCATGACACCGGCATTGACTTTACTCTTGGTGGTCTTGAACTTCCACAGAATATCATCAAACGTTTCGCAGTCCTTGCAAAGCTTGACAAGATCATTGACAGCAGTAACCCCAACACCCTTGAGGGCTGTAAGCCCGAAAGCAATATGTGTGTCGTCCACAACGGCAAACTCTTTGTTGCTCATGGACACACGAGGAGGAGTAACCTCGATGTCAAATAATTTACCATCGAAAGTCAGAGCCGCCATTTGTTCAAACTTATCCGGGTGACTCTCTGCGTGACGAAGCTTAGCACACAAGAACTCAACGGTATAGTTGGCTTTTAGATAAGCGGTTTCGTACGCAAGTAGAGCATAGCCTACACCGTGAGATTTGTTGAATCCATATCCAGCAAACTTCTCAATGTATCCCCAAATTTCCTCAGCGGTAATAGGGTCAATGTTATTCTTAGCACAACCAGAAACGAATACCTCTTGCCATTTGGCCATTTCCTCAGGCTTCTTCTTGCCCATAGCCTTACGAACCATGTCAGCGTCTACCGAGTTCATGCAAGCAAGTTGCTGGCAGATATAGATAACCTGCTCTTGGTACAAGAGTGCAGAGTATGTCGGTGACATGATCGGCTCAAGCATAGGGTGAATGTACTCAGGGTCTTCACCCTTGTTCTTCACGCTACGGTAAGCCGTATGCATATTACTTTCCATGGGGCCGGGTCGAATGATACTAACCAAGTCAGAAATCTCTTCAATAGATCCAGGCTGTAGGTTCTTGCTCCAGGTACGACCCAGTTGTTTTTCAATCTGGAAAACGCCTACGGTAAAGCCTTGGCCAATCATGGCCATGGTCACCGGATCATCTAGCGGCATGGCCTGTCGCGAAAGCTTAATATCATGGCGATCCTTGACAAGCTCCATGGTCACCTGGATATCATCCAACGTGGTCAATCCAAGGATATCGAGCTTGAGCAGACTCAAGGAGTCCACCGTGTTCATGTCCCATCCGAAAAGTAGACTTCCGTCCTTCGACCGTGCAAGAGGATATGGACTCTCGTCAAACGGAACATCAGAGATCACGACCGCAGCCGCGTGGATCCCTGTTGATTTGTAACACCCTTCAAGTGCTAGGGCAATCTTAAACCAAGGCGTGTACTTGTTATAATACTCCTTAAGCTCTGGTACAGTATCGATAGCTTCCTGTAGACTGATAGCACCGTGATCATCGTTCTTAGCGGGCACCAAAGCCGTGATCTTATTAGCCTCATCGAAAGGCATGTCATAGACCTTGAAAACTTCTTTTAGAATAGCCTTAGCTTGAAGGCCACCAAGGGTGACTAGCTGTGCGACGTTACCTGCACCGAACCGTTCTCGGATATACTCAAGTACTTTCTGTCGCTTCGAACGGGGAACGTCAGTATCAATATCAGGCAAACCTCCGCGACCTTTATTGAGGAACCGCTCCCAAATGAGACCATACTCAAGAGGATCAATCTCAGTAATACCCAAAGCATAACTAACAAGGCTACCACCCGCACTACCACGTCCACGACCAACCAGGATATTTTGGCTATGCACCCAGGACATGACATCGTGGACGATGAGGAAGTAGTCTGCGAACCCCATTTCTTCAATGTCCGTAAGCTCTCTTTCCAGTCGATCATGATAAGACTCACCAGTAATGTCGCGTTGCGATAGTTTACTTAGCCCTTCACGAGCAATCTCACGAAGATATTCATTAGATGTTTTTCCTTCGGGGATAAACTTATACTTAGGCAAACGACGTTTCTTGATATCAAGATTAACGTTACAACGATCAGCAATCTCACAAGCAAGATCAAGCTCACTTTCCAAGAGACCAAGTTCGGCCATTTCATCACGACTCTTGAGGTAGTATTCCTCAGGAATAAAGTCAGTGTATGTAGCACGACTATACTTGTTGGCACTCATTTCCAACAGAGTCTTGTGTGCCTCAGCGTCATGCTGCTCAACGTAGTGAACGTTGTTGGTAGCTACGGTACGCAAACCATACTTAGTACCAATACTACGAAGCCTAGTGTTAATCTGCTTCTGCTCTGCAACACCAGTATCCTGTACTTCCAGGAACAGGTGGTCCTTGTCAAAGATCTTAAGGAAACGACGAATCAAACCCTCTGCCTTAAACAGAGCAGCGGTCTCATACACTTCGCCGCTTTCGTCTACCTTATCATACAGTTGAGAAGAGACAACCCCGTCAAGACTACTGCCCGTAAGACAGATTACGCCTTCACTGTATTGCTCTAAAAGAGAAAAGTCAATGCGGGGACTGTAGAAGAAATAGTCCGGACTGTTGGCGTGCGATAGCAGCCGCGTGATGTTCTTCCAGCCGGTTTCATTCTCGGCCAGTAGAACGATGTGAGACACCTGACGTACTTTCTGGATTCTAAGCTGCTCTGCGTCCTCGCAAAAATACAGGTCGGCCCCCAGGATGGGCTTGACCCCAGCCGCCTCTGCCTCGCGACAAAAGTTTACCGTTTCAAAGACGTTCGAATAGTCTGTAAGTGCTACGGCGGGCTGTCCTAGCTCCTTGGCTCTGGCGACAATCTTTTTGATGTCAGCAGAACCGTACAGCATAGAAGCTTTAGAATGTACGTTCAGGTGTGTAAATGTCATCTGGATCTTCGATTGTAAATCTTATTCGTCGGCTTGGTGATTCGCTTACCAGGAGACTTGCTATTTTTTGCGTTCAGTCTTCGCATAGCCTCTAAGCGAGCTTTGTTTCCTTCTTGACCAGTACCCGAAGTGTGGTTACCATCTTTGTCATAGCCACCAGTACGAACAACATCAGCACCAGCCTTGTCCCAAAGGTCACCGACTCTAGTTCTTGTCTTAATGCCAGTAACTACAGGATACTCTAGTTGTAAGTTGTCCATCGGTTTGAGTTTACAGCCACACTGTTGGCCTTTCTCATCTACATGATGACACGAAATCGTCTTTTTGTCAATCAGTTCCTCTAGTTCTTCGATGGTTCCTTCTATGTTCTCGAAATCGCTTCTGCCTGAACTGGACTTAACGTGTAACATGCCATTAGAAAATGCCCCCACGTTCGTCATGTGACCATGGCGACACTGGTACGACTTATCTAGCGTGAACCGTGTCTCACCACGCAGGATTGTGATTGACTGATTGCCAACCCCTTCGTCACGACACACGGGACAGACGGCTTTCATTTTGTCAATCTTTCTACAAAGCGTCTCCTCTTGCTTCTTGGTCATCAGTAACTCTGTTACGTGACCCTTCTCCCAGCAGCCTATTACTACAATATGTTTAGCCATTACTCTTCTCCGTCTTTCTGATCCCAAATGTGATCAATGATACCCCACTCTAGGGCCTGCTCAGCACTAAAGTATTTGTCACCAACCTGTTCGCAATGCTTCTTCCAGAACGTGGCCTTTTGGCTGGTGTGCTTTTCCATAAGAGCATACCAACTCTTTGCCATTGCATCATAATGAACTAAGTCCTTTTTTAGTTCATCCGTACGCTTCATGCCAAACTCGTCCCACGACTGATGGACCATGAACCAAGTGTTTGGAGTAGCGTATCTATGTCCTGGTTCGCCACGAGCAACCAACAATGGTGCAGCACTCATACATTTGCCAATAGCAGTAATATGTACTGGTGCCTGAAGAGTACCGATCACGTCGTACAATGCATACATTTCGTACTCGCTACCACCAAATGAACCAATGAATAGTTCAATAGGCTTTTCCGTTGACTCTGCATTCATGTAATACAGACCCTTAATAACTGTACCAATAGATGTTTCGTCAACACCATCAAACATAAAGATACGTCTATTGGTACGGTCTACACCATAGTCAAAATATGCATCAATCCAATCTTTACCAATACGTGCTCTCATTATGTTTTAAACTTCCCATTCCATTGACTAGAACAAACGCCAGTGTCGCATAACGAACGACACTTCCAAGCCCACCTCTTTTCAAAGTCACTGTTGTCTCTAACGATACGGTCGATATAAGCAGTAGACTCGATCTCTTTTACCTTGTTCTTAACCCATTCTTCTGTCGCTAGATCCTCTTCTTCTGTAAATGCTACAGTGATAGGATTCTTAGTGAAGTAGTCAAACGTCAAGATCACGTTCTTGTAATTGTAACCCTTGTTACTAATGTCGTCAATGAACTCACGACGAGAAGCAAGAGAATACATCTTCACTTGAATGTCTTCACGACACTGCAAGTAGTCTTGTGTCCATGTGCCGGTCTTGTAGTCAATCACATGGATGGTTTCGGGGTCTTCTTCGATCACAAGGTCCATGTAACCAATAATCGGAACGTCTGTACCAGGAATGTTAATCCTATAGCCATACTCGTACCCAACTACTTCCCCTTCTGGGTTCCGCAGGGTCTTATTCCACATGTCTTTGTAACGCTCAATCTGTGTCTCGCACATCTTGATTGATCCATCAAACAGATCGCGAGGACAACCCGGCAATGCGTCTAGGGGCTTTTGCGAAATGCTACATGTGTTATCTTCTTTTGAAGCGTAAGGACATGTGTCACACAGCGGTCTCTTGTTGGCGTAGTCTTTTTCTTTAGCCCATACCAATGGGCTTTCCATGACCTCTGGCTTCTGGTAACGATCTAGCGTTTCTAGTACTCCACCATAACCACGATACAGTCTGGCTACCCAGTCTGGATCACTACCATTGGAATACTGCTCCAAAACATCATGGATAAGAGAACCATGACAAGCACCCCAGTTGGTCTTAAGTGCAAGATCGGTATTGTACGTTAACCAATACTTAAACTTACACATCTCAAAAGTTTTGATGCGTGAGGGTGAAATGGACTTGAGTTTTAACATGAGATACCTTTAAAAATTTCTTGAAGTAAAGTTGTGCTTAGATCGCCACAGTCTTTATCGTGTGGCAGGAGAACCCTGTGCAACTGAAAAAGGTCACCAACAATACGCTCCATGCGTTCCCATCCTTTTTCACCGGGGCTTTCTCCACTCTTGTATTTAGCAGGATCATCATTGTCGTACGCAACATACAGATCCGTAACACCATACTTGATTAGTAGTGTTCTGTGAGCATGACAGAAGCTAGTACCAAGTGTGGCAACCCAGTTGTGGATCCCCGCTTCATCCAACTTCATACCATCTAGCGGTCCTTCAACCAGAATGAGCTTTTTGCTCATGCCCAAGTATCGTTTAGCATTATGTAGGTTATACAGAATGGAGCTAGTAAACAAGTCTCCACGCTGAGGCCATCTGTTGTAATGGCGACCATGTACCCACTTCATGTACTTGAGGTCACGCTGCTTGAAATACTCAGGAGTATGAATGGTACGTCCTGTATATCCAATCAAGTGACCTTCGTGATCTCTAACAGGGAACACGACACGATCATGCATGTACGTACCAAGACGACTCCAAAGGCCAACCTCGTATTTACGCAATGATTCTAGATCAAACTCACGATTCAGTAGATACTGAGGATCCGGCATGAGGAACTTTAGGTTATCCTCTTTTAGCGGTTCATGAATGTGTAACTTGTTACCACGATGAATATTGATTGGATCAGATACCTTCTCATCAAGGTCCACGTTTTTGTTCTCAAGCTGTGTGGTAATCCATTCAACGGTCTCACGAAAGTTGATACCTTTAACACTACTCACTAAGCCGAAGATATCATTGCCACGACTCTCCTCACAGTGATGCGTCCAACATACCCATTTACCAAGATCGGTTCGCCAACTCCATGCCGTCACGTTGTTACGGTCTCCCCCGTGCTGCATGCACTGACACGTAGATTGAATTAGACCGTCTCCACGATCATCAAACTCAATCTCTAGTCTGTCTAGCAGATAAGTAATGTTGCGATTCGCATGGTTACGAATCGTTTGCTTCTTTTCATTCGTCGTCGTCATCGTCGTCACTATCTTGTTGAGGAGGTGTTACATGACCAATCTCCAGTTCTTCGAAATAACCACAACTAAGGTCTGCGTTGTAATTAATGTAACTACCCCATAGTCCTTTGCCAAACCTAGACTTAAAGTTCTCCATCTTGTGAGTACCGTTGCCATCGTCAGCACGTTCAGCGTCAGTCTTTCTTTTGAGGTAACTGACAGAATCTACGTTCTCACTGATGCGTTTACCACCAGCGACAGCCTTGATTCCAGAGATCAATTCGTTGTTAGTTTGGCCAAACCCAATAAGCGGCACATTGTACTTGTTGATAAAGTCATGCAACGCCGCAATGTGTAAACAATTCTGTTGCCATTCTTGCAGGACACCACGACTAATCTC